AGACCCTTTTGGTGCAGCTACTTTTTCAAGTAGTGTTAAGGCTTCTCAATATAATTTATCTGCACTTAATACTGCTCCAGCTTCTGCAAGTGCTACAGGTACTCTTGGTGAGATAAGAATAGACGCTTCTTATATTTATGTATGTACGGCTACTAATACTTGGAAACGTGCCGCAATTTCAACTTTTTAATAAAATTTTATTTAAATAGGAGTTTCAAAAGTTTTTTATTAATTTTGTATTTATTAAACATTTAAATCAACTACAAGAATGAAAAAGTATCGTGATCTGTTAGAGTTAGTGCACTACATTAACCAATCGATTGAACAAGGTAAGACCATAGGTCAAAAAAAATTAGTTAAAATTGGTGATATTATTAAGCCGCATATTGATGCTTATAATGACAAAAGAGATTGGATCTTATTATCTAACGCTAGTGTAGATGGTGACAAGAATCTAATTATTGATGAAAAAGGTGGATATAAATATACACCTGAAGGAGCACATAAGAGAGATAAAGAACTAATGGAATTGTTCATGTCTGAATTTGACTACACTCCAATACAAATCAACTCACCATCTGAGCTTGATCAATATACATTCTTGTACACTTGGGTTAATGGTGTAGAGTTTACTATTCTAAAAGAGGAAGAGGTAGAACTTTAATTACATCCTCAGCTAAGATACTCCTTTGACATTCAAATTGTCGAGGAGTATCTTTTAGTTTTGGACACCAATCGAAATCCCCCTTATCAAATTTGAACATAGGGTCGTTCCAACATCCGTGGCATACATTCTCATTAACTACACGTATACTTTTGAACTCATGTTCACGTGTAGTAAAGTTACTAATCATCACCACAGGTTTGCCTACAGCCCAAGCTAACCAGCTCAAGCCACTACTTAGTCCTATCATAAACTGACTATGATAGATAACGCTCATTGTATTTTCTATATCAATATCATCTATCTTTTGGCAATTATCAAAAGGATTATCCTCCTTTGATATATTCACCACTACAAATCCTTTGTTATGCAAGTAATTTATAACTTCTTGCCATCCCTCTCTTGTCCAAAACTTACATCCTGCTGTTGAGTTAGTAGCTATCGTAACATATTTACTATATTTATTGTTACCAACTTTATACTTTAACTTTGGCTTAAGTTCTTGAAACTCAAGACCTAAGATATTAGTTGCCGCCTCTTGGAGCTTTATGGTATTAGGTAATGCAGGTTCTTTATTTCTATCGTAGAACCATCCAATATTATATTGAGCAAATATATCATTCACCACTGATCCTGGTTCAACTAGTTCTATTTCAGGCATGTCAAGTATATGATTCCAAAAAGTTGACATTATCACCTTGCAGTTATGTTTCTTTTGAAAAGCTATAGCATATGGAGCCCAAGCAATTGTGTCCCCTAATGACTTACTAGCAATGTTTATAAATACTTTTTCACCTTCTAGTGATAACTTATACTCGTAAACTAATTTGTCAAGCTCAAATATTTTAATTTTCCATTCAGTATAGTATTCTCTATTTAGTCTAACCCACGAATTAGAACCTATAGTGTTCTCATAATGACAAACATTATTATCATCAAAGTATTGCACTTTAAACTCAGAGTTAACAGAACAGTTAATCTCAAGGAATGGTTGCTCAACAAAGTATCTAGATATATGTACATCTTGTTCCTCATGTGGCATCATTAATACTTTATTATAAAACTCATTATACTTCTCAGCAAAAATATCTGAGGTGTTATCTGTAGGTACAATGTAATTACATTTTATAGTATTTAAGTCTGTGTCTATAGGTTGAATATACCTTTCAAACATGGACCCATATTGGGGTAGATCGTGAGCGACAATTGGTAAGCCATAGCTAATTGCTTCTCTAAGTACTAATGGATTACATTCCCATGTGCTATTGAACATAAATATGTTAGCATGCTTTAAGAACTCATCCACATCATCTCTTTCTCCCCACACCTTGACATTTTTTGGTAGGTCAGTCATTAAAGGCTCCCAATAATCTTTAAAGTTACTTGCTTGGTTGCCTATAAAGTTAAAGTTAAAGTTAGGGTTCTTACGTGCTATCTCTATTCCTTCTGCTTGGTTCTTGCCTGGTGTCCATAGTCCCACATTGACCACATTATTTATGCCAGGAAGTTTCTTTGATTCCTTTGGGTCAATAGGGTACTCAATGACTTGCTTATAAGATGGTAAGTCTTTAAATGTATGCAAGTGGTAAGGTGTGCAGAAAGCATACCCATCAGGGTGATATAACTTAGTCTTAGGATCAAATGACACATCATGACAAGTTTCAACAATCTTGTAAAGTCTATTAGGTCTATAGAGTTCACTCATTATATGAGCATCAAATCTTTCTGATGGTTCATGTATATGAATGATATCAGGAGCAAACTCTTTAATGATATTAAATATCTTAGTCTTGTCTTCAAACAAAGTGTGAAAGTTATCTCCTACTAATTCTTTAATCTTATTTCTTTGCACCACATAGTCTAAACTGTAACAATTATACTCAACTACACAGACATTGATATATTTTTGTAGCACTTCTATGCTCTTGAGAACAAATGCTGGCATACCTCCTGTAGACAAATGAGGAACTAGATATAATACTTTTGCTTGTTTCATTAAGTAAAATTAATTAATATTGCACCAAATACAAATAAAATGACAATAGAAGTTAGCTTTGGAGAAGTGCTAGATAAAATATCTATTCTAGCTATTAAATTAAACCAGATTAAAGACGAAGACAAACTTAAAAATATTCAGAAAGAATTCTCATCCATAAGTGGTAGAGTACCACAATCTACATTTACTGATCCATTATATTTTGAGTTATGTAAAGCCAATCAACATTTATGGAATATAGAAGATGCTATTAGAGAAAAAGAACGTTTGGGTGAGTTCGATGATGCATTTATCCAACTAGCAAGACAAGTTTATATCACTAATGACCAGAGAGCAGCTTTCAAAATGAAAATAAACATTAAGTATAATTCAGATATTATAGAAGAAAAATCTCATAATCCATATTAATATAAAATTTATTTGGATAAGTGATAAGAATTACAGATATTTGTATCAACAGTACTTACCACGCTTAAGTGTTTACACTGCGTACCAGGGTAAGTCTTTTGCTTTTTCTAAAACGTTTTACATTTCATCAATTTTTTTTGTTAACTACATAGTATCTCTATCCTATATCTGGGTGGGGATACTATTGTTTTTTATTTATAATTATGGCTGATTCTACACTCAATCAATTTAAAAGCTGGATATTTCCAGGACTTGTATCTGTATTAGGTATGATGATCTGGCAGGATGTAACAGAAATAAAGAAAGATGTAAAGGCATTAATGGCTCAATCTAATATTGATAAGACACGTATAGATAATCTAGAACGTGAAGTGTATAAAACTACAACTTATAAAACTCCTTTTCCTATTGATTTTCCTCCTAAAGATTCAATAGCTCGACCAGTTGCAATAATAAATAAAAATGAAGATGATGAAACAGATAACAAAGATATTTAAATATATAGAAAACATGTGGGTAGGTAAGGATGGTAAACCATCTATCCGTAGAGTGTTTGCTATTGCATTGATTATTGATTTTATTAACAACACTAATTACGCAATACATAAGTGGGAAGTTGGTAAGTCATATGCAGATGTGGCTATGTTATTAGGAATAGAAGCAGGACTTGTCGCTGCGTTATTAACACTCACTACATACTCAGGAACAATTAAACCACCATTAGCTACAAAATGAAAAATAAAATTTTAATTATCCTTGCCATTATTTCATTTGCATCTTGCAAACCGTTACAAAATGTAACAGTTACAAAAGAAAAGATACGTATTGATACAGTTATAAACGAAATAATAATTACAAAATTTAATGCTGTTCACGATACATTAACTATTGACAATCCTTGCGATTCTGCTGGCATCTTAACAACTTTCTACAGTAAAATAATATTACCACAAGGCAAGATAATTATCAGGTCTTACAGAGGTAAGATTCAAACCACGGTAAACATCGACTCTATTAAGAGCGTATATGAGAAAAAGTATCGCTATAAGGAAACTTCTGATGTCACAAATTCTCAAAAAATTGTAACAAAAACAATCTACCCAACTTGGTTAGTTGGTGCGTTTATTTTTGAGACTTTGCTTATTTTAGTATATTTATACTTTAAATATATTTTCATTTAATAATATAAACCAAAACTGTCATGTTAAAAAAAATTATAGATTTCATTAAAGAATTATTTTGTAAGAAGTGTGATATACAAGGTAAAGCTATAGTAGCTAAATCTTCTAAAAATAAAAAAGAAGCTACTGATAAGAAAAAGAATCCTACTACAGTAAAGAAAAAAAGTAATGATAACTAGTGCACAAGCATTAAAGAAATACGGACAACCAGATCTTGTTGCTACACAAAGTAAGCATATGGTGATGTGGGATATTCCTGCACATCTAGAGATTGGTGTTATTCCTAAAAAGTTATATTGTAATAAAGATATTGTAGGTCCTTTAACACAAGCATTTGAAAGTCTTATAGCTACAGGACATGTAAGTGAATTAAAAACATGGGATGGATGCTTCAACATTCGTAAGAAGCGTGGTTTAACATCTATGTCATTACACTCCTGGGGTATTGCTGTGGATGTAAACGCTTTCGAGAACCAATTAAATCAAATTCCTAAGTTATCTTCAGGGTTTGTCAAATGTTTTAAAGATGCAGGATTTGACTGGGGTGGAGATTGGCAAAGGTTAGATGCAATGCATTTCCAATTATCATCTATATAAAAATGGCAAAGGCAAAAGGTTCTACAGAAGCAATAAAAGTTGTATTTGGAAGAAGACGTAAAGGAAAACATTCTAAATCTTCTGGTCCTAAAGCTACTCCCACTAAGAAAAAATACGTTGGTCAAGGGCGGTAGAATAAGCTAAGTTAGCTTCTTCCAATGTCTTAAATGTACCTAAATATACTTGTTTTTTATTTAAATAAATTTTGGTAAGGTAATTACCGTATTTAGTAATACTAACTCCAGGAGATTTAGATTTATGATAATGTATAGCATTAGTTCTATTATCGCACCATTCTAAATTAGAAACATCATTATTAGATTTATTACCATCAATATGGTTAACTTGAGGTAAATTGTTTGGATTTTCTATAAAAGCTTCAGCTACTAATCTATGTATTCTAGCAGATTTAACATTAGGTAAATCAACACATTGATATTTCTTAGTATTATAGAAGGGCTTTAAGAATTTTTCAGATTTCTTAGAATATATTTTACCATCTGAGGTAAGTATATAGTTTGGATAAATTTCTTTTTGCATATATAAATATATAAAAATAAATATAACTGTGCAAGGAAATTTAAAATACAATTGAGATGATTATAACTAACTTAGTTAGAGTTATTAATGAAACTCATTAACCTTTATTTCAATAATTTTAACAAAGTTTGTTAAAACAATAATATATTTGTTATAAAATAATAATAAAATGGCTATACCATCTAGACAAATAGGTTGGGGAACAGAAGAAAATCTGTTGTGGCAAATCTCTAAGCAATTAGAATCGCTAACTGGTGTAACAAGTAATATACCAGCTCCTGTATCTCTTTACTCTGCAACATTTTTTGATGTAACTACTCAGAATAATGGTGGTGCAACTACAGCTAATCAAGTATTAATTGCATCAACACAGGCTGCTAATGGTTTTACATTGACTAGTAATACAGTGACTATTGTAAACACAGGAACTTATTATATAGATCTTAGTCTTCAACTTGCATTTACTGGAGGAGCATCAAGTTATAATGTAACTGTTTGGTATACAATTAATGATGCAATTGTACCTAATTCAGCATTTACATTCACTACTACTGGAGTACAAAATGATCAAACACTTGCACGTATAGCAGATACAATTACATTAACTGCTGGACAGTATATTAAGTTTTATTGGTGGTCTGCTGCTACTGGGATGAAACTTTTGGCAACTGCTGCAGGAACTAATCCAACTAGACCTTTATCACCATCTGTTAACTTTAACATATTTAATATAGGGTAACAATGGCTATATCATCACCAGCAACAGGACTAGTGGTCTTTGATACAACATTAGGTAAATTATGCGTATTCTCAACAACTTGGCAAACCATCACATCAGTTTAAACAATAAATAATAAATAATATGAAAACAATTGAAGCAGTCTCTATATGGGACAATGGACAAAATCAGCAAGCAACTGTATTGAATGCTTATGCCATTAACGTAACATTAAATACATCCGCCACATTTTGGTATGGATTATTTTCTACAAACGCAGATGGTTCACTGGGTGGACAATTAGCACAAGGCAACTTATCAATGACAGGCGAAGCTTATGCACAATGGGCTCTAGATAGTTATGCATGGGATTGGATAGCTGAACAACTTAATCTTGTCATCACAGGTGATTATGTTGCACCTGTTATAGAAGCTGCTGCACCTATTGATGAAGCAGTAGTTATTGAAGAACCAATTATTGAAGAACCGATTGTAGAATAAATACATTAGTATTATGGCAATACCTGCAAGACAAATAGGACAACCTTCTAGTACTAAAGCACAATTACTTTGGCAGATTTCTAAGCAATTACAAAATCTAACACGTGTTATGTATAACAGAGGTCTTACCACTACGACTACTACAACTGTTGCACCCACTACTACTACAACGACTACAGTATAATATAAATTAAACCAACAACTACATGAAGGAATTAAAATTTATTTGCGCCCAGCCTGATGATATATATTTTACATGGCAAGTGCATTTATGGCTAGAAAGTTTAAAAAAACTAGGACACTCAGATAAAGCAATTGTAGTAGTGTTCATTCCAAACTTTAGAGAGCCTAATAATGAATGGCAAAAAATTATTGATCTATATCCAGAAGCAGAGTTTGCTTTCTATAGAGACGATGAAAACACTGTTAGTGAATTATTAGGTATTTATATTCCTGTATTACGTCCATATACATTAATGCGTTATTTCCAGGATCATCCTGAGATGAAAGAAAAAGCATTGTTATATTGTGATTGTGATGTTGTGTTTACAGAGAAGTTTAATATTGATGATTATATTAATGATGATGTACATTATCTATCAGATACTAATAGTTACATCAATGCTAGTTACTTTGATAGTAAAGAAAAAGATGTTCTTCTACACAAACTAGAAGAATACAAACAACGTGATATTCTACAAGAAACTACGGCTATTTGTAATATCAATAGAGAAATTGCAGAACATTATAACTTACATTCAGGAGGAGCTCAATATTTATTAAAAAACATTGATGCAGAATTCTGGAAACATGTAATGGAAGATTGCATATCTATTCGTAAACATTTAATGCAAGTGAATGAAGAGTTTTTTGAAAGTGAAGATAGAGGGTTTCAAAGCTGGTGTGCAGATATGTGGGCTGTTCTATGGAATCTATGGAGAGTTGAAGGTGTAACAAAAGTGATTCCTGAAATGGAATTCTGTTGGGCTTCTGATTCTATAGAAAAAGTTGAACGTTTAGGTATATTTCACAATGCTGGAATCATAGGAGATACAATGGGTGATATTCCTACATTCTACAAAGGTAAATACCACAACGGAATAAATCCTTTTACAGATCCTCACATGATGATAGTATATAATGATGAGCGCAGTAAGACACTTGGTAGTCACTTCTACGTATCTAAACTTATAGAATTAAAACAAAAATATAATTTACAATATTAATCTTAATTATTAAATAACATGGCTAATCAAAGAAATTTAAAGGCGTATGTAAGATACGATGGTTCAGGAAGGGTTGTAGCAGGCAGCCTTATTCTGAGAAAGCAGAAACCTAAAGTGGGTAGCTGGCAACAAGTTCAAGGGTATCAGTGTTGCAATGATGCTACACTCACTACTACAGTGGCTACTACTATTACTAACTTCCAAGTTAGGTTGTTCTGTGGAGGATCATTAGTTCAAATATTAACTTCAGGACAAAACTCTTCATCAGTAGCAGATTTAGTTACTAAGTTGAATGCAACTTATCCTTTATTAGGAGTGTTCTCTACAACAGGTGGAACAAATCTTACACTTGTAATGACTGGTGCTCAAAGTCAGGCTATTTGTCCTAACTCAGCTCCAACATTTACAGTTGCAGCAGTTCCTCCAACAACTACAACAACTAGTACTACAGCTGCTCCTACTACCACTACAACTAGTACTACAGCTGGTCCAACAACTACAACAACTAGTACTACAAGACTTACAACCACTACTACTACAACTGTTGTATAATGGCTAAGTCACTATTCCCACAAGAAATGTTAAGTAATGCAACTAGTAGCGAGCTCTCATTAGAGAGTATCGCTGCTAAGCTTACTTACTTTCATGAGCAATTACATCTGACTCACTGGCAAACAAAAAGTTATGCACAACATCAAGCCACAGGAGCATTGTATGATTATGTACATGATTTTAAAGATGGATTGATTGAGAAGCTTATGGGCTATACAGGTAAAAGACCTGGAGCTTATAAAATAGAACCTCTTACAGATTGTACAGCTGAAAAGTGTGCATCAGATATAATGTCATTTGCATCATCGTTAAAGATGTATGGAGAGAGAAACTCATATCATGATGTATGTAACTTAGCTGATGCATTATCTGGAGAAGCGGCAAAAACCAAATTCTTATTAACGCTAAGTTAAAATAAATAAAATGGCTAATTTCATTAAAACAGGTTTTTGGGAAAAAAATGTCAAAGGATTTAACAATTGGTTAAACCTTGACAATCTTATCAATGGTCTTATATCTACTTCTGGTCTTAACTTTACTGGTTATGATTATGAGATTCATGTTAGTCAAATAGATGGAAGTGATACCACTGGTAATGGAGAGTTACTTAAACCATTTGCATCTATTACTAAGGCACTAACTCTAGTCACTGGTGATAGAAGAACAATAATTATTCACCCTGGAACCTATATTGAAAGTCCATCAATAACATATCAATATACAGTATTGACTACACCCGCAATTCTTGGTGGAAATACAGTAATTTCTGGAACTGTAAGCACAAGCATTGGATGTACTATTTCAGGATTAAAGATGACAAACCTAAGTATTACTGCACCAGCTGGTACAGGAAATGTAAACATACTTAATTGTGACATTTCTGGCACTTTAACAAAAAGTAATTCTGGTGATTACACACTTATTCGTTTTTGTGATATATCCGCTATTAACATTACGAGTACTGCTGGAGTGATAGCTATTTTTGGAGGTAATCCAAGCTTTATTACAGTTAACAATGCTGGAGCAAGAGTGCTTGTAAGAAATGCAGTAGCTATTTCCCCTGTAGCGTTAGCTGGTAATATAAGTTTTGCAGATAGTATAATAATTGCTACAACTGCTACAGCAAATGCACTTACCACATCAGCAGGAACAATTGTTACTATAGCAAGTTCACAAATTTTAATCCCATCATTTCAAAACGTTGCTAGAGTTTCTTTAAGTGGATTCTATTCAATATTTAATAGTGTTTATGATAAGCCAAACTCAACATTAGTTGCTTTATCTGCAACTGGCGGTTCTACTGATTCTATTGATTACTTCCAATTTATCAACGCAGATAGGTTATTAATGCAAAATAGAACAGCACCTATTGCTAGTCTTGCAGGAGGAGGTATTCTTTTTGTAGAAGCTGGGGCTTTGAAATATAGAGGATCTTCAGGAACAGTTACTACAATTGGGCCTGCATAAATCAAATTAACAATTAATTAATGCAAGTAGAGAAGAGATTCTTCCCAAAAATAATGACTGATAATGATGCAATATATTTCTCGCATCTAGAAGGTATTATAGACAGTGTTGATGAATTATCTAGTATGGAAATAACTAAACATCCTACACACTACTCATTCAGAATAGCACCTTCTTTACCAAAGTATACAAATGCAATTATTGAAGAGTTATTCAAGTTTCATAATCAGTTTCAAATAAAACTGAATATGAGTAAAAGTATAAAGACAAATGCAGTTATTGCATTTAAAATAACATTGTAAAATAAATTTGTAATTTTCAAAATTTCATTATATATTTACATAAACCAAATAAAATAAAAACATGGAGATTGTTAAAGACGAACAACCAGAAGTTACAGAAGTACCAACGTTTGACCCAAATAAGAAATATACTTGGGAAATTGATTCAGAATTCACATTATCAGGAAATGATTTTGGAATTTTATTAAATTCATTACGTGCTATTTTGTCTACAGAAGAAGCACAACGTGTATTATTAGCTGATAAAGCTAGTCAAGTTATGGAAGCTACATTAGCAAAAGCTGTTGAAAACGGTGATGTTGTAGAAGCTCCAGAAAAATAAATAATAGTACTTATATTGCATACCGTAAGATCTGTTTATAGGTCTTTTTAGATTATGATCTACGAACCAACTAATCGATTAGAAGTCACTACACCAAAAGGTGATGGAATTGTTTGGTTGGTTCTAGATTATGGTCATGAGACTGATACCATTTACACCATTATCATCAATGCCACTGGGGAGCTCTGGCAATTTACTCATAAAGATATTATAGTAAAACCCAATCTAACCTTTCATAGGTATGGCAAAAGCATCAAAAAAGAACTGGATTCAAAAGGCAGTAAATCCTAAACATAAGGGATTTTGTACTCCTATGACTAAAGCTACATGCACTCCTAAGAGAAAAGCATTAGCTAAGACATTTAAAGCTATGGGGAGAGCTCGTAAAGCTGGTAAATAATCATGGCTTCTATTAGAAAACCTGGTCCTTATAATCCACAAAAGGCTACAGACTATGTAGGTAAAGGTGTATTAAAACAAGGGGGAAAAATTACCCCTGTTCCTGATGGTCCTCTAATCAAGAAGAAAGGAGAGTTCAAAGGTTCTACATTAAAGAATGGTGGTAAGATAAAGTGTTGGACAGGATATGTCAAGAAGGGCACTAAGAAGAAAGGTGGTAAAACAGTTAACAATTGTGTTAAGAAATAATGGATATTAAAGAGTTTGATATGGATAAGTACATCTTACTAGTAGGTAAGAATGCTACTGACATATTCAAATACTATAAGGTTAAAGAAATGCATGGGCTTAATCTAAAAGATGCTCAAGCAGAGGAGGTAGATAAGACAAAAGGTAATGGAGTGTACATCTATGGATTGACAAACTACGATCCTGCAGATAAGAAGCTTATAGCTAAAGATCCTTACAAGCCCTTCTTGTTCTTAAACATGGGCACGTTTAAGAAATACAGTGCTGATGAACAGAAGACAGCTATTATGCATGAAACTATGCACATGGCTCTTCTTCTATATAAATGGGATGCTGAGAAGAAATCAGAAGAGATAGTTACAATGGCTGAAGATGAGGCCAATAAGATTATTAGAAAACTTAAAGGTATGAAACTTATAAAGTAATGGCAAAGACTGAAGCTTGGCAGAGATCAGAAGGAAAAGATCCTAAAGGTGGACTTAATAGAAAAGGTGTAGCGTCTTATAGACGTGCTAACCCTGGTAGTAAGTTAAAGATGGCAGTTACCACTCCTCCTTCTAAATTGAAGAAAGGAAGTAAAGCTGCTAATAGACGTAAGTCTTTTTGTGCAAGAATGTCAGGAGTTAAGGGACCTGCAAAGAAACCTAATGGTGAACCAACACGTAAGACATTAGCATTAAGAAAATGGAACTGTTAAATTAATAATATTATGGCAAAGCAAATGATTAAACGTGCTGATGGTTCAACATCACAACGTGGTTTATGGGATAACATTAGAGCTGCTAAAGGTTCAGGTAAGAAACCTACAGCTGCTATGTTAAAGCAAGAAAAGAAAATTAAAGCTCAAACTAAAAAGAAATAATATAATGGCAAAAGCAAAACAATCAGCAGGAAGTCTTTCAGGACTAAAAGCTTCTACAAAACGTGTAGGACCTATAGATCCTAAAGGTGCTTTCACTAAAGTACAAGAGAAAACTTTAGCAGGTGCTAAAGGTAAAGCTGTCTTAAAGAAAGATAAGCAATTAGGTGCAACTAAAATGTCTAAAAAGAAATAATATAATGAAAACAATGAAAAAAGGCATGGGTAAGCCCATGAAGAAAGCCCAGAATGGAACTGTAGCTAAAAAAAAACCAGCTAAAACTTATCCTATTATCTCTGAATCAGGAGATCTTGCTGATGCATTAAATGAGACTATGCGTATGCGTAAAGCTGGTACAGTTCCTAAAACAGGTAAAGATGCTGGTAAATTTATGGATAGGCTTAATAAAGAAGGTAAACTTGGCCCTGCTAAATCTAAAATGAAAATGGGTGGTGCAATGAAGAAAGCTCAAAACGGTAAATCGTTTGGTATGGCATCAGTTAACGCAGGTTACGATAATAACTCTGATGCTACAGCTGCTGATCGTATAGTATTAGCTAAAAAGAATGCAGGTAAAGCTAAAAATGGTGCTATGATGAAGATGGGTGGTAAAATGGCTAAACAAGCTGCTATAGCAATTGCTATGAAGAAAGCTGGTAAAGCTCCTAAGAAGAAAATGCAATACGGTGGTGAAGCTGCTTCTATGAAACCTAAAGGTATGAAGAAAGCAATGATGGGTACAGCTATGACTAATGCTCCTATGATGAAGAAGGGTGGCTCTATGAAGAAATGTAAATATGGCTGTAAGTAATATGACTTCTGGCAAAGCAAAGAAATCAGGTAAGCCACGTAAAGCACCTAAGGTAAATAATCCTAATCCTAAAGAAAACTTTATGAGAGAAGCTGATACGCCTAAAAGATTAAAGAGTCCTATGCTTCCTATGAAACAAAAAAGACTCAGTAAATAATAATTTTGTTCATTTCATAATTGTGATTTTTTAATGTAAGTAAAAAGGAGACCATTGGCCTCCTTTTTCTTTTATAATCCTAATAATGATTTATATGAACATGAATGAGATGCGTGTTTTATATAATATTTAAACTCCTCATCTTTATCATATTCTTCTGGAGTGTATTCCCAAGGATAGTGTCTAGCTACATATGGACTTATTGTACTAGCTCCCCCTATATAATAATGATGAAATTTATATAATGCAAATGTTGTATCTATAGGAACATCAAGTGCTACATTTTGTTCTATTCTAGAATTTTCCCATCTAGTTTTTTCATATCCTTGCATATGATTATAATATCTAGACTGTTCACTAACTCTTTGCCAATCTAAACCTAGTCCTATCTTATCTAAATCTAAGCTTTTTAATTTGTCTAATAGATATATTATAGTATCAGTGGGTGTATTGTCTAGCCCAAGATCTGAATCTGTCACAATGTAATATTCACAATTTAATGACTCTACAATTCCTGAAACCCAAGGACCTCCATGACCAAGATTAGTTGTTCTATGTATTTTACATGGATTTGTATTATACCAATCTAACAAAGGTTCATAAGTTGATTCATTATCTATAATAATAACATCACCTACGCCTTCATATGTTTGAATCTTCTCAACCATAGCTTTTGGCCATGTAAGTAAGTCTCTATTATTTATTATAACTGGTATCATTTATGTATAACTAATAGTTTCTTATCACATAACCATTCAATATCTTGATATGGTTTATTAGATAGGATGTTCATGATATCATTATATGTATCGTCTACTTGAGCATGTCCTGCATGAAGATCTTCAATAAAATAATATCCTCCTTCTACAAGACTATCATATAACACTTTAAATGAGTTAATGATGTCTAAACGATTATGACTACCATCATCTATAATAAAATCTACAGTTCCTGATTTCTCTAATACACTATTTAAAAAAATCTCATTTGATTGATCACCTATATATATTTTAATATTTTCAGACTCACTAACATAGTTATATATATCAAAATTAATATCTATAGCATGTATATTTAGTTGTGGATTATACTCATTCCACATACGTAATGAGTCACCATGCCATATACCTATTTCTAATAAAGTAAATTTACCTGTCTCAGGAATATATAAATCATAATATTCAGTATATCCATGCTTTTCGTAATGTTCTGTACCTTTATCTACTGTATGTATGTTAGCAATTTGTGTAAGTTTTCTCATCAGTTATGTACAAATAATATTTTTTCAATTTTTATGTTTTCTTCTTTAGGAAATCTTTGAAGATAGTCCATTATAAAATATCCATCAGCATCATACCTTTTTCCTAATTCTATTTGCTTAGCAATATCATTTCTTGTAGCAAAAGCTCCCATGTCTATTTGATTATTACCAAGTTTACAATCAAAAAATTGATAATCAAAATGAGAATGCACCATATTCCAATAAATAAGACCTGGTTTATCTTTAGAAGTTTTAAATATCTCATCTACAAAATTAGGAGTATAATAGTTATCATCTCCTGTCATGATGATGTACTCAGCTTCGCTCATTTGTTTTCCAACCTCTCTAGGAGTGTGTCCTAAATCATTGTATCTTTTATCAAGAAATGTACATCTAATTCTAGCATCATTAAATTCATTAATCATACTAATAATATCATCATTATTGACATCATCTATAACAACATTAGCAGACCAGTCTGTATTATACTGAGCTACTAACGATGAAAGAGTACACTTTAATAAATCAATTCTATTGTATGTTGGAATTATGAATTCTACTAACATGATCTTTTAACATTTGTTTATAATCATACTTCCAATTAGGATTTAAATAAACATCCCCTGTAGGAATTCTTCCTGCTTGTCTTTCTAATTCTACGTGTTCTGAATGTCTTTGTATAACATTAGGTTTATCTGGAGTATCAGTTCCTTGACCACTCATGTGGTATCCTCTTCCTCCCCACATATAGAACCAACTTACATCTTCATCTTCTGGTTCAGCAAATACTAATTTAGGATCTGGTAGAAGTCTAATACTATATACAAATGTATTATCATATCCTGCATTTTCAATAGGATGTCCTCCTACTCTTTCCCAAACTTGTTTAGAATAAACAATACCAGAATTACCAAGTCCTGTAATAGCTGATATAGATGGTTCATTAAAAAATACCCCTCTGTGCCAATGTAATAAGTCTGAACCTTCTATAAAATATTTTGCAATATTAGATAGATGATTAGGCATAGCTACATCATCATCATCCCACACTGCAATTATATCAGATTTACACTGACTAACTGCAAAGTTTTCTTTTTCTCCTATAGTGTCAAATGTTCTATCAAGATTAATTATTCTTACATCTGGATGATCATAAATTAACTTTTGTAAAGGATAGTCATTTACAATAACTAATTCTTTTTGTCCAGCATAGTCTTGTTTAATAAAAGATTCAATTGACTCTTCTAATAAATGAACTCTTCCGTAAGTAATACATTTTGCACTAATGAATGGTAATTTATTTAATTCCATATTAAAATAACATCAAATGGAGACACTAATAACTTATTCTCTCCATTAATAGGAACTACTGGTGACTTCTGTAGAGATGCTGGATCTACTAAGATTTCATCTCCCACTTTAATATCTGTAATAAGATCACCAACAGCATACACGGTAAGCTTATTAAGTTTCTGCATCATCTCTCTTTCAAGAGCTTCTTTAGTGTTGTCATCAACAATAAGTTTACCTTCATCTTTCTTAGGAAGGTCTAGTAACAATCTGTTACCACGTAGTTGTTTAAAATCTGCCATTATTGAATTTCTGTTAACTGTTTAAATCTCGTAATATCATCACCTGTTAAGTGAATTTCTGATTGATATACATCACGTTTACGGGTTACACCAATCATCTTATTTGTCTTAGGATTGATATTAGGTGTTTCTACAACACGTTCATGAATATCATCTAATAATACTAATAGATCATTTGGATCTATCATCACTGTACGAATTACTTTATTGATATTAAATGAATCAAAAAATAATTTCTCATCCTCTTTACGAGTGTAAAAGAACTGATTTGTCATTGATTGTTTGGTTTTGCGACTCTCCAAGTCTGTGTAAACTTCTTGTGTTGTCATTAGTTTATTGTTTAATTGTTTTAGTTGTTTTTCTTTCTTTTTGAATTAATTCAGAATAAAAATATATTGTTATAGGAATAATTGCACTAATTATATTCATTGCTACAAACTTTTGTGTAAAGCCTATTTCAAACCAATAATTTAAAACATTAATACTCCAAGAGATTACACCAAAAAACAATGCTGTATTTTTTCTACCATACATTGTAAACAAATATATACTTGCTTCTAAACTCACCGCAAACACAAAACTCATTATTAATGAATAAGTTCCAGGAGTTGACAAGATATAAAATACATGAGCAGCGTGATTTATCTGTGTTAACAAAGCACAGATAATTGTTATTCTAATTAGTTTTCTTTTATTCATGATATTAGTTATTATATTCGTAGTCTAATATTTGTCCAACAAGATCTGATCTATGGTTCTCTTTTAACTTAATCCATTTAATACCATCAATCTTCTTAGAGAGATCAATAGCAAAACTAAGTCCATTATAGCTGTCCTTTATGTCCTTTTGTTCATTGTCTCCGTTAACAATAATCTTACCTGTTTTCCCAAGTCTAGTTAAAATAGCAAGCATCTCAGCCTTTGTAAGATTTTGTGCTTCTTCCACTACAAGAATATCATCAATAGTTTTTCCTCGAATGAATTGTACAGGATACGCTACAATGCGTTCATCTTTCACCATTGTTTGTATCTTAATCTTGTCAGCACACTTAACCAAGTTCTCTTGGAATGCTTCTAAGTAAGGATTAAACTTATCATCTAAGGAACCAGGTAAATAACCTAATGAATTACCGACCTCGATAGTAGCACGAGTGATGAAGATGTGATTACATTGTTTCTTATTCAAGAAGTCTAATGCAGCTAATGCACAAACTAAACTCTTTCCTGAATTATGAGTTACCGTAAAATCTTCTAATAAAAATAAATTATTTCCATCTAATTCAAATCCGTAATAGTCATCAATTGTATCTTTTTCAACAGTTATACTTGTATGTTTTCTATTTTTAAAATCAGAAATAACTTCATTTTTTTTTCTTTCTATTTTACAAGGTATAATATCTTCTGGCATAATAGAAATCCTGTATACTAAACAGGAATAAATTGAGCCATCCTTTCTTTTCATTTTAGCTTCTTTAGTTCTAATATTTGTTTTATAACCTAAAGACCTAGATAAAAAAACAACGTCTTCTGATAACTTTTTATCTTTTAATGTTATTTCGTAATATTTACCTGCTTTTACATAATAGCCATCTGAATCTAATAGACCAGCCAATAATTCTAACCTATTTTGTTTTGAATTTATTAAATATTTTTTAGGTATAAATTTTTCTGATATTTTACTTACATCAGTAACATCAAATAAAGATTTAACTTCATTATTCATTTCAAGATTAACTGGAAGGCTCCATAAATATTTATTGGGGCATTTTCTGGCATTTTTATCTAATAAATAATTTATAACCTCAAAGTCACAAGTAGTTACTTGTCTTATATTTGCTTTTGAGCCATCTCCTAACCATAAACCAAAATAATAAGGTTCTATAATTAAAGGTTGTTCCAAGTATTCCAATCTATCAGATACATATCCTTTAAATTTTTTATTTTTCCCATCTTTTACACTACTACAAAGTTTAATATAATCAGCTACACTTATGTTTTCTATTATTTCTTCTTTTTTATGTATAGGAGGTGCATCGTAATTAAATCTTCTAATTCCATCTCCTGTTATTCTAGGATAAATAGCAGATTTAACTTTTTTTAAGGATAGTATATGTGATTCATTAACTCTGTAATCCATGCCTTTACTTTGCCTAATCCAATACATTTGTTCTTGTCCTCTTTTAAGACTTAAAACAGTTCTTGGATTAGAGTCAGTACCCATCAATAAGTCACCAACTTGAATATCTTCTACTTGTTTAAAATCAGAATCATACATCATCACTTTAGTGCCTTTTGATAAACAACCTGCTCTACCTGTTACAATAACAATCTGATTTTCTATAATTAATTTTCTAGCATCTTTCTGCTCCTCGTTGAGAATAACATTATATTTAATCTCTTGCTTGCGTTCACGATTAGGTTCTTTCATACTTTAGTTTTAATGATTCTCGTCTTTTATTAACTTCTTCATATTTATATATATCATTCTCTACAGAAGTATGTTCATCAAGTGTCAAAATTATAATATTTTCTTCATCTAGACAAGCTTCTGGATATTTTTCTTTTGGTAATATGTGATGAAAGTAAGTTGTCATTGGTTCACTTCCTAAGTAAGATCCACTCACTTCAGAATAATGTTTGCGTTTTTTCCAAATTTCTAAGAAGAAGTTTCTCATTGTTTCTATCTTAATTTTCTGCACAAACATGTCACGCTTAGCTGTTATAAGTCCACCAGGTTTAGGAGTGATGGGTTTACGCTTGATGTGATTCAAACATAAACCTTTACTCCATATAGGCTTATTACATTTTTCTACAGAACATAATTTTACCATCTTGTTTTTCTATTAATAGATTAAGATAAGTTTGAGCCTTCTTTAAATCTTCTAGTCCATTCTTACGCTTCCATCTCAGTAAATACTTTAATACATTACCTTCTAAAAAATCTAACCCATACTCGTTAGCTATATCAATTACATCAAATGCGTATCCTTTGTAATGATCTGGATGTACAGGTCTTTCCATCTGACCTATTTCATCCATTTCTAGTCTATCTTTTAATGTATTACCTTGTAATCTTTCCTCAATTTCCTGTTGATCCATTTGTTTCTATTTATATTAATTAAAAAAGAAGATAGAAGTTACAGTAGCACTCCTGTAACTTCCTCCCCCCTTATAAAATAAACACTTGACTAACCATAAGAAGTCATGACTTTCCTGTAGATCCTTCGTTTAAGCATAGTTTAAGTTGTAACAAATAACATCACCTGTATAATAGGCTGTTTGGACTTTACATACTTAATAGCCTGGTTAGACTTCTCTCCTGATGTGTTTTAAGACCAGGTAGTTTTTTTCCATCTACATCCACATTTTAATATCTTAATTTCCTGTACTTCCGAATCCACCATCTCCTCTTTCTGTTTCTGATAGTTCATCTACTTGTTTGTATTCAATTAGTGGTATAGTTTATTTTGTACTTCATCTAATATAACTTCTGTAGCTACAAGATCTGCACCTGCATCACCTGGTTTACCAAACCTAGGTGTAATAGCATTACTAACTAATTTTTTAAATTGAATTTTCATTTTCTATTTCGTTTATTTCGTTTACAACTTCATTAATGTTATCTAAAATATCATGTCGAATCTTATCAAAGAATTCATCATTATCTTTTAGCAATGTTACAAAATCATTATAATCATACTTAGTATCATTATAAGTTACTGTCTTACCATACTTACGTAGTATCTCACATGAACTACCAAGGCTTATGAGCTCACCAATACGATCAATACCTTCACCAAATACAATTTCAAAATCAATTGCCTTAAAAGGAGGAGCCATCTTGTTCTTGATAGTCTTGATCTTAGTGACATTACCGTAAGCTTCTGTACCTTCTTTAGCAAGAGTCTTACTAACTTCTATACGTACGTCTGCATAGAACTTTAGGGCGTGACCACCTTGAGTTGTTCTAGGATCACCAAACATCATACCAATCTTCTCACGATACTGACTTACAACAACAACACATGTGTTGTTTCTAGATAGAGCACCTTTTAACTTAGGATATGAATCACTGTTAAGTTTAGCTTTTCTACCAATAGAACTATCACCAATATCACCATCTAACACCTTCTTAGGAATCAATGAACTGTCTGAGTCAATGATAACAAGACCAACTTCTCCAGTCTCTATCATATCAAGAGCAATCTGAAAACCCTCCTCACCGTGTGATGGCTGAGCAATTAACATCTTAGAGATATCTACACCTAAAGCACTGAAATAGTTAGGATCAACAGCATGCTCGCCATCTATGTATAACACCTTATCACCATTCTTTTGACAATTGGCTGCAGCGTGTCCACAGATGGTAGATTTACCTGAACCTTCCCAACCTACAATTTCATAAAGTTTCCCTTTAACAAAACCTCCTACACCTAGAGCGATGTGATCAAATGCAATTGATCCTGTAGAAATAAGATCATATTCATTGTGGTTTTTATCTCCTAAAGATAGAATAGTACCCTCTCCATATTTTTTATTGAGCGCATCTAACGCTTCCTGGAATTTGGATTTTCCAGTGTTAACCTCTTGCTTTTTTGCCATTTGATTGATTTTTTATTGTTATATAAAGATACAAAATATTCATTAAAAATAAAATAGCCCAAGTGTAAAACACCTGAGCTATTTGAACTAACTTTCACTTAAACCTAATCTTTCAAATCATTACAATTTGTAATAATTTCTGTTGACCCTCTCACCCATTTAGGAGAATAAGGGCAATTTAAACATTTACTGCCGCAACAGGATTTTTGACTTGTTAAGAATTCCTTAGACAATGTCACAAGCCCCACCACCGCATGCAACGGACTCACTGAAGTTGACTTCATCAGATACTTCTTTAATTTTAGTGATATCAATTTCTTTAAGTTTACTAATAAGTGAATTGTATTTCTCTTCACTAATGTCTTCAAAAGGTGCTTGGACGTAAGATCCTCCCCAATAAGGGAGCACTGACAAACCATTGTAAAATTTACGATTGTCCCACATCCACTCACCTACAACTTCCCACTCATCCATATATCCATCTTCTGTTGGATTATATTTAGTACCTTCACCATCATTCATATTAACTGCGATGTACTTTCTATTACTATCAATAGATATGGTAGCAGATACATTATGAGTGTTTTCTCCAGTAACATGTCCTGTACCAATCCAGTTAGTAGAGAAATGTTTAACTCTCTCTAATGTATCTATAGCTGTTTCAGTTCTTAAGATGGAACCTTCTGGTGCTTTGACAGGAATACGTACACATATAGTATCTTGAGGGCGTAACACATCATCCTCAACTAACTCTGGATGATTAGCCATTAGATATATAGCAATGTCTTCATTCTTGTTAAAACGCATTGTACGTAAATAATAATCATTATGCCATGCATGTATACCTGATGCAGTTCCTAATACAAGACTTGTAGTACCTGAAGGTTTGATACAAGTGATACGAGCTGCTTCATTTGTACCAATCTTTGCAGAAATCATTTGATTTACAGCTTTAGCTACTTCAGCAGCAATTGTAAGATCATATTTTAAGATTTCTCCTGAACCAATACCTGTCATACCAATACCTAATAGAGCATCTTTCTGTGTTGTCTTAGCCCAGATAGGACGTAAGTAATGAAAGTTTGTAAATCCTGCTTGTAAAGTACCAAAGAAAGCAGCTGCTGCTACACGAGCATTCAAATCTTCTTGATCTATTATTTCAGAAACATTTATATCACACAAATTACAAAATTGATAAGGTCGTAGAGCAATTTCTACACAAGGATTAGTTCCCCAATCTTTATTATTACTCCAATACAATCCTGGTTCTCCAGATCCTGATGCTTCTACACGTTTCCATAGAGCAAAAAACTCTTCTTTACTCACTTCACCATGAACTAATACAGCAGAATTGTTAGCACGTCCACGTTGTTCATTAGTTTCCCACCAGTTTCCATACTTAGATGTAATCATAGATTCATCTGTATGATCAAATAAACAAATCATAGCACTTCTACGGATACCACCAGCTAATACACTATTAGCAATATGACACATGATATCGTGACATTCTAAGCTTGTTAATTTCTCTCCATCATGCTTTCTATCAAGAATAGCTTGAACGTGCGTAAGACAAAGCTTAAGAGGCTCTGGTCCTGGTGCTTTACCACCTGCAGTTACTAATCTTGCACCTTTCTCACGAATAGCACGAAAATCAAACTTAGGCATTGTTCCTCCACTTAAATAAGCTTTCATCAATATCTTTACAGCATCAGCCCATCCCATAATAGAATCTTCAATTAAGTAATTACGAGACTTTGTAGGACGTTTAATTTCTGGTAGTTGTTCTACATGATGTGTTTGTACTGAATAACCTACACCTGTACCTCCTAACAATAAGAACATTGTCTCAGAGAATGAATGTATACTATCAATTGGTAAATAACAACAGTTTCCAGTTACTTCTCCATATTCTAATACAAAACTTTTATCATCTTCTACTTCCAAACACCAAACATCTTCTTCTACACTTTCTTTAATATCACTAATAACAAAACTCATATTTGTAGAAGATGTAAGATCTGTTGAAATATTGTATTGTTTACTTTCTCCTCTAGTTCCAAAATTAGTTACTTTTCCTTCTAAATCTCTAGAAGAAGATATAAAAACTCCAGCAATTGGAAATAATTTCTCAACTACATATTTATGAACATCACCTGTAGCTACAATGCTTCTAAATTTACTTAAAGAAGTTTGAGAATTATTCTTTCCTCCATCAGCATCTAAATAACCGCTTACAAATGCACGTATTAATGAAGGAGAATCAATTGATGGATTTGGAGCTTCTTTTAAATAAGTTCCGCTATATACCATAACATCTCCGTTTAATGAACAACTTGAAGAAGTTTTAAATCCTATTTCTAAAAATCTATCTAGAAACAAACCTTTATCTTTTCCACAAAGTCTTACCATACTATATTTTGGTTGTCCTGATTTGTCTTTTAAACAAGTACCATCTCCAAAAATATAACCATATGCCCAATATAATCTTTCAGTGGGATCGCTATTAAAATAATCAAAATCATTAAAAATAGGCAATGAACTTTTTAATTTATCTCCTATTTTTAAATTAGTAGTTTCTTCGTCATTTTTTAATATCCATCTATGATTCTCTGTTGCTCTTATTGTATGAGAATGTTTTCCTCTTTTTATCAGAATGTTGTTAAGCTTTTGTTTTCCATAATTATTTACAATTGCTTTTTTCCAATTTCCAAGATGAGTTAATACAACTGTTTCATCTCCATGATTAAAATCAGAAAAACTTTTTAATCCTTCTGATGTAACAAATTTTGTTTCTGCTCCAAAACAGTTGTAGATGCGAGCATTGTTAACTTCAGCTGCAGGACCTGCAAACTGTAAAGCTCTCATAGAAGGTAAAATCTTTTTCTCACGAATCATCTTTGCCGTTTCTACAATAGCTTCAGTTAATGCTGGATATTTATTAATCATCATATCTTGATAACGATCAACAATTTCATCCCATGTTTCACGTCTATTTTTATCAGGTATGTATTTTGCATATTTTGAAAACACTGTAATAGAACTCAATGCTTGTAATCCTAAATCCATATATATTATTGTTTAAATTGTTTAAAAAAAAAGAAAGGCCACAAATATAATATCATGGCCTTTCTTAAACAATTATTTTTGAAAATTAACTTTAACTATTTTTCTTATCATTAACTAAATCAGTTAGTTTTGATTCTAACATTTCAATACCCATTTCTACAGCATCTTTGTCAGCATCTTTTCTATTTGAATGACTAGTGCCACTCATCTCTCCATTAACTATAGCAGTAAACTGTCCGTATAATCCTAAGTCAGGCATAAAATCTATTACAATTATTATTTTATGCTCATCAAATACATCAAATAATTGTCTAGGATTTGCATCTATCATGGCTGCTATATTTTCCATAGGAAGCCCTTTTTCTCTAGTAAATTCTTTAAAGTTATCTGGTAAACTTTGATCATCTAACGCATTTAACATTGCGTTTAAATAAAAATCATGTATTAAAGATGCAGCTTTTGGATTTGCATCTAGTAGTTCTTTTCCTTTCATACTAATTCTTCTGTTTTAATTTTGTCTAAATTTAATGTTTCTCTTATTGGATCAAATCCATCCCACACTTCCATTTCTTCTGTAAATTTCATATCAATCTTATCTTCCCAATAATTTCTTAAATCTGCAGATTTATCAAATACTCTATGTTGTAAAGCTGTTTCATCTCTAAAATTTCCTTTTTGTTTTTCTACTTTAATAGTTTTAGGAAATAAATTTTGAAAACCTTTAGATGTTTGTGAGTATAATCCTTTTCTTACTAAATTAAAATCTTTTTTCCATTTCTTATTTAGATTATATACTAATACAACATACCCATCTTCGTAATCATAGTCATCAATAATATCTTTTTTCAAAGTCATTTGATTTTCTACAAATACTCTAAACTTATCAAGATTGGTAGGTTTAAAAAGAATATATACAGCATTCTCATACTGTACATCTTTCCTATCATCGTAAATATAACCATTAATAAATCCATTAGCTTTTAATTCAGCTTTGTCAATATTTAATGTTGGTAAAATAAACATTGTAGTTATCGTTACTTTTGTTGCCATTTATTTTTACTGTTTAATGTTTACAACTCCTTTTAATTCATAACGACTCTTAGAAATATTCCATGTGTCTGTATCTTTAGCCCATTTCAAATCTTCTACAATATTTGCTACACCTGGATAGTTTCTACCTTTATGTGTAAAACCTCTATAAGCTTCTTGCATATCTTCTAGTGTTAATGTATAAATCAATGGATTCATATAGTTTGTACTATCACAGACAATAAATCCAGGATACTCAAGAGTATAATCTTCTATTCCTAAATCTTTTAGAATAGTTGGTCCTGCTTGCCAATAGACATATGCCTGGATGTAAGCTCTTCTGTAAAGATAATATTCTTCGTAGAAATTTTCAACACTCCAAGTACATTTTAAATCATATATTTGTAAAGTTTCTAATTTATGATCTACAATAATCTTATCCATCATTCCTTTACATGGTAATCCAAGTACATCAAAGCCTTCCACTTGATATTGATTGTATACATCATAACGAGCACTCTTAACTAAATTAACTACATCTCTAGTGACAAAGTTATTTCTAAGCTCATTAACAATACGCTCTGCATTGTTCATGTCATTAGATGTCACTACAGTTAATCCTTTAGCTCTGACGACTCTTATTTCATCATAATATATCTCAGCCTCAGAACCAATAAATTTGTTCATTACAGCCTCGTATTTGATTTTGAATCCTGAGTCTACATAAGCATCTTTAGAAATTTCTTCAAATGTTCTAGCAACTTTACCAAATACATCTGTAGCCTCTAGTGTTCTTTTATATAACGCCTCTACAAAATCATTCATCAATCCTGTTGGTGCACCTTCACATGTAGACATATGAAATCTACTTTCAAACATTTCTGGTTCTAGTAATAATGTTTCTACAACTCTTCCCATTGTGGCAGCTTTGTTCTCATCATCTTCTACTTTCTCACCAAGAATATATTTCTTGTAATATTTCTTTCTGTCTACAGAAAATTCTTTTAGACTAGAAGAGCTATCCATTTGGACAGCTCTATACTCTTTTTCACTTCTTGTTATCATCTTTCATTTCTTTATATGCCTCTACTATTTGTTCGTGCATTGCACGTACTTCTCGTGGTACTTGTTTAAACCACCACCTCACTTCTACAGCGTATTCTCTTCCATCTGGATCTTTTCCTCGTGGATCTACAAGCCAAAAGCTGTATTCTTTGTCTTCAAAGATTACACTTCCTTCATAAAAAATCTCTGTAAAAGAGTGTGTCTTATTTATCGACAGTCTTGCGATTTCTTTTTCTTCGTCCATTTTCTTTTTGTGTTTTAATATCGTGGCAGTCAGTACATAAACATTGTAGATTATCCACTTCGCAGAACAAACGTTCTACAAATCCTGGAAGATCTTGAGCACAAGTTAGTGTACCTGCTGGCACAATGTGATCTATATTTATTTTTTTATCTGGAAACCAACCTTTACATTGATTACATTGATATTCAAACTTTTGTCTTTTTAGTGGACCATTATAAGGACGCTTAGCTTTAGCTTTGCATTCTGATATAGGCTTCCACCATCTAGACTTCTGTCTTAATCCACTCCTAATGAAACTCCAGAACGCTGATTCTGTTAGCGTACCAGAGTTTCTAGTTTTAGGAGTTGTTGTTCTTTTAGCCATACGTATAATTTTGTGTAAATATACGTATAGTTTATTAGTCAGACAAACCTGTATAAGACATTACAGTTTTAGCTTCTCTAATTTCAGTGATGTAATCACTTTGCAAATTAGCAAGTAACAACATCTGTAACTCAGCTGATTGTTTATAATCTAAAACTATAGGTTCTTCTTTATCAGATAATGTAATACTTATTTCATCACCATCATCATATAAAGATCCTACAAGTTCATCTCTAACAGATTTACTCCATTGTGAACCATTAGAATAAGTTAACATTATCGTATTTTCACTTTTTAATAAATCATAATCGTGTTCTAAAGGTCCTCCTTTAACATTTTGCACATGTACTTCGTATCTTTTCATTACTATTTGTTTAAATTGTCTATAATTGCTTCACCATTTTCATCATACAACTCTCTAGTTGGCCATCCGTCATTATCTATAAGACTTAAGGTTTCTGCTGTATCAGTTAATTGTTCCCAATCCCAATCATCACCGTCTGTATCTTCTTCAATGTACATCTTAGCTTTTTCTGTAGCTTCTTCTACAGTTTTTGCTTCTATGCTGAAGTGACCACGATACCAAATGGTCTTCTTCTCATCGATATAAAAATTAAAAGTCTCCATTATTTTTCTTTAATAATTAATAAATCTGCACAATCGCATAAACAAGCTACATCCACTTCATATACACCAAAAGTATAATCATCGTTATCATTTCCAAGATTTACACCATTTAACCATATATTATCTTTTTCAAATCTAATACTTGTAATTGCATAGTAATCTGTGTATTCCATCTTACCAACATAAGTTGCTTGAGGTAATTCATAAGCAATTTCATAAAACTCTTCAGATTCTACTTCTTCTTGAGAAATAAATTCAAAACTACCACCATTATTTTTCAAGAAATTACTAATGTATTCTACACTTTCTTTTCTTAAATTTTCATACTTTTCAATAAATTTGCTCATATCTCTACTTTTTCTAACCAGTCTATTTCAAAACCGTTGTTTTGTTTAATTAATGTATTCACCTTACCGAATGTACCTTCTGTATCCCATTCTGTATTCTTGTATGATGCAGAAGCTGGATGACTGACAGGAAACTGCCAATCAAATCCTGTAAGATATTTACTAACCTTTCCTGCTTCTTTACCTAAAAATACAAATGGTATTCCAGAAAACTGAAATACATTCTCAAATAAGTATTTAATAAATGGTTCCCACAAGTCTTGGTGAGCACCAGCCTTGTTCAATTCTGTAGTTAAGGCTATGTTAAACATTAACACGCCTTGATGAGCTAAAAAGCTAACATCAGGATTCTTTTTTCTATCTAAAGCTAATCCTTGATATAGTTCTCTTTCTATACCTCCATAGAATTGATCAAGTGTAGGTTGTAAGTAACCTGTATGACTACAACCCATCAATAAACCATCTGCAACAATGTCTCCTTTTCTAGTCATTGTATGATATGGACACATACCTACAATAACTACCTTTACATCAGTGAGTGGTGTTTCTTTAAAACATCTCCATACATCATCAGATTGAGGGACAATTATCTTGCCCCTCTTACTTTCTGATTTTAGAAATGCATAAATCTTATCACATTCCTCACTTTCTATAAATGGTCGAAGTTTATTGTGCCAACTCTCATCAATTTTGTTTTTAAAACTTTCCCAATTCATAATTATAATTCTGCTGAAAAATTACATTCTCCATTTTCTTCTACACATTTTAACAACTTCTGACCAAAACCATAGTCTGCATACTCTCCTATTAACTTAGGATCTAATCCTGCATCTTTTAACATCTGATCATTCCAACCATTGTTTTTGTTGAAGAAATCATGAAACTTCTTTAATTCATCTCCAAGCTTTTCTTCAATTGCTTTAAGTTCATTAATGATTTCATCTTTTTGATCTTCACCAATGTAATAATCAATACAAGGTTGTTCTTGTATAACACATCCAAAACGTTCTCCTACTGTAGAGCTTTGTACAGCAAACCAGAACTTACCTTCTATATCTCCGTGGTACCAACGTCCCATAATTTTTAATTGTTTATATTAATTTTCTCTTTTTTAAATACTCTTCTACAGGTTCATATCCATGTGTTTTAACAAGGTCAGACCAATCCTTAATCCCTTCAGTTAAATACTTTCTGGGTACATTACAATAGTCAAATCCAAATTTCTTTGTAATTAGTTTAGAATTCTTAACTCCTGGTCCATCTGCATCAAATGATAACACTTGGAATCTAGAGTTTGCTTTCAAGTATTCAATGTTCTCATCAGAGAAACATCCTACACTCTCATTCTGAACTGCACAACTACATGAAAATATCTTTTTCATCACCATATAGTCTTTCTTTGACTTGTTAATGAATGCCACCTTACAGTCTTTAATGTCTTCTATTCCATCCATAGCAGTTATGGGCACATTGTTAGGCATCCATTTAAACTGTTTATCTACATGTGGTCTATAGATTTTCCATCTATCTCCGTATAAATAGCCAAACACCATTTCTTTCTCCTGTATAATTACTTGTTCTCTATTAAGATATACTTTCTTAACAGCATAAACATTATTAGCTTTTAGATCATCTTCACTTTGATGATAATCATTCCAATATTGTAATTCTGCATTTGTAAAAGCTCTGGTTACTACTTGTATCTTAGAATACTTTTTCTCTACAACAATCTCAGGAGCTTTGTATTCAGAAATAATTCTCTGATATTCTCCTACATTATTCTTAGATATAATTCCAAGACCAAAATCTCTGTCGATGAGTCTTAGTGCTTCTGACAAAGGAATATTATACAATAGCTGTACAAACTTAAAACAATCACCTTTCTTTGCAGAATCTGCAAAATCTATAAAAAGAATTGTACTATCTCTGTTACCTATAACAAATGATGGTCTCTTATCTTCTCTGAATGGTGAATGTGTTGTAACATTTAAGCTCCATTTTGTATTAGGCATATAATACCTAAATATGTCATATGGACCTATTTTACTAAGTATAGCTTCTTTTGATAAACTGACTCTTTTTTCTCCTTTTATCATTTCTTTGTTTAGTTTAGAAAAAAGAGAGCCCAAACTAAAATAGAATGGGCTCTGCTATACAATGTTTCAAAATCAACAATTATCCAGTGGACTGAACAAAATCTTAAAATACATCATCATCAGCTGCAATAACTTTATCAGAAGCGACAAAATTATCAGCTGCGTTATATTCTTTCAAATCTGTGAATGAATAGAAGTCTTTGCAACCATATTCACCTGCAACTTTAAGAATAAATTTATCATATATTTTCAACTCTTTTGGTAGTTTCTTACCAATACGAGTGATGTATTCCTTATTTACATTAATCTGTCTTATTTGGCGTAATGCATAAGATGGCATAAATGCCTTGTTAAATACAGATTGATATTCTTTAACACCTTCTGATGTTTCAACAGTTTTAACTGTAGCCATTGCTACAATTGTATTCTTCTCATTTATTTCAATTTGATCACGTAATTCAGAAACATTACCTTTCATCAAATCTTTCCACTCCAACACAATTTTAGCGTCTTGATCTTCGTAGAAGTTGATGTTAGTCCATGCTGCCAAGAATGTACATAACTCAGGCTCACCTTCTCTAGCGACATGATAGTCTCTTTTGATGAACCATGTTTGTAGATAATCTTCACTTTCTGCATAAGATGTAATACATTGATCTGTTATAAATTGTGTTTTTCCAGATTTACTAATAATAGCTTTATCTTTCAAATAGAATGTAATTTTGAATTTGTCACTAGTCTTGATATCTTGTAACCATACATCAACACGTAGAGTTTTAACTCCTTCATCTGTCACTCCTAGATAAACAGTAGCCTTACTGTCTTCTTTTAGTTGAATGCCCAACTCATCGTTGTACCATTCAGCATTAGGATTGATTGCAATAATGTGTGCATCAAATAATCCCACTTTCTTTGGGTACTCTTTTGTCTCTAAAGACTCTCTTTTAATTCCAGCGATTGCCATAATTTTACTTTGTTTATAGTTTAACTTTATTTGTAATACTCATCAATTGTGTTTGCAACATCTTGCAAGTTATTAGGAATCATGATTTCACTGAACATTCCATCAGGACTCTTAGCTGGATATTTTCTGTAACGATTGGTTACAAAACTATATGTAATAGTACCATCTTTTGATTCTTCAACATTTGTATATAGACAGATTGTTAACAATCCTTCTAATACAATTTGATTATCAATTAATTTTCCAGCAGTTTTAATCTTATATCCTACAATCTCACCACTATCTTCTATAGTTTCTGGATGTGTAAAGTAGAACACTTTCAAATCATCACGTAAGTTACGGGCTTCACGGAATAAATCTACCATGTCTCTTGCCATAATTGTAAACTTCTCGTAACCTTTCTCTGTAGCACGTGCAACCATATTAAAACCCATGATGTAGTTTGAATCCTCAATCACAATGTTTTTAATATGTGGTGCTTTGTCTGATATAGCACGTAATCTACGTGAGATATCAATTGCGTCATCTAACTCTGCATAGTTCTTATTTTCTGTATTATACAGTTTTTCAGAACCTTTGAAAGGTAATTCTTTCTTTGCAACGTTAATGATGTACGTTTCCTTTGGATTTAGGTGCTTGATGGATGTGGATTTTCCCGTTCCTGTAGGCCCTACAACCCCGATTAACTTTGAGCTCATATTTAGTTTTTGTTTTAGTTTATACATCTAAATTACGAAATTAATTTCAATAATGAAAATTCTTATAAGTAATTTTTTCTCTTGGAACATCCTTTAATGATGCGTCAAGCCACTTTTTTTGAAAAGATTCACTTGTGCAAAGAATGTATATTTGAGAGACTTTAGATGAATCTAAAAGTAAAGTACGACCTAACTTCTGAAATAAATTTTCTGAATTAGAGTTTATGTTAGTAATAATAACTGTATCTAAATTTTTGAAAGTTACTCCTTGTGATGCTAGTTGTACTAAACCAAGTTGATTAATTTCACCATCTTGAAACTTTTTAAGATTATCTTCTTTGATATTCTTAGAATGATGTGTAGGAATTCCTAGTCCATCTACAAAATCTGTATCAGCTCCATATAATAGATAACGTTTATCTTTTAAATGATGCATTAAGATTTGTGTATTTCTTTTTAATGAAGAAAGCTTATTAATAAATCGCATTCTGTTTAATGCAGGAAATTTCATATCTCTACCACTAGCTTTAGCAGCATCTAACACTTTAGTTAAATAAGCAAGTTCTTTAGCTTCTGTAGTCATCCACTGTTTATACTTAGTCTTCTTAAGATATTGATTAACATCATCTACATTAAATGTAACTACATTCACTTCATAGTTAGCTACAATATTATCTTCAATAGCTGCTTCTGTATTGTATTCATGACTAATTCTTAGATTACAATGTTCTAATAATTGATCTTTTGTTTTATCTGAATATGTACCAGATAATCCCAAGAATCTATTATTGATATCTAGTATGGAATCTAAATTCCATAGTGCATTATCAGATGCTTTATGAATCTCATCACCAACTATAAAATCATACTTCTCATTATTTTGTTTAATTAATGAAATGTATGTAGAATAAACCACCTCTTCAGGTTTCCATCCCATTTTCTCAAACTCATCTTCCCAAGCTTTTTTAATATTTACTTCAGGATAGAGAATGAGAACACGCTTAGCTTTCAAAGCTTGCATAATCATAATGCCCAGTCTAGTTTTACCAAACCTTACACTAATATTAAAACAAGTTTTTGCATTACCACCTATATATTGTTCTACAGCTTCTTTCTGTAATTGATCTCTAATATCTTTCACGTTTTTCTTTTGTAAATTTATAATGTTTTGGATATTTAATAGCTTCTTCAAATGGTATTTTTAAATCATGTACTCTATGTCGCATAGTATTATATGAAAGTTTTAACATTTTACATAAATCGGTTAAACAATATTTAGATCCATTATATATTATTAAATTAACTCTTCGACTATTTTTACTTTGTTCAGACTTATGTATCCATTTACAATTTTCAGGACAATAATCCTTATTGTAATCTATTCGTTCAATTGAATAGTTTTGATTTGGTCTCCATCCCATGTCAGAAATAAAATCCTCAAAAGAATCTCTCCATTTGTCACATATTTTAATACCTCTTCCACCATAGTTTTTATATGATGTATCATTAATATTCAAACATCTAGATTTTATTTTTACCCAAATACAATAATCAGGATGTTTAATCCCATTAGGTAAAGTACTCATACCATGTGTAGTGTGTAGTTTTTTTGAATGCTCTTTATTAAAACACCCACAAGATGTTGATTTACCTCTCTTTATAGAGTTGAAGTCAATCTCTTTACGATTTCCACAATCACATAAACATACTACTTTTCTCATAGTAGTTCTTTCATACTTTACAGATGTCCCTTCTTCAAGAATTGTTAATCTTCCAAACTTCTTTCCAAAATATTCAGTAATGTCAATCTTTTTCATATTATTTTTATTTTTACAATAATAAAGAAAAGATACGACATTACCAAATATATTACTTAATACTTTTCAAGAAAGTAAGTTTTGTTTACGACTGCCTCATAATCTGAGTCTGTCATATCCTTTCTACGTTTTAGTTCTTTAAACATTCCTACATCGCCTAAAAACGCAAGACCTATACGAACGTCATCTGATCCAAAACTATTCTTAATTAGTCTTACAGAACGATAATACTTTGCACCATATTCATCCTTTAGTTTATCAAGTGCATAACCACTAGGGTCCTCCACTTTATAACGCATAGGATCAAATAGTGCTAATACAACATCAGCATCATTTTGTGTAGCTGAACTGTCTGCAAAATCCTCTAGTTGAGGTTCTACATCACCATTCTTAATTCTCATAGGATTAGCAATGTCACGATTGAACTGAGATACAACTACAGGACTATAACCATAAAAGTCCCTGGCGTAACGCAGCTCATCAGACATCTTGTCTATAGAATTCTTCTTTGTAGGGTGATCTTTAGTAAGTTTTAACAAACCAATATGATCAACAATTACAAGAGTTATTTCATTAGAATCATTAGGAATATATTTCCTATTCCATTTATCCACTTGAATAACTTCTCCATTTTCCATAGCATACTCCCTGAGATCTTTTGCTATACCTACGGGATTCTCTGGTCCATCAATGATAGTAATTTTCTCTTTCATCAATTCACCATACTCTTCATACTGTAAGAAAAGATCATGTTCATCATGACTCATCTTATCAGTCCAACCTAACATCTTTCCTACAGGAATAATAATTCCATGATCTAGAAAGATTTTTCTACCAATCCATTTGGCATACTTGTAGGTTCTACTACGCTCCATTGATCTATAGATGATCTTTACATTAATCCCAGATGCTTTACCTTCTGGGCTAATAGACCAATCAAATGGATTTAGTACATACGCATCATCTATAAAAGATGTTTTACCAGAACCTGTTAGACCACCTACAAGAGTGTACATAGACTTACGAATACCAATGTATCTATTCAATCTATCAAACCCCATAGGAATACCACCATTCTTACCTGCAAGTCCTTCTTCAACTGCTAATTTTAAATCTTGAAAACTCATATATCTGTTCCTGTTATTGGTTTAACTGATTGTTTAACTACTGCTCCAGCTCTAATCAATTCAATGAATGGTTCATAACTTCTTTGATTAAGATATGTCAAAGAGTTTTGCATAAACGATAGTTTATTCTTTTTCTCTTTGTATGATGCTTCTTTCTTCAAATGTACATCATGTTTCATTGCTTCTATTAATTCTTGTGCTGTATACTCTTTCTCTGATAGAATTACATTAAATTTAATTCTACAGTCTTCTTTACCAGAACGTAGGGAGCGGCTTCCCTGAAACTTAATTCCTAGATATTCAAAGGAATCAGTTCCAGGATAAGCATCCCACCAGTCATCAAACTCTTGTGCTGAAATCTTGGGCTTCACGAACTTCTGTCGGGTTTTAGCCTTCAGATATTCTAACAACTTGGTTCCTGTTTCTGTTATCTTGTATTCTGCTGTAATCAATCCTTTTCTATGAATTGATTGTGACAAAATTTGTAATTTAGGACTATTTTCAGATATAAGTTTTACATCATACTGTTCGTGTATCATCATCAACAGAAACACCATATCCATCGTGTATCCTTTCGCTATTGTGTCTTCGAACTGTTCTATACTTATCTCTATCTTCATCTTTAAATACTTTATCTTTGTCTATAACTTCTATTCTTGGTAGATGCTCATCTAGCATTTCATCAGCTAATAAATATACGAAATCCTTAGCTAAACTGTGTTCATAATCTTCCATATTATTCTTGTTTATGTGTTGGAAATATTAGTTTATCATCTTCTATAATCATATATTCTCCTGATGTACCTAATGTATCAATATAATGATATCTACCACCTGTAGCTTTACCTTCTACATCTATTTTGTTAACTTGTGTATGTCCCACCACTTGAATATATTTATCACGCAATGTATCACGGTTTGTAGCTTGTAATGCTTGTGGACGAATCCAAATTGGTGATGCTAAACTACTATTACCATGTGGTTCAAGTCCTGCAAAACAAAATGAATAAGGTTTATATTTAAATAAATCATTTACAATTTCTGAAACATCAACGTTCTCATCTTTTCTATATTCACGTGAATGTAATAGTAACCAATCATGGCTAACACCAGCATGAGTAAATAAATAATCACCTAATCTATAACACATCTGTAGATGTTCTTTAGTATCTTCTAGTAAGTGTTGTATAGCAAATGCAGCACCAGCTTGATATCCTGAATAACGTTCAGATACACCTTGCATATAATGATAGTCATGATTACCAATTAACATTATCACTTCAGCTTTACCTGATTGTTTGTATTCTACAATCTGTTTAAAGTTATCCATCTGCTCAACAGCTGTATAATCATTGTAAGAATCAAAATAGTCTCCAATAAATATCACCCTATCAGCGTTTTCTTTTGCTACAATCTCTTTCCAATACGGACGACCATGTGTATCTCCTAGCACTAATGTTTTCATTGTGTGTTGTTTAAAATGTAAAAAGCCCCAAATTTCTTTGAGGCTTTATAATAAAATTTTTAACTTCTAATTAAGATAACATATCAATAGTTTCATTAAATTGACATAACTCAATAGTTGTTTCATCTACAAATACACAAGTACCTGCATTATTCCCAGCTTGTGTTGCTCCATTCTGAGATAATTCTAAAATTGAATCTTGATCTATCCACGTTCTTGTGTAAGATCCATCTTCATTTTGTGTTGTTAATTTTACAAAGTTACCCATAAATACATCTGTTCAGATTTACCTGTTCCCGCGTTAGTTTAATGTAAAATTAAATATATTATTCGTAATATCCTACAAAAAACTTTTTAATCTTTTGCCAAAATGTAGGCTGTTGATCTTTAAGTAATTGTGCTTCAGGAGGAATAGTTGTACGGATGTGTGTTGTATCAAATCTTTTATTAACATCCCAAAAATATTCTTCTTCAACTATAGGAGGATTGTATTCACGCAGTCCTAAATTAAGCTCAAACATACCTAATGTCATTTCAGCTCTTTTCTTATTACACTTGAATGTTTTCTGTATAAGTTTAAGAGCATCTTTACGCCATGCTTCTATTTGTTCTGTAGTCAATGTATACACTCTCCAGAACTCTGGTGTATTCATTGCGTCCTCATAAGATAGCCCTATGATTTCCATTTGCATAGAGACCAACTTCCTGTTGATCTCTTCTCTTTGTTTCTCTGTTCCTGCCATATTATTTTATTAGTTTATGCCACCATTTAGTGACAGCTTTTGTAGCTTCTACAGGTGCTTGTATTATAGATAATTGTTTCTCTAAGTCTAAAATACGTTGTATATAACTAGTTTCACGTTCTTCACCTCGTTTTTTCATTAAAGATAAATGTTTTTGCATCTTACTAAGCAATTCGTCTTTATCAACTATTTGACCACTCATTTGACTAATGTCCATAGCACGTGTTCCTACAGTAAGAAAAACCATCTTTTCTTCTTTGAGCTGATTATATGCTTCTCTAGCTATTTCAGCATCTAATGATAGCATTTTATACTCATACATTGACATTGTGATTGTTTTTTCTACCATAACGTTAGTTGGTTTGCGATGATTACAGGTCTTTTCTTACCATTATAATCAATCTTGTTAATAATTCTTTCTGCTCTCTCTATATAATAAGAATGATTAATATTATCTAGAGGATGATCTTTTGTTAGGTGATTACATACAGTCATCACCCATTCACCTGCTTCCACTTGTGATATTGGTGCAGCTCCAGACGTAGAGTCTAGATTCTTAACTTTTAAGAGTTTTTCTCCTGTGTTTGAGACATAAAATCTAATAAGCTTATTGTAGATCGTAGTTCCTGATTCAGATTTGCCCTCAAAGTGAAAATCCTTATTAGCTCTCTGACGCATTGCAAAGTCATAAATGTTTCTATGCTCCATAATAAAATCATTGACAGGAGTGCCATTGATGAAGTATTGTTCAAGAGCCAAAGGGACAACCCTAGCAGACTTATTCTTATGCAACTCAAAATCAGTGAGAAAATCACCCTTTTTCTTGACTTCTCCGTTCGGTTTAATTGCAATATAGTCATTAACCGTTGAGAAGATAATCTTTGTGTAGTCTGTTCTTTCCAGTTCATATTGTGTTAAGTTTTGCCACCATTGATTGATTTCATTCATCTTATCAAGATGAGTTTTCTTAATTCTAATTGTTACACCATCTGTATTAGCTGATATAACATGTATATCTGCTAGTTCATACGCTTCTATAAGCATCATTAAAGATAACTCACCAGTGATAGTAGTAAACATAGTAAGTTGTCTATCATAGATCCAGTTCTGCATATCAGAAGATTTACCATATACAGAGTTTACAGCTAATTTTAACGCTCCTACAATTCCTGCTATCTTTTTATCCTTCTTTGATTGTGGCTTAAGTTCCAAACGCTTATTAAACATTTGTTTATAACCCTCAAGAAACTCTTTCCCAAGATGTTGAGGATACCTGCCATTATTGATAATAATAGCAGGATAATAACTAGACACATCCCAATCAATGATTTCGTATTCTTCATTTGCTTCAAATATTTCTGGTTTATTCTCAGTGTGTAAACCACCTTTCATAAACGAATATATATTACCATAGAAATCTATATGTTCTTTAAAATCATCTTGCAGCCCAAGGGTTGTTCCCTTCATTTTCTTTAGAAATGTTTGTAGCTGTGTAGTTTTAAATGTAACATATGTTGCAATACAATTCTTCACCTTAATTTCTTTTCTAAAGAAACCTTTCTTAGGTAAGTTTGCGTATTGTATTTTCTTTTCTTTGCAATAATACTTCTTAATCATCTCATCACCAATTTTAGAATCAGAATAATTAAGACAAGGAATATTAAATTCTTCTTGAATATCAAATCTTAATTGTATTTGATCTTGATCTTCGTATAATGGATGCGTAGTGTTACCTCTTAGTACTTTGTAAAATTCATAAGTGGCATACACGTCATTCTTGCAATAGTCACGAGTTATTTTAATTTCTTCTTGTGTCATATCCACTTTTGTATGGTGAATAGGCATCTCTTCGATGTTCTCAAGATCCATCTCAAACTCTAGTCTTTTTAGACTAACCATACGATTTTTATTATCGTAGTGTGCAACCTTGAATAAGTCTATCTGTTTGAATGATAAATCTTGTTCTCTGTATTCAGGAAATACCTCAAAGTTTGCATCATGGATGACATCAGCAGCTTTCTGGGCAATCATAGCAGCAATCTCTAGATTGTCTTTCTCGTGCCAATTCTGATAGTTACGTAAGATCCATTCTACAACTTGAGCATCAAATCGTAAATTGTTATAGCCTACAAAGTAATAATCTTTATGGTCATCAATAAACTTAACCATTGCATCAAGATTGTTGTGCCATCTACTCACCATGAATTCATGTTGTTCATGTAATTCTGGATCGAGTATGTTAATGAGAAACAACTCTTGCATTGTCTCGATGTCAAAGCATAAAACCTGTAAGTTATTCTCCATCTTTTATTATTTCTATCAAATCTTTCATTGATAATGCAAATAAGCATTCATATTTATCCCCATTCCAATAATCAAGATAAGATTCTCTTGGAATAGCCCACCACAATTCTTCATGATGATTGTAGTGAAATACGTAGTTATATAATTCCATTTTCTTGTTGTTTAATTATTAACATAATCTCTCTTGTTAATTCACCTGCTGTTTTAGTACCATCAATACGCCAACGTATAATAGCTGTTTCAATAGCACTATATAATTCATCTTCAGTCATTGTCTTGTTCATTTAGAATTAACCTACCATGACTTGTGTATCTACCCTTTTCCATGTTATCCACATAAATGTCCTCTTGTGTAACAATACCAAACTCTTTAACAACTATATGTTTTTTCTCTGTCACTTTGGTTTTAATTGTACAAAAATAAACATAGCAAAGTAATATTAATACAATTATATAAATTATTTTTCTTCTCATATTTTTTGTTTTTTCTTCTACAAACCAGATAGCAATTTTTGCAATCATTAGAATGATTCTAAATAACTTATCTTCTATGTACATTTCTAATTTATTTCTCATTTTTTCCAAATATTTTGTTCATGCATTTACAACCCATCTCTAGGCCATAAACCTAGAGATGAGGAAGGATAATAATTAACATTCCCATGATTGTAATGATGTTCTAGTTGTACCAGTCTTAATAGACTGCAACTTCCATTTGTCTAAATATCTTTGTTTATCACGAAGATATTCTTTTTTCAACTCTTTGTCTATATGCTCAAAGGCTGATTGTATATTGATTTTACTTTCTTTCATGTTCGTGCACCAATGTAGATTTTAACTCTAAACCAAAACATAAACTGAGCAGGATTTTCCTGTTCATCATACTGATCTTCTGCAAGTTGTGCTGCGTCATAAGCAAGATCTCCAAATCTATTCATTAGCTCTTTAGCTTTTTCTATTTCTGACATATTAATATAAGTTTTCGGGATTTAATTGTTCCATTACATCATCCCAGTTTATCCAATGAGGTATAGACATGTTTTGAATAGGTTCATCACAATATGATATCATTTTTAACTCTATAATTTCAGATGATTCATCACCAGGATAACCTGATCCATCACGATAATACATAACTGCTGGTTCACTAGTGTGTTGCCACACAACTTCTAACTCACACCATAACTCATCATTCTCTGGATGATAGTATGTTACATAACTTGTTCCTTTAGCTGTAGACATATTCTATTTGATTTAATAAGCACTACAGGAGTTGTTCTCCTGTAGTGCTCATGATTTTAATCTATAATTTTAGAAATGAAACTCTGCTCAACTGAATCTTCAACATTCTTACGAGCACGAGATTTAGCTACTTCTAGCTCTATACTTGTAAATAAATATGAAAGAATACGACCATCTTCTTTCAATAACACTGAATGATATGTATCAGCAGCATTTTTCTTTTTAGCTTGATTAATTACTTTAACAAGACTACCTACGCGTGTTTTAATAGACATAACTTTTTTTTGTTTAAATATTAAAAATATACTCGGAAATGATCAGAATGAAGTTCTACTGTCTTAGCTACACCTTGGTATGTCATACCTTCTGGTAATGTAAGAGGTTTAACTTCTTTAATGATTTCAATTTTAGCTAATTTAGCCTTTTTTACTTTAGTAATAGCTTTAAGTTTAGTAGTTTTAGCAATTACTTTAATCTTGCCTCTAACATTTTTACCACGTATTGAGCATAGTTTATTAAAAACTGCATTTGGAGTTTTGCCAAACTTCTCTGAATAAGTACGTGCAATTTCATAATCAGTTTTAAATTCCGTGCTATTAATAGCATCTTGTAACTGTTGAACTTGTTCTTCTGTATAAAAGAACTTTGATGTTTTTAATCTTACTTTCTTTTCCATAATTTTTTAAATTTTAGCAAAGCAACACATCGCTGATGTATCACAATACTTGATGAATAAATAATTACCTTGTTCAGTTGTAAACACTGTATGTTGTAGAGGACTGACCACTTCCTCTGATTTTATTATTTTCTCATTTCTTGCAGCAAAGAAAGTATCTATAGTTTCCTGAATACCTACTCTTGTGCTAAACGTCATAATAAAATGCTCTTTGAATTTGGCTATGTGTTTTTTTAAATAACGAACACTAGCACAGAAATCAAGATCATACAATGTTTCACTTTTTGATGAATCTGCTTTTAAAATATCTCCATACGTAAATGTCATTCTCACTTTCTGATTTAGTTTTGCGAGTTGTGACACCATTGTAGAGGGATCTGCTTCAAATATCTCAAATTCATCATAACCTTTAGCTTTACACCAATCAATGTATTCATTGATATCTGGTCCAGCTAATCCGACTATATTCTTAAACTTAAAGTGTCCTATAAGGAACTCTCTCACTGCTTTCTTTTGAGCAGCGTTTGTGTATGTACGTTTTAACATTATAAATTTTCTAAACCATCCATTAATGTAACATCCCATTCATCATCATTATAATCTTGAAACAAATCATGATTTTCAAATTCATCATCTTCTGCATTCCATAGATTGTCCATTGATGTTACAATAACACGACCATCTTCTAATGTAGGTTTATCTGTTTCATCATCAAAGTACAATCCAACATATCCTTCATCTTCCATACTAACATAGTTCATGTCATCTATTGTAAAATCATACAATAAACCATCTTGTTCACAATATGCAATTTGATCTGGATATGCTACTTGTTCTGGTGCTTTATCAGGATTAGAATCTATAGCTCTGATTAAATATGGTTTGACTGGGTATCCGTTCTCTTGAATATATTTCTCAATATTTCGTGGAAGCTTTTCAAGCTTATGTACATGCAAATAAGAATTCTCATTAATTGTAACACTTACAGCAAATAACATCCCAGGTTCTAACTGATCTGGGATGTATGAGTTGTAGATTAATTTTACAGGTTGATATCCCATATTATAATTCTTTTAATTTTGCCAATTTAGATTCTAACTCTGTAATCTCTTTAAGCCTTCTCTTTTCTAGCATTTCAGTACTATTTTGTTCAAACTGAAATATACTTTCAAATGCTCTAGCATAAATAGCTTCTAAGTCTTCAGCTGTAGCATCAGAATTAAAAGTAATTGAACTACGCTCTTTCTTATCATGATACATTGTGTGAGTGGTCAATTTTACATCAGGAGTGTAAGTCAAAGTAAAGAAACCATAATCCTCTGTACAATACGCTACAAGATCATTAGCAAAGACAATATACTTGTCAATAGGCTCAATACCTGTACGTTTTACATAATCTCTAGCATGTATAGCTAGACTAGTCAATGAATCAATTTGCTCTTTCATCTTTGTTTTTGATTTTAATGTCTTTTTTGTTTTTAATATCTTGAATAAGTTTATCCTTATTGTCTTCTATGAATTTTTCAAATCCATTAACAATTTCTTTTGCCATTTTATTTTCTAACAAATCTAATTTATACTCAGCACTTGTTAATTGTATAAAACGCACATAAGCAATACCCACCCAAAGTGCACAACTTATAGCAAGTACATAATCTTCTATATTACTCACTGTACTATCGTAAATAAATAGTTGACATATATACAAACAAAAGACTACCCAATGAATAGCATGAATGAAGAATGATCTTCCTGATTTCTCAATAATAATTTTCATTTTTTATTATTTAAACTGTGAAAAATAAAAGAGCTCAAGGATAAAATCCAAGAGCTCTAACCAATTCAACCTTTTAACCTATTTTTTAAGCTTTATTTTATTGAAAATAGAGCCTACATTTTCTACAGGACCTACAGCATTTAAACCAATTACAGAATCATATCCAAAGTTATTATGCTTTTTAATATCTGATTCAACCATTGGTCTACCTAAACCATAATCTGTTTCTACATCACAGTTACTCCAGGCTGTAAAGATGTTATCTCTATAGCTACCAACACAGAATATTGGAGCAAATAATGTCCAAGAGAATCTTTGTTGGGCTGATTTAACTTTTACAGCTAGTTCACTGTATTTGTAACCTTGATGTGTACCATTTGAAAATGCACAATAGTACACCTCAGTGGTAATACCTGCTTGTTCCAATGCATAAATAGTTGGAATAGCAGTTCTTGCCACTTTAGCAAACGCTTCAGCATTAACACTTGCACTCCCACAAATGTTAATAGCAATCTTCACTGTTGGTTTTCTTGCAGATTTAAGACTAACAAAGTATTTATCTTCACCAGCTATAGCTCGTGGGATAGATAGTCTAGATCCTACATCCTGAAACTTAGGTTTTCTACGATATGTCATAGCGTTAGCCATTAACTTCTTATAGCTTTTATCAGCCATAGTTGATTTAACAGCTTCTGCACACATTGTTTTACCTTTGCTAGGATCAAATCTAGTCTTCTCAAACTTATCTTTGTTTCTCTCATCTGCATATCTCCAATTATTTTGTTTTGCTTCTGAAATATCTTTAATTTGTTCTTGATTAGAGTGATGCAAATGGTCTATACCTTTTGCTTTAATAGCTGATGCATCACTGTTTTGAAAGAAATCATCTACAGAATCAAAATACATGTGAAGTATATTCTTCTCTTCTTTGACTATACGCATTAGACTACAGAGTTAACTAAATCCTTACGTAATGCTTCATCCCAATGTTCAGACATCATATTTAGAATATCTTCATGTGTAAAGCCATTATTCAATAGCATTGCAGCATCATACATAGAACGAGTTGAGAAGTTCTCACCATCCACTTTCTTAGTAACATAGTTACGAACTTTCTTGAAGAAACTATGGTGTTTACCAGCAATGTTCTTCTCAAGCTTCTCATCATAATCAATGAAGATACGACACATCTTGAAACGATCTAAGAACGCAGCATCTTGCATCTCGCGACCTTGATATTCTACAGAACCAGAACCCCAGGTATTACCTGCTAGAATACAATAGAAATCTTTGTGCTTCTTAGCTATAGTTTTACCTTTTCTGTTTGGTACAGCAATCATACCAGTTCTGTCGAATGCAGCATTTAACACAACTGCAATAGATGGAGACATAGAGTCATACTCGTCTACAAGAAATACACCACCGTTCTCATAGAAATCTAAGAATGAAGATTCTACATAACCGTCAATGTTAGCAAAACCTACCAACTCTGACTTAGAAGCTTCTAGATTACAAGAGAATGCACCATAGCGTAATCCCATCACTTCAGCTGCTTGCTTAGCCATAGTTGATTTACCTGATCCTGAAGGACCTACAATCATAGCTTGCTTAAACAACTGTAGAAATGTTACCATCTTTGGTAATTGCTCATGCTTGTCTTCCAAAGAGAATTCATATTTCTTCTCTTGTCCCAGCTCAATAATAATTTGTTTAGAAGTCAAGTAGTCTTCTATAACTTTTGTCTTGAACTCTACAAAATCACATGAAATAGTCTTTTCAACCTTTTCATATAATTCTGTCTCAATCATCTGCTTTTTCTTCTCTACTAATGCAGTGACATCTTCACGATGCTTCTCAAACTTCTTTTCAGACTCTCTGAAATGACTTTCTGTAGCTTGTTGCAATGCTGCTGATACAAGTTCAGGAGGAAGCGTTAATTGAAATCCACCTTTTGGTGTGTAATCGAACTCTTGTTGTGGAGGCATAGGCTTCTCTTGTTTTGGAATTTGTGTGAAAAATCTTTCTAAATAATTAATAGAATACTCTTGTTTAGATGAATTACGAGATACAAACCAATATCCTTTATTATTCCAACACACTGCCTTAGCACGGTCTTTTAAAGATTGGTCTCCTTCTGGTGTTCTAGTCTTACGTAAATATTCTGATAATCCAGGCGTAATAGTTTTACATTGCCCTTCTATAGGAAATGTAGCATCATCTTCTGCTTTTGGCGGAGGACTTGTAACAATATCAATAGCATCTGATGAATACCATGAATTAGGATATACTTGATAAAACCATTGTTGTAAATGTTCTACATAATATGCATCCATCACTACAATATCTTTATCACTATCTTGTCGCCAACCATTGTGAAAAGTGATTTTATCATTTGTAGGTTTTACATTACAATATGAATTTAATGGACGATCTTCTATAGGCTTAATTCTAACTAATTGGCCTATTTCAATATCAGATACATCTTTAGATGATGATGGTTCTGAGTTAGCCCATTTACCTAATTCATAGACATGTGCAGTACTTCCATTCTCACTATCAAGAAGTATATCATGTTTACTAACATTAATCCATCTTGCCTTGACTGGTTTAAAGTTCTCAAAATCTGTACCTGCTAATGATTTAAATGATTTTCCATTATAACGCTCCATAGCTTCTTGTAATAGCTCATCTTCTTCATGTACAAACTCAAGATCATATTCATCATCATGACCAATACGTGCTATCTCTTCACCACCGTCTAAATACTGAATAATAACAGTTTTGTAACTATCTGCTGATTCTGTAATTTTAGCAAGTTCACCTTTTCTACAATATTCAGTAATACATCTTACTTGTATATCAGGGAAATAATATTTTACTTTTTTCATTTCTTTGTTATTAATTAAGTTTTAAATTATAATGTGTTTAATTGAGAATGAGGATAGCAATTTTATATGCTACCCTCTTATCCTCTGATTCACACACAACTGTTAATCTTCATCATTCTCATCATCACGAGAACCCATTTTAAACATCCCTTCATCTTTAAGCCTTTCAATGCTTTGCATTGTATCTTCTATGATTTCCATGATATATGATGATGATTCTTCTTCATCAATCATAGCTTTAAATAAACTAAAATCATAGTTAGAATTCTCCACTTGACGAACAAGTTTCTTAAATTGCTTCAATGGTCTACCTTGTTTAGCTATCATTTCTTCAAGATGTTTCTCAATCATGCTTTTAGACATTCTATCACCAAAATGTTTTTCTGCATGTTTAATTAACTTAGCTTTTAACTCATAGTTGGTAGATGCATCATTAAATGCATCTACAGCAGATAATATTGTGTTAGCATTTTGAGCTCTTGTAGCAAATACAAATGTTAAGAATAATCTTTCCATTTCTGTAGCTGCATACTTTAGAGAACGTGACAACACACCTGTTTTTGTACGTAATACACGAGGTGCTGAACTTTCATCATCTTTGTAATCTCTATTAATAATAGAATTTGCAACGATTGATTCAAATACAATAACAGACTCTAATTTATCAGCCTGTTCTTTTGTTAAACTAAATGACTCGTAGATTTCGATTGAGTCATGATTAAATGTAATCTTTTCCATTTGTGTGTTTTTAAAAATTAATACTCTTCTTTTCTAACTAGTTGTCGTACTTCATCTATAGAATAAAAGTCAACACCATCTGTAACATCTTCCAGTTTCAGTTTTGTGCTCTTAGATTCTCCTGTCTTACGATCTAATCCTAAAATAATTCCTCTTCCATGTATAGGCATAACTTGCCCATATGTAAAGAATCTACTGTTTTCTGTTAAGAACAAAAGTCCTTCTTCATCTACCCAAAGGTCATTACCTCCAGGTAAACTCACACATTCTACAGTTGAACATCCAATAAGCTCGTACATTTGTTCTAACATACTAGCTTCATCAACAATTGTAACCTCCCTTACATCGTTGGACCATGCGTCAATAACTATTGCTCTCATTTTCGTAATAAACTGTGAATTTTCATACCTATTAATATTCCTAATAGAAAGTATGAAATTTGACAAATTAAATCTTCCATTTTTTATTTATTTAGTATTGTGAATATTACATAAATCATATAAATGCTTAACTAACTCTGTAGCTGTATCATAATCTCTATATGAAGGCCAAACACCTTGTGATACAGGATAGCCATAATATTTTGTAGCTAATTCGTATTTTTCATCTTCACTAATACCAAGAGCGTTGAATATAGCAGCATTACTATATTCTCCTGAAGTTTTTTTTAATTCTAAATAACTAGGATTAACTTCATATACATAGAAATCATCACCCACTATAAATTTAATCTTAACACCAGATTTTAATTGTTCCATAAAATGTTTGTTATTAGAAGGGAAAACAAAAAAGGACTGACGTATAACATCAGCCCTTTATTTTACGCTTAAACCCTTCTATGAAAATCAATTAAACCTATTCTTTTTAAACATATATAAGAATACTATTCCTATAAACAACATACAAAATCCTGTGTATGTATTACCAGCATCAATGTGCTGTACGCATGCTAACAACATAAGAATAGCCATAGCTAACCAAATGTATACTTCCATAAACTTATCTAAATATTTCATATTTATAAGAATGCTATATTAAATGTAAAAGAATTAATAATTGAGCAGTTTTGTGTCATGCTCAGGACTACACACATAAATCTTATATGTTTGTAGGAACTAACAGACAGTTATCATCAAATATCTCATCATGCATAAGACTTTCGTCTGTATGTAGATGACTAACATCTGAAAAACTGTAAGTAACTCCTTGAACAATAAGTTCAATGTGTGTACATTGGTCATTGAATATAAATTCTAACCAAGCTGACTTCTTTGCATATCCTTTTCTATGTAATAGAGAAGAATACAATGATACGTGATTTGACATGTGTGTGTAATTTAAGTTAAAAAATAATTTTAGTAATCAGGACAGGATTCGAACCTGCATGAGATGATCAAAGCTCTCGCTACATCTTACGTGGAGCTTTCAGAACTCCTGCGTCTACCATTATTCCGCCACCTGACTATATAGTTATACTCACACCAACTTGTATAACTATGATTTGCTCTCTCCCTACTCACACCGAGACTTTGTGCTTTAGGTAATGGTGAATTTCTTATACAATTAAAATTTCAGTTGTGAATACTCCACTTCAATTGTATCTAATTTTTTGTAGAACGGTTCTTGTTTTTTACCACGTGTATTTATGTGGGTTTCTACAAGAATCTTTGCTCTAGAATCACCTGATTTTCGTGCTTCTTCTACTTGTACAGGCGATACAATTGTACAATATCTAACTATTTCTTTTTTGTCTTCTTGTTTTTTTAAAAGTGCTCTCATTTTTGTTTATTTAAAATATGTGAATAAAAAATCTGTTTACTAATTTAAACCAAAGAGACATTATTGTCTCCTTGGGTTTGTACTAATTGTAACATATAACACAGATGCAGCCATAAAAGCAAATAGCCACAATAATGTTAATTGTATATTATCCCAGCCATACTTTGTAACAACATCTGAATTAGTGATGATGTACAAATCAAGACACAAAAATGTCACTATATATATAATGATGAACCAACGAATGATAATAATTGCTTTCATAATGATTTAAAAAGTTTAAAGAGTTGAAACAATAAGAATACTAAACATCACAACAATCAATATGAAGATGATGGTACATAACAATTCCATAAGTTCGTTTTTCATTTAGTCTTCTATAGTGTGAAACAATTCTTTCCATTCTTCTGATGTTATACCAGATATTAAAAACTCTCTATCTTCTATAGACAGATGTGGAACAACATTTTGTATAAGCTCTTTTTCATGCTTTATTCTAAATAGTTGTTCTATTGTAATATCAACATCCTTAGTGGATGTAGTTTTTGATATCATACTAGTCATTGTAATTAACATATATGTATTATTTAAAAGGTTGATTTATCAGTTTCAGCTGTTAATAATGGTAAGCCTTGTATTTCAGACATATGTGTTGTTACATCGTCTTCTGTAAGCCAACCTAACACATCCATTGTTATTGATGTATAATAGATCTGACCACCTTCTTCATCATCTAATACAGCTAATTCATATAGTCCTTCTTTACCACCATATGTCATGTCTGATTGTACAACAGATACACCATATCCATTATCAAACATCATACGTGCTCTTTTACCATTAACAGTATAGTCATTTACTATTTCAGTAAATTCTAAATCATTAAATGTTTTCATTTTTGTTATTATTTAAAAGGTTTGAAAATACAATGTTATAAATAATGGTTTTATCCTTCCACCATAAAAGATAGACAGTTCTTGATAACTAGATCTGCCAACTAATAAAAGTATGCTACTAAGGTAGCTTGTATAAAATCTCCCTCTGCATTCAAACGCACGTTGCCTATCACCACAATAGGCTATTCTTGGAGGTACGTATGTTTGCTATCCTTTGGGAAGATAGACTGATGCATTACTCAATAAGTAAAGATTGATAATAAGCTAACATTTTCTCATTTCTACTAATAACAAGATCAACACGAGCTATTCTGTTCTTCTCTAGTTTATATTGTGAAGAATACATTGTATCATAGTTAGCTTTATACTTCTGTAATCTATTACTAATCTTATTAATACGTTTATGTATATGTTCTCTATTCATTTCTTTATTTATTTAAAAGGTTGAAAAAAAAAAAAAGGGAGAATTATTCTCCCTTATACTCAATACATTCTTTGATCTGCATCACACATAATGACAAGACCTAGATTATTGGCAACAATACGCTTTACTTTAAAAAAGCCATCACCTACATGAGTTAAAAACCCACCTTCGTAAGCTATATTAAACTGAGCTGCACGATGACTATTATGTTCATTATTAATAATGACATATTCAGACTCATTTTGATTAGAGAACATATTATGAACTCCCATTCTGCTTGCATACATATCTTTGTTATTTAAAAGGGTTATTAATGCTATATAATTTAAACTTATGTCTTTTTTAGGTTTATTCAATTTACCTATTTATCTGTTGAAGGGTTACACTACCACCATTTAATGCTTTCCCAAACATATAAAAACCAAAGAATATTTGGTAAGCTCCGCGTAAAAACTTTTTAAAACCAAATATTATATATGTATTTATTATTTTACCTATATAATCTTCTGTTTAACTATATATATAAAAACAAGAGAGGGATTTATTCCCCCTCTTGTATTACACACACTATTAAATAGAAGCAGCTAATAAGGTATCTAACACTTCTTGGCTAATACCTACTTTCTCAGCTTGTTCAGCAATAGATTTGTTAATCTCTATGTCTAACATAATAGATTCACTACGAGCTTGAGTGATATCTGCCTTGTTTTTAAATACAGATAGAGCAGTTAGACGAATTGCTTTCTCACCTGTAGGCTTACCATCTAAACCTAATGGCTCAATTTCCTTTTCTGCACCAATGCAATAGAAAGGAAAAGTTACATCTTCGCTCATCTCCCATCCTAATGAAGCCATCTGACGAGCATAGATGTGCACACGCTCTCCCATAGCTGTATAGCCTGAGAAATTTCCTTGACCTGTAAACGTACCATTGTTAATCACGTAATTTTTCATGATAATTTTAATTTTAAATTGTTTATAAATATAAGTTTTAGATATATAACTACATATTAGTTATACTCCCATATCTATAGGGATGTAGTCTGATGAACAAGACGAGGGAAAAAGAGAGAGGCATGTGCCCCTCTCTTGGTTAGTAATGGGAGAGAACATTTCCTCTCCCGTTTAGCATTACACTGATGCTGCTAGTAGCACGTCAAGGACATCTTGACTAATGCCAACCTTCTCTGCCTGCTCTTGAATGGATTTAGTAATCTCAATGTCAAGCAATGCTGCTTCGGATCTAGCACTCGTGATGTCAGCTTTACTCTTGAATACTGACAATGCTGTTAATCGCATTGTCTTCTCTCCAGTTGGCTTGCCATCAGTTCCTAGTGGCTCAATCTCTTTCTCCTTTGCAATTGCATAGAATGGATACTTCACATCCTCATTTGCTTCCCAGTCTAGTGATGACATCTGTCTAGCATACATGTGAATGCGTTCTCCCATGGCAGTGTATCCTGAGAAGTTACCTTGTGCAGTAAATGATCCGTTGTTAATTACGTAATTCTTCATTGTTTTTTTGTTCAGCTATTTCTCCTGTTCCCATTTTAGTTGTTTATTAATTAATTTATTTTATTAAAAGGATTTTCTAATGAACATTATGACCAACGCCATGATGCTTTTGGTGTGTAATTATTCTCTAAGAACTCTATTACAGGAAGTATTGTAGGAAGTTCTTCTGTCCACAAGTCAGAAGTGACATAGTGTTGTCTAACTTCTTCTATGCTTTTACCAGTTGATAATTGGAAGCCAATTGTATTGTACCAATCAAACACATCAGATCCCCAATCTTTATCATGAGGTTCTACGTGATACACTTCTTTACAGATTCTCTCATCAATGCTAATGAGAGATGCTGCCTCCTTAGAGGTCTTGTCAAATAATGTTAGGTAATTTGCCATTGTTATTTATTGTTTAAACGTTATTAATTAATTGATTAATATGATATGATGTCAGAACTGTCTCAAATGTTTTCTTGTACTTCTCTAGTTCATCATTATCTTTTAACAGTTCTATTATTGTATACTCATGCTCTTTGCATAATAGCTCTAGTCTTTCACGTTCTGACTGAGCATACTCATAGTTCCAGTTTGCTGTTTGTAGCTCACGAGTAAGTTTATCATTCTCTTCTTCTAGATCCTCAATCTGATTTGTGAGATGATCAATCACCATCCTGCATTCATTTAGTTCAGCATTAGCATTATAGTCTTCTACTTTTGCTACAAGTGCATCATACTCTTCCTGTAACTTATCATAGTCTTGTTTACAGCAATGTAAGTCCATCTCTAGACTCACGATTCTAGAATTAACTAGAACAGTCTTAATCTCGTACTCATGCTCACGTATCTCAATGGCTGTAAGTCTAGTAAATTTCTCTCCTGTCTTATTTCCATCGAAATCAATTTGATCAAATGTCTTCTCTTCTGCTAGACAGTAGAATGGTAACTTGACTAGTTCCTTCTCGTATTGTCCCAAGCATCGATAGACTATTCCAACTTGTGGAAATAGTCTAATAATGTCCTTCTTGTAGATGTGAATCCTTTCACCTTTTACTGAGATTCCCATGAAATTCCCTGCTTTAGAGAAATGTCCTGATTGAATTATGTATGCATTCATATTTGTATTACGGCAGTTGACCTCTGCCAAGGGTTGGTTGTGAATTGATTAATTAATTTAAAGATTTATTCTGCTGAACTATTCCTGTAAGTTCATGAAGTTCGTATTCAAGACCTTCAATAATCATGTTTGCGTATTCAAATGCATCTTCGTAATTACTAAAGCATCTGTCTGCAATTCTTTCCCATTTATCATTCCTCTTTCTACATGATGTGTAACAATGGAATGGCATGCGAACGCTTTGATCCTCAGTCAGTAATTCTTTAGGTAATAACTCTGTGTTAATGATTACCTTTTTATGATCTTTATCATAAGCAGTGAACAATACTTCAGGATGTTCAGATGATCCGTAATTTTCAAAGGATCCGTAATAGATTGTTATTAAGTACATGTGTTTAATATGCGTGATTTAGCCCTCACGCTAGGAATAGTTGTGAATTGATTAAATGGTTGATTCTAATGAACCTTTTGGCTTGCCATGAACTGATTCATAATGATCAATGTCAGCTTGTGCAGCTTTTAGATTATTTCTAACTCGCTCTCTGAAGTGCAATGTTTCATCAGGTAACATTAATGGTAGCAATGTTCGCAATGCCATTAACTGTTTGATGCAGTCATCTTTCATCATTAATGCCATGTCATAATCTGCTTCCATCATGTATTCATCTGTAAAATAGATTGATTGGTACTCGAATTGATTTTTCATTTTAATTTAATTTAATTGTGAATTGATTGATTTAACTGTAATACTAAAGGTGTTGGATCTGCTGAACGAATCTTTCCATACTTGGTGATGTTCTGTGAACTTACGATAGTCATGATCTACTCTCTTCACTGACCATCGCTCATACTTATCAAGCTTACATAGTGCTACGAATGGCTTGATGTCAGCACAATCACGATCGAACAATGGATAATCTCTTGAATGTCCAAAGTCATTAAGCATCACATCATTATCAATGACCACTCTGTAGTATCCTAAGTCTGTGTGTGAATGGCCAAGATAGTAAGTATGTCTTGCTACCACTTTTGTTACTAAGATTGGGAATAACATAATAATTGTGGCTGAGTATTGCCCCCCAGCCAAGGGTTTAGTTGTTAGTTTAGTTTTTGTTTTAGTAAATCAATTGCAAGGAACACTGACATAATCATTGGCATGCAGAAGATGCCAATGAGAATCAGATCATTGTTACTATAGTCTCTAGTTGTGACTAAATAACAAATCTGTGCTAATGCTAAGAGTGAGATGACTAGTAGAAATACTTGGAACACTCTTTGTACTTTTTGATAATTTTTCATATGGGTAATATGACAGTTATACGTCTGCCAACGATATCAGGGGGATAACGTCACCCTCCTAATTACCCTAAGGGGATATCATCTGAAGTGGACTCCTCTCTCATGAACATAATGCCTAGGGGGGATGTAAAAAAATTTTAAATTTTCACCCCGAACAAAAATTTTGCATATTCAAAAAGTTCTATTACCTTTGGGGGGATAAAGGGGGGCTAGTAAATAAAAACTTTTTATATATGATATATTTTAAAGTGAATACATTGACAGACTTTGGAATAGGTGCATCGTTTAGAGTGAAAGAAATTAGATGGTATGATATGTACACTATAGAGATTTCTCTAATAATATTTTCTCTTTCATTTGTATTTACCAAATATAATTCTTAATATAGCGTCTATAATTCTATAGAATGCCAACTACATATGGAAGAGATTAAGAAAAAGGTAATTGTACAAAAGTTAAAAAGGAGTGTAGATGATAATTATGCTATAGCTGAAAAGTATTATAGTTTATTATCTACAGTTAATAGTCTAAACCTTACAACAAGAGAAATACAATTAGTAGCATTTACAGCTATACATGGTAATATTTCTTATAGTAGTATAAGGGAAGAGTTTTGTGATAAGTATAATTCTACATCTCCTACAATCAACAACATTATATCAAAGCTTAAGAAGGTTGGTGTATTAGTTAAGGATGGGACAAAGATTAAAGTTAATCCTGTTATTATTCTACCATTCTCAGAGAACATTACATTAGAGATAAAGTTAGAGCATGGAGTATAATAAGCCAAAGAGTATGTCCCATAAGGAATACCTTGTTAGGGCATTGTCTATAAAGCTTGCTGTCTCAGAGAAGATTATAGAAACTGTAGTTAATCATCAGTTTCAATCAGCTAATGAGGCAATGGACACAAATCATTCTTTAGAATTTTCTGGATTTGGACGTATTATATTTAATAATAAGAAGGCAATAAAGAAATTAGCAGCATTAGAAGCTAAATTAGAAAAAGCCCAAAAACAATTAGAACTAAATACAACTGTAGATGTAAAAAAGATACAGGATGCTATAGATATATTGACAATACAAATAAGAATATTAAAACCAAAAATAAAACCAACCAATGATTAACTTTAGCCAAGTGTACGAGGGATGGCGCAATAAGTTAGTTCCTCCTACAAAAATGAAAACATTGATACATGATGTATCACAAGAACGTTTAGCAATATGTAGTGTATGCCCTTTTCATTCTAAGTTTCATAAGACACCATTAAGACCAGATAATCACTGTACAGATTGTGGTTGTAATTTAGAAGCAAAGACAGCATGTTTATCGTGCTCATGTCCAAAAGATAAATGGGAAGCTGTAATGTCAAACCCAGAAGAAGAAGATCAATTAAAAAAAGACGTAAACAATGGCTAAGAAAGTGTTAATAAAAAAGATTTCTTTAGATGAAATTATAGATGTTTTTGTAGACTTATATAATAAAGGAATAGACTATGTTGACTTAGTTAACACAGATGAAGAAGAAGGAAAACTTTCTGTCATTTTTACAAAAGAATATATGTGTAAAGAAATGCAAGAGTCTGATGATTTTGAATTAATTCAGGACAGCATTGAAGATATTGATTTTAACGAGGAGGATTCAAAATTCTCTGAGGATGACATCAATGATTTAATTTAAATCCCCCCTATGAACTTAACCCCCTATCAACAAGCTTTAAAGATTTTAGAAGATTTACAAAAAGCATTTCCTACATATAATTTAGGAAGACATTTATCAACAGCTCTATATGAATACAAAGACATATGGGGAATGACAGATAGGGAAATGGTTTACGCTCTGTCAAAATACAAAGCAGAATTGATGCAAGATATTCCTCATTTAGATGGTTCAGAAATAGATAAGATTATAAGAGAAGGAATGAATCTAGATACAATTCTAGATGATGACGAGGATAACGACTAAACTATATGGCACTAAAGAAAACTACATATATTAACACTGAGCTTGAATGGGCTGAGGAACAACTCAAATCTTGGAGACAATATGTTGATGCTCATCCTATGCACACACTTGTAGATAGGATTGAGTGGAAACCAACTTCTAAAGGAGGTATGTTACCTATGGTGATTGCATCTATAGAAGCTCAAGGTAAGTTTATACAAGAGACCATGAAGAACTATTTAGCTCTCCTCGAAGTGGTAGATAAACTTAGAGAGAAAGAAGAAGCTAAGGTTGAAGTAAGAGGGGGATCAGCATTAGGATCTAAAGCTGATAAGTTTTTAAAAGAACGTAGTGGAACTTCTTAAAATAGATTATAAGGATTGGTTAATGAACCAGAAGCGTCTTCCAGATAAAGAATCTGAGGAGTATGATTCTTTTTTTGCATTTCATGAGGAGCTGTGTAAGAATGGTGCAATGATGGGAGATGTATATATTAATCCTTTTCTATATTGGCATCTAAATGCATGGCATACAGAGGTGGATGTTATAGATGAATATGGTAGAATAGCACAGAAATATGCTAACCCTTCTTTAAGAGATAATGAGTGGGTGGTATCAACAGAAATTGATAGAGCTCAAAAAGAACGTAAAGGTTTAGTTATTTTAGGAATCAGACGTTTTGCTAAGAGTGTGATTGAGGCATCATATGTGTCACATGGAGCAACCTTTGATGAGAACTCACAGAACATTATAGCTGGACTAAATGCAGCTGATATAAAGCTAATTACAGACAAGATTGACAAAGGACTTAATCATCTTCCTGCTGCATGGCAGTGGCAAAGAGTTGAGGATAATTGGAAGAATCAAGTAACGCTAGGTGTAAAAACAAGAGGAGGACAACGTATCCCCTTTTCACAAATATTAATACGTAACCTTGACGAAGGTAATAACGAAGAGGCTATTGCAGGTACAAAGCCTAGAAGATTAATTATAGATGAAATTGGTAAAGGAAGTTTCCTACGAGGTTTTCAAGCGGCTGTTCCAGGTTTCACAACACCCTTTGGCTGGGGTTGTGCACCAATTCTTACGGGAACAGGTGGGGATATGAAGAAATTCATGGACGCTAAGTCCTTGATGTTTGATGTAGGTAACTACAATTTCTTAGAATACAATAATGCCAAAGATGAATCTCGTATACACGGGTTATTCATTTCACATAAGTTTAGAATGGAAGCTAAATACGACTCTACATTAGGAGCGTATTTAGACCTACCTAAAGGTGATGATTTACATAATGTGAAAATGTTAGTTTCTGATGAAGAAGTAGCTACAAAAATAACCAACGAAAATTTAGAAAGACTCAAGAAAGCAGGAGATAGAATTGCTTATTTAAAAGAGAAGATGTACTATCCACAAGAGGTGGATGATATATTCTTAAATGAGGACAGTAACATCTTTGATATAGAGGGAGCAAAACGACAAAAGGCCAGACTCTTATCTCAAGAGCGAACAGGTACACCAGTTGTGCTATATGATGATGGAGAAGGTGTTAAGCATGAATTCACAGACAAGCTACCCATCTCCAACTTCCCTCTTAAAAACTCAGACATGAAGGATGCTCCTGTAATAGTGTATGAGTTTCCTATAGAATCCCCACCTTACGGACTATATGTAGCAGGAGTCGATCCGTACCGTCAAGGTAAAGCTGCATATTCAACATCGTTAGGATCTGTATACATATATAAACGTATGCACTCAATTACAAATGAAAAGTATCAAGATATGTTCGTTGCATCCTATTGTGCACGTCCAGACAAAAAGGAAACATGGGATGAGCAAGCTCGTCTCCTCATTAAATACTATAATGCAAGAGCTCTTGTCGAGAATGATGAGATGTCTTTCATTGATTATATGATTTCTAAGAACGATGCTCATTATTTAGAAAAGCAACCAGAGTGGTTGAAAGAAGTTGTACCTAATACAACAGTGAGACGTGAATATGGAATACATAGATCTTCTGAAAAGATTAGAGATTTCTTACATGGATGTCTTAAAAAATATACAGAAGAAGTTATCATCTCAGAAAAAAATGAAGAGGGAGAGATTAAATCTGAAGTGAAGGGTATGGTTAAAATTTTTGATCCTGTATTATTAGAAGAAATGATTCAGTATAATGAAGAAGGTAACTTTGACCGTATTATTGCAGCAGAACTTGCAGTGGCTATGGCTATGAAACTTGATCCTATAATGGGTAGAATTGGTGCAGGTGGTGATGTTAGAGTACAAGCTATGTACGCTAAGAAGAAAAATAATAAATTATTTGGAAGTAGTAATGGTCTATTTTCAGAAACAAAAAAACATAAACTGTTTACATAATGGCAATTATTAGATATACAAAAGATGCAACAATTAGGTATGCATATCTAAACATCTTCCCTGATCAATTCAAAACTGAAAAGGAAAAGCAAGATGAAAGTTGGATTAAAAACACAATGGACTATTTTGCGAATAAAGCCTATTCGGAGTATATTAAAAATCGTGATACGTTTGTTAAGAATTACGATTTAATAAAAGGCATTTTACGTCCAGAAGATTTTTATCAAGAACCTGAAGTGAGAAGTTTTACAGATATGCTTACAGCTGATCTAGCTTTACCAGCATATGTAAAACATTATTCTATCATTACAACTCCAATAAACGAGCTTGTAGGCGAGATCTCTAAGCGTCCTGATGCTTTCCGTGTTAAAGCATTTGATGATGATTCTAAAGCAGAAGAACTAGAGTTTAAAACTGGTATTTTACAAGAGTTTGTAATGAACCAAGCTAAACAAAAGATTTTAGAAAAAGCAGCAATTGCAGGAGAAGAAATTGAGGAAGAGCAATTACAACAAATGACAATGCAAGAAGTTCAAGATGAACTTGACTCTTATACATCTATAGCAGAGAAATGGGCTAACCATGTACTTACATGTCAGAAAGCAGATTTTGTTCTTAAAGAAAAATCAGAAGATGCATTTCGTGATATGTTAATTTCTGCACGTGAATATTATCACATATATGAGGATAACTCTAAGGTGGGATATAATATAGAAGTGGCCAATCCTAAGAATACATGGTTCCTATCTACACCAGATCGTAAATACATTTCAGATCCAACAGGACGTGCACAAGGCGCGTATGCTGCAGGCACTGTACAAGTTATGGAATTGTCTGAGATTATTGAAGCTATTCCAGATATTACAAAAGAAGAAATTGATCATTTAAGATCATCATTACAAGACTATGGTTTGATTAATGTTCGTGAATCTAACTTAGGTAATCCAGATGCAATTCCAGGTACAGACTCTGTACAATATGATACATACGATCCTGCTGTGTTACAAACACGTATGATTATTGAATCAGAAATGAAAGAAAACAATGATGGTTTGAAAGACTTTTTAGGACTAACAAATAATGTTTCTTCATTCGGATATAAATATGTTGTTGTAAGATGTTATTGGATTTCTAAAAAGAAAATTGGTAAACTCATCTACACAGATGAAATGGGTAATGAGCAGTCAATGCTAGTTGATGAGAATTATAAGAAAGGTACAATTCCTACAGAACAATCATTAGAGTGGGGATGGATCAATCAATGGTATCAGGGTATAAAGATTGGACCAGATATTTATCACATTAAACCATTTAAGTTATTAAACTACTGCCCAATCATTGGTGTAGTGCACGAGGTTAAGAATACGGAAGCTAAATCTTTAGTAGACTTAATGAAACCATTCCAGGTTCTTTATAATGTTTGTATGAATCAATTGTACAAATTATTAGAGAAAGAAGTTGGTAAGGTTTATTTAACATCTATCAGACACATTCCTATTCCTAAAGATGGAGATGCACAAGATGCTCTTGACATATGGGAGATGGAAGCACGTAATAGAGGTGTTATGTTTATTGATGATAGTCCAGAGAACTTAAAGTCTCCAAGTTCATTCAATCAATTCCGTGATATTGATTTAACACGTACACAAGAAATCCAATCTCGTTATAATTTAGCTATCCAGTTAAAGAATGAATGTTGGGAACTTATTGGTATGTCTAGACAGCGTATGGGATCTGTTTCAGCTTCTGAAACTGCTACAGGTACTAACACTGCCATCACACAATCTTACTCGCAAACAGAACCATTATTCGTAGCACACGAGTATGTACTAGGTCAGTTGTACCAAGCAATCATTGATGCTTCATTATATGTAGAAAGTGCTAAACCACAATCTACTATTTCATACATTACATCTGAAGGAGAATCAGCATTTGTACAAGTGAATGGAACAGATCTTAAGTTTAGAGATCTTAAAGTGTTCTTAACTAATCGTCCAGAAGATAAACAAATGTTTAATGAGATTAGAGGATTATCTCAAGCTGTTTTACAAAATGGTGGTTCATTACATGACATTATTGAATTATATAGCACAAACTCTATTCGTGATATGAAGAAGGTGTTTAAGACTCTTAAAGAGCGTCAAGAACAACTTGAAGATCAGAAGATGCAACAACAACAGCAGCAACTAGAGCAACAACAACAAATTGCTCAAGCTCAAATACAACAAGCTCAACAGATGCAAGCTGAAAAAATTGCTCATGATGATTATCAAAATGAGTTAGATAGAATTAATAAGATTGAAATTGCAATGATTGCTGCTGAATCTAAAGCAGGTCCTTTAACAGATGTAGACACTTCTGGTACTGCTGATGTATTAGAAATAGATAAATTAGCAAGTGAACAATCTAAAGCTTCTAAAGATTATCAAACTAAGATGGCAGACATTGCTAATAAAACAAGAGCAGATGCTCAAAAAATGCAAATAGAGCGTGAAAAGATTGCTACAGATTTAAAAAATCAAGCAAACGATTTAGAAATTGCAAAAATTAATGCACGTAATAGAGGTTCTAAATCCAAGTAATTCTAATCAATTAGATTAGAGTAAATTTCATTAATGCTATATTATGCAGAATATTCAGCTCCATAGCAGATTTACTCTTTGTTATTAAATTAATGTAATATACTTTTATATCGAAAAACCAATTAAAAATTAAACTACGTATGGCCGATAATTTAGAAAACCCAGGATTTGGGAATTTTAGCATTGAGAACACCATGGAAATGGGAATGGGAAACGCAGAGTTATTAAATGACTTAATGAGTCCTGATACTTCTACCGCTGATCCTGATGATGTACAAAAGATTGATGCACAACCTGCAGCAGTTGCTCCCACTAAAAAAGCACCTTCTACTAAAACAGAAGATGATGCTGATGATAAAAAAGAAGAAGATGCTTCTAAATCAATTCAAGATTTCTTATTAGGAAATGATGATGACGAGGAAGAAGATGATGTTCCTGCTGTAACTCCTAAGGCTAAAAAAGCTGAAGATGCTCCAGAAGAAGAAGAAGAAGAAGATGATGATGCAGCAAGTAATCAGTTCACTGCTCTATCACGAGATCTTTTTAAACTTGGTGTTTTTACAAAAGAAGATGGAGAAGAAGATACTTCTGTTAATTCTGCAGAAGAGTTCTTAGAACGTTTTGAAGTTGAGAAAAAAAAAGGTGCAATTGAAGTGGTACAAAACTTCATTGGACAATTTGGAGAAGACTATCAAAGTGCATTTGATGCTATCTTTGTTAAGGGTGTAAATCCTAAAGAATATTTCGGTACATATGATGCTATTCAAAATTTCTCTGAGATGGACTTATCTCAAGAATCAAATCAAATAGCAATACTTAAACAAGCTTTAGCTGATCAAGGTTTTGATCCTGAAGATATAACAACAGAAGTTGAAAGACTTCAAAATTATGGTGATCTTGAAAGCGTTGCTGGAAAACATCATAAGGTTCTAATTAAAAAAGAAGCTGCGAAGCTACAAAAATTAGAACAAGACAGAACTGTAGAGTTACAACGTCAAGCTGCTTATAAACAACAGTATCAACAAAATGTAACAACAGTTTTACAAGAGAAGCTAAAAACTAAAGAGTTTGATGGCATTCCTCTTAACCCAAAATTAGCTGGTGAACTACAAGATTTCCTTTTGGCTGAGAAATGGAAAACAGGATCTGGAGAAACATTAACAGATTTTGATAGAACCATTCTCGACTTAAAGCGTCCTGAGAATCATGAGATGAAGGTAAAAGTGGCACTACTTTTGAAAATCCTAGAAAAGGATCCTACATTATCAACAATTCAAAAATCAGGAATCTCTAAGAAGTCAAATGAGTTGTTTGGAGAGGTTGCTCGTCAAGCTTCTAAAGGTATAGGGAAATCTAAATCATCAACGCCAACATCTTGGTTTTCATAACACGTAATATTTTTTTAATTTAAACAAAACAAACAAATGGCAATTCAAACAATTCCAGGTTTAACTGGCTTTACTTACGCTCGCGTTGCGTCTATGGACAAACGTGCAGTTGGTAAGTTGACAGATTCTAACCACTTGGAAAGCTTTCACTCAACTGAGCCTGCAGACTACGATAAGAAAATTATCAGCTTGTACACTCAGAGTTCATTGTATAGTAATGACTTCTTGGACATGATCAACAAGTCAACTCCGTATTACATTGACAACAACAGTGATGCTTGGAAGTGGCAAATCGCAGTTCCTTACAAATTTCCTAAAGTCATTGACATTCCTGCTACTACTCTAGCTTTTGAGAAACCAGGTATTGATGGTCAGGAATTTTCTTTAGTTATTGATACTAATGAATTCTCTAAGAATGCTGTAGTATCAGTAGGTACTCGTCAGTATGGTCCTCGTTTCTTTGTTATCAAAGATCCAGTTCCTTACAACGCAGGTTACTTGTACACTTTCACTTTGATTTCTGATAATCCAACAGTTGATTTCGTTTCTTCTACATTCTTACAACTTGGTATTGAATTAGAATTAATTGATGCAGTTATTGGTGAGTTTGATCAAGACTTATTAGGATTGCCTCGTTTAGGTGAGCAAATCACAATGTTTGAATCATTAGGTTCTGCATATGGTTATGAGCACAAGATTACTGAATGGGCTGATGATAAGATGATGGTTGATGCTTCTGGTAAAGCATTAGATATTTTAGTATATGCTCCACAAAGACGTAACCAATTACCTTTAACTCGTAATGATGTTAAATGGGAACCGTTTATTGAATTCTGGATGCGTAAGTCTATGTTAGAATTAAAAGTTAAGCGTATGATCTGGTCTAAGCCAGGTACAGTTAAGACTAGTGGTTCTCAACAAAACTTAAAGCGTACATCTGCTGGTGTTTATCACAGAATGCGTAACAACGGTAACTTAGTACAATACAACCGTGGAGAATTCACTGCTAACTTGATTCGTTCGGTATTTGGTGATTTATTCTACAGACGTGTGGATGTTAAAGATCGCCGTGTTAAAATGTACACTAACGAAGCTGGTTTTGACGTGTTCCAACAAGCTTTGAAAAATGATGCATTGAATTCAGGTCTTACTTTCATGGCTGATTCAGGTAATCGTTATATGCAAGGAGAAGGACAACACATCACTTACAACTTTGCATTCGATGCAATGGTTACTCGTGAGACTGGTCGTGTTGAGTTAATTCACTTAAAAGAATTAGACCTTCCTCAATCTAACTTAGAATTTGGACAAAACAAGAAGTCTACTCCAGTATTTATGGTGTTTGACGTTTCTCCAATGTCTGATGGTTCTATGATTAACAACATCCGTGAAGTACGTATGAAGGGTGCTCCTTCTATGACTTGGGGTTATATCGATGGTACTCGTCACCACTTAGGATTTGCAAAATCTCAAGGTATGTCAAGTGCTAACAAATTCCCAGGATACGAAATCTGGATGAAAGATCGTTGTGATGTGTTTATTGAAGACTTGTCTCGCACAGTCTTGATTGAAGAAATACCTCAGTTCTAATACATGGGGCAACAGCCCTAGCTTTCAATCGAAAGCACAAGAACCTCTCCCTCTCTCCTCCCTCCTATGAGGGAGAGTGTTCTTGAATATAGAGTGCTTGGACTATTGTCGCTATTCCTTCGATGGATAGCACTCTGCTAAAAAACCAATTAAAACAACTACATACTATGGGTAAAATGGGAAAAATTTCTACTATTAAGAAAGATTACAACAATTCGCAATTGCAAACAATGCAAGCTGGACTTGCACAAAAAGGTTTGACACGTATTCCTGGAACAGGAGTTTTCAAATATCCTTACAAGGAAATGGATGGACATTATCGCACAGGATTAGATCCTAATGCTGCTTACATTCGTAGAATTCAAGATCCGACAGAACGTGAATTAGAAATTGAACGTGTAACAAATTTACGTGCTAAATTAGAATTACAATTAGGCGATGTAGATCTTGGTCCTCGTTCTAAGTTTTGGAATTACGGCTTATCAACTTCTATAACTGATGAAATGCATGTGCAACCAGTTAAGTTACTAGATGGTGATAATTATTTTGATTTCACTAATACGTTACAAGAAGTTGCTTTTTCTTGGTTACGAGTTCATCCAACGATTGCAAGTTCATATCAGGCTTGGGAACGTGGTGAATTTCCTGCAGATACACAATTCTATGTTGTAGATGATGAAATCGAGAATGCGGTTGTTTACAAAAAGAAACAATTAATCAACAAAGCTATTATCAAGTTTGATGCAATGTCTCCTGATAAGAAGAAAAAAGTTGCTCGTTTGTTAGGATTACCTGTAGTTGATGATACTAAAGAAGAAGTTGTTTACAACCTTGTTGATAACTTGTTGAAACAAACTGAATTAAAAGATGGTAAATACCAAGGATTAAATCCAGTAGAGGTATTTAATCGTTTTGCAGATATGAAGGAAAATTTACTTCATATTAAAGACTTGGTAAAACAAGCATTATCTCACTCCATTTATCGAATGAAAGCAAATGGAAAAATTTATATGGGTGAGTTAGAAGTTGCAATTGATGAAGAAGAATTAGTTAAGTTTTTAGCTAACGATGATAATCAAGATGAGCTTATTGTATTAGAACAAAAATTAAAAGGTAAAAAATTAGCTTCGATATGATCCCAGTAGATAGTTTATTATATAAGATTGATCAGAAACTAAATAAACTATCTACTAATGAACATCAACAAATACCATTAGAAGATAAAATCTTAGCTCTCAATGAGGCGCAGATTAAATTAATTAAACAAAAAGTTGATGGTCAAAATACAATCTCAGGATTGGGATTGGATGCGTTCAAGAAACGTTATGAAGATTTACAAAAACTAGTGGTAATATATAAAGATCTATCACTAGTTTTAAAAAATGCTGTAATTAATCAGTGGTCTGCAGATTTATCATTACTTACTCCTAAGTATATGTTTTACGTAGATGCTTATGTTATAGCTACTAAAGGTTTATGTATCAATAGACAAATTTGGATTAATAAAGATCTTTCAAAACACGGTGATATTTCTTTATTATTAAATAATGATCATTACAAACCATCATTTGAATATCAAGAAACATTTAATTCTTTATCTTCTAATGAACTTTCCATCTACACAGATGGTACATTTACCCCAAGTAAGGTGTGGGTTTCTTACATGAGATATCCAGTTTACATAGATAAAGTTGGGTATGTTAAATTTGATGGTACTGCATCAACTAATGTAGATTGCGAATTAGAACTATATCTAGAAGATGAACTTTTAGATTTAACAGTACAGAATTTAGCTATGTATACAGAGAACCAATCTGCGGTTCAAAGTGCAACATATAGAATTCAAACGAACGAGTAAATTTTTTTTTAACAATAAACAAATATACAAATGGCTGATTTTTCATTAACCACCCTGTTTGTAGTTCCTGTAGGCAACACATTGCCTAGCTCTGGATCTACGCAAAACTTGACTGCAGGCCAAGTAGGTATTTTTAAGGCGGATTATACAGTAGCTACTGCTGGTAACATCCAAACTACTAATAAATACTTCTATGTTGCTCAAGGTCGTACAAACACTTACTTACAAGGTTCGAAGCGTTCTGACAAGATCTCTTCAACTGGAACTAACGTAACTGAATGGTACAAAATAACTGGTGACTCTACAGTTACCACTCAAATTACTGAAGTTTCTGCTTGGAATGTTACTCCTGAAACTGATGTAACTATTACATTACGTGCGCACTCTTCTTACATTGATACATTGTATTTCAATGGTTTCACTCGTTCGGTAACTGTTAAAGGTACTTGCTTAGCTTGTGGTGGAGATCCTTGTGGTGCGGTAAATTATCAAACTTTAGTTGATGCATTCATTACTAAGTTTACACAAGCTGCTCCAGGAAATAATCCTGACAACATTTCTTTCAACACATTCTGGACATTCTCTCGTTCTGGATCTGGTCAATCTTCTAAATTAGTTATCACTGCTAAAGCGTTAACAGTTTATGGACAACCTTGTGATGTTGCTGCATTCCCTTACGAGTATGATCGTATGTACTTCCGTACATTCCCTTATGCTGGCCCAGCTACTACTGCTGACTTTATTGTAGATGATTCTTGTAATCTTGTTGCTACAGCTGCAATTACTAGAAAATCTACTTATCCAACTGGATCAGCTCCAGAGATTGCTCAATTAGAGAAAAACTTCTATAGCTACCAAGCTGGTTATTTGAAGCATTTATATCGCATGGCTGGATACAATGAGAACTTTGAGTCTTGGGTGTCTACAGGTACTACTTATGATACTTATTATATCAAGTTCAATACATTGGATCAATCTACTTATCAGTGGAGTGATTACATTCACCAAGATTCTACAGTAATCATAGCTGCTCCTGCAGGTGGTGTTTCTACTGGTATCCAAACTGTTTTAGTTGCTGCTTTAGGTACTCCTAGAGATGAAACTCCTGGAACTCCAACTTTTAATCCTTTAGTTCCTTAATAAGGACAACTAGTCTAACCTATGCCAGAGGGTAAGAGGATAATCTCTATCCTCTGGCATTATTTTTATAACATGGCAATAACTTTAAATTTTCTGGTAATTAATACCTACAACACGTTAACATTAGGTGTTGCTGATAATTCTACATATGTTGGAACTCCTGTAGCTCCAACTATGGTTGTTACATTACCTTCTGGTGTATTAACTCTTTCAGGAGGTAGTACAGTATCTATTCCATTCACTCCTAATGATTACAACATCTTCAACTCTGCAACTTTACAATTGTCTACAGTTGGGGTAACTAATCCTCTTCCAGATGGTATCTACGGACTTACATATTCTATAACAGGAACTACTCCCGTAAGTAAGAGTATCATGCGTACAGATAAGATTCAAGAAAAGTTTGATAATGCATTTATGAAACTTGATATGATGGAATGTGATATGGCTATTAAAACACAACAAAAAGTTACATTAAGTAGTATTTATTTTTTAATTCAAGGATCTATTGCTGCTGCCAACAACTTAGCTTCTACACAAGCTGCTAAATTATATCAGCAAGCTAATATAATGCTAGATAATTTCATTAAAAATAACTGTGGTTGTTCAGGTAATAACTATATAATCAACTTTCAATAATGGCTAATTGTACAAGGTGTGGTGTTTCTGTTGGCTGTGGATGCCAACTTACCAATGGAATGTGTGCTTCTTGCGTTAGTGTGGTTGCTCAACAAGAGGCTATAGCATCCCAACAAGCAATAGAAGAAGCAAAACGATTAAATCCTCAATAATATGATGTTATTACCTAGGCTCAATGCATGTATTGATTGTGCTACCATTCCTGTATTATTAAATAATATTAATATAAAAGTTGCTTCTCTTGCTAATGAGCAATATAATAATATTGTTTACGATTTAAACTATTACATTAACGGTCAAGTAATATTTGACTTATTGCAATATAAACAAATACTAGAATGGAAATATTGTAATGCAGACTATGCTGTTGCATTTACAGTTCCTATGATTGCTAGTAAAGTACAAATATTAATTAACAAATAAATTAACATTTTAAATATAAAATTCGATGATTGTCATAGTAACACTAACCTCTCCTGGAGCAAACACTGGTCCATTTAATTTATTCTCAAATGTAAATTTGGTTAATCCTTTAGTAACTGGTATTTCTAGAGCTGCATTAATTTCAGGGTATACATTAAATTCTGTACCAGATAATGCAACTTTTATTAGAGCTACTTCTACAGGAACTTGTACAAACTCTTTAGATATAAATATTGTAAATCCTGCAAGTCCAACTACAACAACCACTACTACTAATCCTTTAACTTCTTGTCAACAATGGAGAAATGATACAGCTCAACAAGCTACTATAACTTACACTCCTTGTGGAAGTAGCACTCCTGTTAGTAATTATGCTTTAGCTACTACATCTAGTGTATGTGCTGTTTATGGTTCTGTAACTGTTACAGTGGGCGGTCCATTAACATTAGTTGGATCCTGCACCGTATAGTTAAGATATAAAAAACTCTGTTTGTTGGTTTACGGGGTTTCTCCTAGGGTTAGAATCCCTAGGAGTTTTCTTTTTTATAACCAATTTGATTAACCTATATAATTAATTTAGTTACTATTGTTTGGTAATTTCAAAAAATAATTTATATATTTAGGATAATTTAACTAAATAACGATACATGGCTCAAGACCAAAACCTATTATTTCAACTTGAAAAGCTTTTAAGTTGGAAAAAGAGTAAGAAATTTATGGCTGAAAAGCTACAAATTACGGAAGGTGAAGTTGAAGAATTATTAAAAGAGTTAAGAGAAAAAGATACTCCTATTACAGAAGAAGTTATAGAATACGTATCTTCTACTCGTAAAGTAAATAATGAAAAAGGAACACTAGAAAGTACACTAGTGTTAGACTATGAACCTAAAGATGACATTGAATTAGCATCATTACATAAAATCAATCTTGATAAATATGTAATTACAAACTACTGGTCAAAGGTTCTTCCTAGTGGTAAGTTTACATCCTCAGTGTTTTCCAAACTAAAGAAACCACAGGATTACACTCCAGAAGATTTTGCTAAGTTTCTACAAGAATATAAACCGCAACACAGTGCTGTAAAGTTTGTAGATATTCATCCAGATAAGAAAACAGTAGATGTAGAAATCTCTCTATCTGATTTTCACTTAGCTAAGAAAGTGATTGATGGTAATAACGATATTGAAGTTAGAAAAGCGGCATACATGCACACGGTGCAAGAATTAATAAAGAATGTAAGAGCTGTTTATAATATTGATGTAGTTGTATTACCTATATCAAATGACTTCTTTCATACAGATAACTATCATAATCAAACAACCAACGGTACTCCACAAGATGTAATTGTTGATTATGCACAAGAGTATGAACATGGATTTGATTTATTAGTACAAGTGATTGATTTCTTAAAAGCAAATTCAGAAGAAGTTCAAGTTATATTAGTACAAGGAAATCATGATAAGACTAAATCATATTATTTAGCACATGCATTAGAAGTTTATTATAAATCACAAACTGATATATATTTTGATAGATCAACATCAACAGTAAAAGGAATTACATTAGGAAGTACATTCATTGGTTATCATCATGGTAACTGTAAGATTGAAGATCTTCCTTTATTATTTGCAACTCACAAAAATTACAGTCACGAATTTGGTAATGCTGTATATCGTGAAGTTCACACAGGAGATAAACATCATTATATGGCTAAGGAAGTCAAAGGTGTTAGAATCCAACAAATGCCTAGTTTGTCTGGTACAGACCGTTGGCATGCAGATAACAACTTTGTACATAGTATCAGAGCTGGCTTAGCATTAGTCTATGATGTTCATCATGGTAAAATAGCTGAATTTGAAAGTCGCATTTGATAATTTATATTATAACAAAATGGCAACATTAAGAAAATTAGTTTCAGACGTGCGTTCATTGCACAAATTATTATCAACTGATGGTTTGATAACAGACAGAGCTATTGCATCTGAAATTAAGAACAATAGTGTTATGTTAATTAAACGTGAAACAAATTTACGTAGACTATGGGCTACAGATACTTTGTTTACAACTATTCCATGTTTAGAGATGATACAAGTTCCCATCTCTGAATGTTGTGATTATACAGATCCTTGTACAATTTCTAGAAGTAGATATAAACTTCCTCCTATCTCAGAAGGTAATTATCAATACCTTATTCAAGGTGTATATTCCATTAATGCAATGGGAGGAACAGCTAAGAAGTTTAAAGAAATTACAATTAATCGTTATGTTAATTTATTAAAACTTCCTATTATTAAAAAAGAAGCATATTTTTGGATTCATAATAATTATTTATATATAACTAATCCTTTATTAAAAACTGCTAGAATTTCTGCATTTTTTGAAAATGATGTTTCTAATACAATTGCATTCGGTTGTACATCTCAAAGTCTTGACATTGTTGCATATTGTTTAAATCCTTTAGATAAGGAATATGGTGTTCCAGGATATTTAGAAAAACAAGTGTTAGAATTAACTTCACAAAAATTACTACAGACATACTTTAGAATTAATGATGATAAAACATCTGATAATAAAGATGATCAAGTGAGCAAACAATAATGCGTACACCAGTCGATTGGAGAAGCTCCAGCCCAGTAAACTACAAAAACTTCTGTAAGAAGAATCCTACCATTAATATTTCTATTGATCAATGGAGAATTATTGTCTATGAGTTCAATGAGTCTTTTAAAAATTACATTTTAGAAACAGGCGAAAAAGTAAAAGCTCCATTTGGATTTGGTGAATTCTCTATCAACAAAAAGAAAAGAAAAAAGATAAAAACTAATAATGGTAAAGAGTTTATTAATCTTCCTGTTGACTGGCAAAAAACTAAAGAGAAGGGTAAGATTATTTACAACTTTAATTATCATACAGAAGGTTATTTTTTTGGATGGAAGTGGTTTAAAGATTCTGCAAGACTAAGAGATTCAGAGCTTTGGTATTTCAAACCTTCTAGAACTACTTCGAGATTACTTTCTCATTATATAAAAACAAATGATAGGTATCAACACATCTATCAGCAATGGATCCCATAATATGTCATACTATTATAAATACGACTTTATTTCTCCTGAGCCTGTATATGCTACAGTAAAGGAAGAGCTTAAGAGCTACTTCGATACAGGAGCAGTGGATGATTTGTTATTCCCTACATATTTAGACAAATGTTTAAAGAAGTTAGGTAGAACTACTTATGTTATTACAGAACAACCTCTTAATATTACAGATTTTGAAGCACGTCTTCCAGATAATTTCTATGCAGTGAGAGAGGCTTGGATGTGTACATCAGTTCATAGTAACACTTACCAGGATGCTAATTCTTTCTATTCTCAGGCATTCACTTCTACAACTATACAAGTTAGTCCACTTATTACAAATAATGGCTCTTGTACAAATCCTGATTGTGCTAATGTAGGTTGTGATGGTGTGTGTATGCCTGAGCTTGTTCAAACTGTTTATAAGACAAACAATAGTGCTGTAAATTTATACACTAAAGACTATCTACTTAAACCAGGTAATATTTCTGCAAGATCTAATTGTGATCTTAGTTACACCACTGCTTGGGACAACGGTAATGCTGTTCCTGCTAGACATCAATTTACTCCAGGATCTGCAGGATATGATTCATTTGATATTAGAGATAATAAGTTTGTCACTAACTTCAGAAATGGTATTGTACATTTAATTTTTTACGCTACAGAATATGATGAAATTGGTAATCAAATGATTCCTGATAACTATCGTATTAGAGAATATGTAGAAGCATTCATCAAATACAAAGTATTTGAAATGTTGTCTAATCAACTTACAGATGAGACTTTTCAACAAATACAACAAAAGCTTGGTTATTACAAACAATTGTCAGAGGAAGCTTTCATTATGGCTGACATTGAAATAAAGAAACAAACTGCTTGGGATAAGCAACGTAGAATTAAAAATGACCTGAATAGGTTCAACATGTACGAACTGCCAAACAGAACAAACAGATATGGCCGCAGAAGAAACAACTAATCAGGAAAATAGAGGAAATATCGTTAATAATTTCAATGCTGCTCAGCTTGGATTAAATATGGATAATTCAATTGCCCAAATTAAAAAAGGCACATTGACTTATGCATTAAATGCTGCTGTAGAAAATTTTGATAGTAATTCTGTTAATTATCAAAATGAACCTGCTAATCAATTTTGTGTAAGCTTTCCTGTTAATTATGCATTAATAGGAAAATATTTCATTCCTGAAAAAAATAAACATATTTTCTTTTTAGTAAATTCAGGAACTGGTGAATCACAAATAGGATATATGATTAATAACGATTGTGTATATCGTCCGTTATTAAGTGCTGAATGTTTAAACTTTGATGTTAACTATCCTATTCATAAAGTTGCACATCGTATTACAAACTGTACTACAGAGATTTATTGGACAGATGGATTAAACTCACGTAGATTTTTAGATATTGATAATGTTCCTATATCAGGCGACATCTGTAATAAGTTAAGTGTACAACCAAATTTTAACATTCCTCAATTAACTATTTCTGAAGTTACTACTGGTGGGGAGTTACTAGCTGGTACATATCAGTTTGCTATTCAATATTCAGATGCTCAAGGCTTTGGCTACACCTCTTACTATTCAGTAACTAATCCCACCCCTATTGCTAATCCTGATATAACTAGCCCTGAGTTTAACTACCCAGTAAATAAATCAATTAGGTTAGCCATTTCTAATTTAGAGATTAGTGGATACTATGAATACTATAACCTTGCGGTTATTAAAACTATAAATGGTATCACTTCTGTTGAGCTAATAGGTACATACTATATTAATTCTGCAACTGATCAATTATCATACACTGGACAAAATCAAACACAGATAAGGTTATCTATTAATGATATCTTTGAGAAGTTTCCATATTACGATATTGCTGGAGACGTTACATCAGTACAAGATGTATTGATATGGGATCAACTCACTACTAATAAAAGAATCAACTATCAAAGCATTGCTGCTCAGATAGTATTGAACTGGGAAACTTATAAAATTCCTGTAGGTTCAGATTATTCTAATCCAGATATAGCTACAAAGTTACGTGGTTATTTACGTGATGAGGTTTATGCTTTTGAGATATGTTTCTTATTAAAGAACGGTAGACAAACAGATGGTTTTCATATTCCTGGTAGAACACCTATTGCATCAGATCTTGTAGTAATTAATAAAGCTAGTAATAATGATTACATTGGATCAGGTACATCAGCTCCTACATGGAAGATTTACAATACTGCATATGATGTTCAAAATGCTACAGGAGATCCTATTGCTGGAGCTACTCCTTATAAATTTGGTAAGTTTGCATATTGGGAATCAGAAGTGCAATATCAAGGAACTGTATTCACTTCAGCTGGACTAACAGGAGGTATCCGCCATCATAAATTTCCAGATGTATTAGTTAGTCCTATATTTGAAAGTGCTGCACTGGTTGGAGGATTACCAGTTACACAAGCTTACGATGCTGTATATCCTTTAGGAGTGAGAGTGAGCATTGCTCAAATTAAATCATTGATTGCTAGTTCATCTTTAAGTGCTGATGAAAAGGCAGAGATTGTTGGGTTTAAGATATTACGTGGAAGTCGTTCTACAAACAAGTCAATTGTTGGTAAGGGTATCTTACGTAACGTAGGTAAGTATACACGTGAGGGTACAGATTTCTATTTCCCTAACTATCCTTACAATGACTTAAATGCAGATCCATTCTTATTATCTAGAACTAATGCTTATAATAGCCAATCTACTCTTTATAAAATTAATAATGTTGTAATTGCTGGATCATTAAGTTATACAAGTGATATCACTGGCTTAGTTGAAACTCTACCTTTAACTGTTGGACAACCTGAACTTGAAATAGGATCATTAACTTATCCAGTGTTGCAAGCTGGTGCATCTGCAACAATTGATCCTCCTGGTTTAAAGACAGTGACTATTGGTATAAGTACTGACAGTCAAACAATGTTTTCTTATGTGGGTGCTTATAGTTTAACTCCTACAAATGTTACAGTGTATGTTACTGATGGTATAAAGTATGTTGCTATAAACTCGTTCTATCCATTTCAGTATGTATCAGGATCAAAGAACTTTACAGTTACATTAAGTGACACCGTAAATGCACAAACTCTACCTCCTAATCTAAGTGCATTCTCTACAGATGCTTCTAAGTTTAGAAATGTATTTAACTCCCCAGAAACTTCTTTTGGACAACCTTCATTAGGATCAATTCTTAAGGTGGAGAATGCCATTTTTGGTGAGAGTAGATCGCACTTTGTTCAAGTTAAGAATAACGCTAGGTATAAACTTATTAATAGAGCTACACAACAACAAGCTTTACAATCAAGTTATAACATAGCTATTTCTACAGGTATATTTAATGGTAATGCCATGTTTACAACATATCAAGCATATCTTCAGATATATATCAACGGACTTAGTAGAACTAACTTTGCTTATTCATTTAACTCAATTGCTAGTTATGATTATTGGGCAAATGTAACTAACTCAGGTAACAAACAAAGAGAACTTGGTATATATCAATATTTGATTCCAGGAGTACAATCTACTTCTGATGATTACGATGTTAATAACTTTCAAAGAGAATCATCTGTATATTTAAAAACTATAGGAACAACCCCTTTACCTTTTGTTAAAGATGTACCTGCTGTATCTACATTAAGTATCACTGATACAACTAGATTTACTTTATCTCAAAGACGTAATTGTGGATCTCCTGAAGATATAGTTAGCAACTCTTCGGTGATGTATTATGCATCATTAAAGAATATTGTTGTTAATCAGTATGGTCAATTATATTCTTATGAAACAATTGATACAGGATTCCAAGTTGACTTAGATACAGTAGATACAATAGGTGTAGTGTTTGGTGGAGATACTTTTGTATCAAGATTTGCATTTAAAACAAAGCTTCCTTTCTTTATTGATAATAGAGTTAATGCTCCTGATGATTCAGATATATTCTACGATGAGATTGGTAATGTTGCCTATCCTAGATATTGGCATTCATCAAGATCTATTTTAAGTAATTATCAAGTTGGTACACTCACTAACTTACAGAACATAATTTCTGTAAAAGCTACAGCATTAGATTGTCCAAACGATTCTGCCTATAATACTGCTGGAGGAACCACCACTACTACAACCACCACTCAGATTCCAGGAAGTGTTACTACAGGCAATATTAACTATGGATATCTTGGTAAGATGTACATGTTTGCTTATGGTATTCCATATTTTTATTGTGAGAGTTCCATTAACACAGATTTACGTCAAGCTGTTAATAATCTTGATGGTGACTTCTATCCACATGTTAGTTCTGGTATTCCAGATACATGGTTACAACAAACTAATGTACCTATTGCTTTAGATAATACATACAACTATAACATTACATTCTCTAAGCAGAACACTGAGAACTTTTTCTCACATCTACCTATTGATTGGGATGGTGATAATTGTAGAACTGTTTATCCTTTTAGAACTATATATTCAGATCCTCAAGTAAGTGATCCTACTAGTAAGGTGAACAACTGGTTAATTTATCGTCCTGTATCATTCTTTGATTTTCCTCAAAGTTATGGGGATTTAATATCTCTTGATGGTATACAAAACAAAGGTGTTCTTGCTCGTTTTGAAAACAAGTCATTGTTATATAATACAATGTTGACAATTAACACTAGCAATCCACAAGCTGCTTATATTGGTAATTCAACATTGTTTAAAAGTTCTCCTCCAATTGATTTTGCTGAGACAGATCTTGGATATGTTGGTTCTCAACATAAGTTCTTATTAAAAGTTCCACAAGGACAAATTACAGTAGATGCTAAACGTGGACAAATATTTTTAATTTCTGGTAATCAATCTAAAGATCTCACCGCATTTGGATCAGGTGTCAATCGTTTTATGACTGACCATTTAGCATTTGAAATATTACGTTATTTTCCAGATGCTGATGTAGATAATAATTTTAATGATATAGGATTACATGGTGTATACGATTCTAAATTTGATCGTATTATTATCACTAAACTTGATTATATTCCACAATCTGCTTATGTAGGTTTAATTAAATATGGTAACAGTTCATCCTACCCATTAACATATAAAAAATATTACACAGGAACACAACAATCACCAACTATAGTTAGTCTATTAAATCCTACGTATTTCTGTAATAAGTCTTGGACCATGTCATTCAATATGAATACAATGTCGTGGACATCATTTCATACATATCTTCCTAATTATTATATAGGAGAGAATAACTTTTTCTATTCAGGATTAAATTCAGGATGTAACATGACATTTGTTGCAGCAGTTCCTATTGCAGAAGGTTGTGTACTTCCTTCAGGATCAGCAATTAAATCAGGAACCACAACAACAACCACAACTGCAACACCTACAACATCTACTACCACAACTGCTGGTATTATTAATTGTACATTACCTTCAGGAACAGCTGTTGTTGGAACATCTCCTAGTACTACAACAACAACTACAATAAACACTTGTGCATTACCTGGCGGTAGTGCTATAATTAGTCTATCAACTACTACCACTACTACTACAGTGAATAATTGTGCATTACCTAGCGGAAGTGCTGTAGTTATTCCACCTTCTACCACCACTACTACATCAAGTACACGCACTTCTACTAGTACAACTACTAGTACAACTACAGTTACTCCGTGTGCATTACCTGGTGGTAGTGCAGTTATATTTACTCCTACAACTACTACTACATCAAGCACACGTACAAGTACATCTACGACATCTACTACTACAACTTCTGCTCCTGTAGAACAAAGATCAGTTACAATCAATCCATTAAATAGTCTTTCTAATACAAGTTATATTCCATACATTAATGGCGTTGCTGATCCTGCTTGGGATAGTGGAACAAGATCGTATGCCGTAGGAACAATAATTCGTATTGATTATTCTTCTCCAGCATGTAGTGTCACTGTTAATGGAATATCTTATAGTTCTGGATTTAACGTTAGTGTTTCTTCAGGAATTAACTATGTATTTCAATTAAAGAATGCTGATAATTGGGTTAATGATGGACCTCAAAGATGTCAAGGTAATGCTTGGGGACAACCAGTAATTAATGATTGTGGCACTACTGACTTTAATGTAATTGATAGCTGCTCGTGTAACTGTAATGTAACTTGTGATGGTACATATTTTGGTGAGTGGTATTGTGATATCAATCAAACTAAGAGAAATCAATATTACTATTGTAATGGTGCTCTTACAGGCGTTGTTGAAACAAATGCTAATTGTACAGTAGCTTGTACAGGTACATATTTTTCTGATAGCTGTAATGGTGGAACAACATTAACTAGAACTCAGAAATACTCATGTAATAATGCTAACACAGGTGTTGTTGAAACATATACATGTAGTGCAACTTGTGGTGCATCTACTACTCCTGTTTGGGTTAATTCAGGAGAACCTTATTGTATTTCTGGATCATGTACATTACGTCAAAATCAAGTACAAACTAATCCTTGTGCTGCAGGAACCACAAGAACAATTAACACAGGTGTAGTGAACGAAAGTTGTGGAACTTGGGATTTACAATATTACTGTGTAGGATTTGATCTATGGAGTCAAGAAATCAACTCTTGTACAAGTGCTACAAGAAATCAAACTCTTGTTCAAGTTAATAGTGTTACATGTGGATATGTACCTCCTTCATATAGTGCATTTAACATTAGTACAGTAGCAAGTCAGTTTAATGTTTGTACAAGAGCAGTTGATCAAACAGCATTTTGTATAGGTGGAAGTCCAGATGTAGGTAAAACAATTTACACAGATTCAATAGGATCATCTACATTAGGAGCTGGATACTATGCTACTGATAATGGATTTATTGTATTAAATTCAAGTGGTGTAGTTACAAGTGATGGAATATGTTAATGAATAAAATAAAAAAAGATGCCTAAAACAATTGTCATAAAACTAACATCACTTGGTAATGAAATACAAGGACCATTTGATATAACAGATAACTTAGGGAATGTTGTAGCTACTAATATAGTTATGCAAACCTTAATTACTGGCGTTGAATATTTAGTTAATGATGCTACTACAAGCATTACTATAAAGTCAAATGATGATTGTAATCTTTCTGTGACAACTTCTATTTCATTTTTAACTATTCCTCAGATTAATGCTATTACATTAACGTATGTTAACACAGGAAGTTTATGGAGACATTTGACTGACACTATTAATTACAATAAATACTATGGAGTTATAAAACCATATATTATTGAATATCCTTTTTACTATCAGAATCAAGACCAGATATTACAAAATATTAAAGACTTCACTACAGCATATAAATATCTTCCTATTACAGATGGGGTGTTTAATGAGAATGCTAAAATTCAAACTGATAATGAATATTTTAATAAAGCAATTTTATACAATGGTCAGCAGTGTACAGGACTATTAAAATTGATTCCTAAACCAATGCGTAATTTACAATCTTACAATTCTTATCCTCAATATAATACAGATAGCAAAACAATTATATTTACTAAATCAGATAGTTTTTATCAATACAATATTTTTTGGTCTGTAGTTAAAAATAAATCATTACCTTTATTTAATACATCATGTGAGTCTTTATCTATAGACAAAGTGTTAAATCAAACTAACATGGATTATGGTGTACGTTCATTTAAGAAAGATACATTAAGAGCTAAAAGTTTATTAGTGAGACACATCTTAGATGATAGATCTGATGCTCATCTTGTGAGCCAATTTATTCTTAGCAATTCTCAAATCTCTTACAAATAATGGCTAAAGATATTAAATGTACATGTGGTCATTCTTGGAATAAATCAGATTCCAGTAAAAAAGACACATACGTCTGTCATATATGTGGTAAAGACAACACAATGAAAGATGGTGGATGGTTAGATAAGTATAATGATGGAGGTCCTGTACAACCTAACTATAATGATTATTCTGCTTCTGCAGGACCAGGATTCCAAGGTGATGGAACATTCAACAAAGGACGTAACTATTCTCCTGCATGGGGAGGACAGTTTGCAATGGGAGGATCTATGCCAGGAGCTGTAGGATTTACATACGCACGTACAAATAATCCTGCTCCTAGTGAAGGTCCTTATGCTAAGAAGACAATGGCTTCTGCACAGAATGGTACAGAGATGAGATACTATCAAGAAGGACTTGATTTCAAACCTAAATCTATTTCTAGAAACGGTTCTGTTATTAAAGATGATATGGGACAATACAATCATCCAGGAGAGATAACAGAGATTGGTTCTAACCAAATAACAATGCAAGGTGTACCTTATCCTGTACTAGGTATATCTGACACAGGAGACATGCAAATGATGTATCCTAACCAAGAGTATCAATACGATGGAGAGTACGTTACAGAGTATCCTATGATGGCACAAGGTGGACAGTTAACAAAACTAGATCAATTACTTAACTTTACTAATTACAACACTAAACAACCAGGAGGCTGGTTAGATAAATATGAAAGCTGAAATATTAAAACTTGCTGGTGCTAAGAACGATGCAGACTTCTACAACATGTTTCCTACAGAAGCAGAGTTCATGGCTAAGTATGGAAAGAAACTAGAGAAGTTAAAGAAAGCTCAACTTGGTGCAAAGATGCCAGGACAGATGCCAGTAAATGCTCCTACCCTTCCCACTTTACAAAATACATTTTCATCAACTCCTGGTTTCGGAGCTACAGCCAAAGCCTATGGAAAAAATCTAGGCAACGATGTTCTTAAAGGAGCTAAAGATCTTATAAAGCCCGTAGACTTATCTACACCTAGTGGACTTGCAGGTATGATTGGTGGAATTGGAGCTGGTATAAACACTATAAAGCAAACTAAGAAAAACATTGGAGAGCTTGAGAAGTATGGGAAGGTGAGTGATGTTGTATTACAAGCAGCTAACAGTAGACCAGAACGTGTTCAAAATAAATACATTCGTCCTGAAGATAATTTAGTACAGAATCTTAATCCTTTAGGATCAGGCACTAACTATCTAGCTGCAAGAAATGGTGCAGAGATACAAAATACATATGCTCCTAATGATATATACACTGACTTAGGATATGAGCCATTGAATAATAGTAATGTTAAGCAGTATAAGAAAGGTGGTAAATTAAGAAAAGCTGATGCAGGAGCTATTATTTCGGCTGCAAATGCTCTTGCTGATGTATCAAAACAAGCTGGACAACTTGGTGGTGGACTTGGTTCTCAATGGGGAGGTGCTGGTGGAGAAACTGGTGGTTATACACAAATGCTAGGAAGTTTTGGATTACTAGGAGGTATTGCTGGTGGATTGTTAGATGCACCAATGCTTAAGAAAAAACAACAAGCTCAATCTTATTTAGATAAAAATACAGGATTGATTTCAGGTATTAATCAATTTGATAATTTTACTCAACAGAATCAAGGATTTATGGAAAATGGTGGATGGATGAATCCAGAATATAATCCACAAATGATTGCTAAGTTTGGTGATTATGATGTTGATCAATTATTCAAACCTCCATATGATGCTGATATGTTACGTTCAGGCGGTCATCTTGCACAAGTAAATTACACTCCTCCTAGTGAAGAAGCTATGTATACAGGTAGAGCTGAATATGGTACACAGATGGCTATGGGTGGTGATTTACAAGTTCACCGTGGTAAAGCAGAAACAATATCATATAATCCGTATTTACCAAATGGTGGAGAAACTGTAATGTTCAGAGGACCATCTCATGATAATGGTGGTATGCCTATTTCTTATGGAGAGAATGGTGTAGAAGTTGAAGGTGGAGAACCAGCTCAAATTATGCAAGATGGTGGTGATATGCAAAATGGTAATGACGAAGGTAACTTACTTGTATTTGGTAATTTAATGAAACCTGGTACAAATCAAAAGTTTAAAAACTACATTGCTGATTTATCAAAGATAGAAGCTAAACAAAATAAACTAGTTGATAAAACTACTACATTAATTAATGATGCTGATACTAATGATCAGTTTGATAAATTATCATTAAACACAGGGCAAGCAAATTTAATTGGTGCTAATATGAAATTAAAAGATATTGCTGGTAAGAAAAAAGATGCAGCTGCTGAACAAAATGCTATTCTCGATACAGCAAAAGAATTTGGCTTAGAATCAGATGCATTAGCTAAAGGTAAAATTAAATATGCTAAAGCTAATGATCCCTATGCTAAGTTTGGTGCTAAGATGGAAACATTTCAAAAAGGTGGTAAGAAGGCTAAGAAGAGTATGTTAATCACTACTCCTTCTAAACCAGTAGATACATTAGAATCTTTTGTTAATAATATACCTTTTACTGAAAGAAAGGCTATGGCTAAAACTGTAGGTATTCCTAACTTTAAAGGTACACCAGAACAGAATCAATTTTTGTTAGATAAGACGCAACAGTTTGATTATGCTCCTTTGAATACAGTTAAGCAGCCAGGATACATGACACCTAAGTCATTAATGCCTCAGACTGCTATGAACACATCTATTGCTGCTGGTAACTTTGGTCAGCGTACTGATCTTTTGAATAATGAAGAATCAGCATTTGATTTGGGAACTATTGGACAAACAGCATTGAGTGCATTATATCCTTTTATTAAACCTAGAGCTGGTCGTCCTCTTGATCCTAATCAATTAGCTCCTGAGTATTTAGCTTCAGCTATGAATCAACAAGAGCCTGTACAAGCACAGTTATATGATCCAATGCTTACACAAGCTACAAGCATTAGCTTACAAGATCAATTAAATGAGGTGACAGCACAAACTAGAGATGCTATGAGAATGGCTCAAGGTGATCCTTCAGCAGTAACAAGAATTGCTTCTGACGCATACGATGCTAGAAATAAAATAATAGGTGAGCAAACAAGAATAAACCAAGCTGAAAGACAACGTGTAAATGATCAGAACATTAGTATGTTAAACGATGCTAAAATGAAAAACTTGGGAATTTTAGATCAACAATACGTTAGACAAGCAACTGGTAAAAGTAAAACCAAAGAACAATCTATTGCTATTGCTAAATCTATTGCTGATAAAATTGCTCAAAACAAACGTGAAAACATGGAAGCAACTGTTATGGAGAATATGTATCCTGCGTTTAGTTTTACACAAGATGGTGTAGCATATAAGAATCCTATGTACCTAGCATCATTTAGTCCTGGTATGGGAAAGAATACATCCACTTCTGCTACTGGAGCAATTACTGCAGGAGGTGTGCAATTATTACCAACTGATTACGATGCACAAGGTAATCCAACTAAATACAAAAAGGTTGGTAGAAACGGTGCTATTGTAAAAGCAATCAAGGGTCTCTAATCAAACTAGTTATACAAGATTACTAACTTTTGTTAGTCTTCTTTGTATATGTAATATTTTAAATTATATTTGTTAATTATACTATCCTATGGCAAGTTTTACAGATGCGATTGCTCAATTTAACCCTTACGTCCAACAACTTCCAGTTGAGTTGATGGGTAAGGTTGGTATGCAGAAGCAAGCCCAATACGATCAAGGTGTTCAAAAAGTTCAAAGCTATATTGATAATGTAGCTGGATTAGATATATATAGAGATGTAGATAAACAATATCTTCAATCTAAACTTGGTCAATTAGGTAATAAACTTAAAACAGTTGCTGCTGGAGATTTCTCTAATCAACAATTAGTTAATTCTGTTGGAGGAATGACTAGTCAGATTATTAAAGATACTAACATTCAAAACTCTGTTATATCAACTGCTAATTATAAAAAAGAACATGCTCGCATGTTAAAAGAATATGATGATGGGAAAGGAGCAGTTCAAAATAATTATGATTTTGATGAGCAATCTAGGGCGTGGAAAGAAGGGAGACAAGCTGGTGAATCTTTTAATGGTAGATATTCTAACTATGTAAACTATAATAAATCTTGGCAAGATACACTAGATAAAATTAAACCTGGTTTAAAATCACAAGATTTCCCTTTTGAGCAATTTATAGATGCTAAAGGTAAGGTGCAGACAGGTAAACTAGCAGCAGCAATGACTAGAGTTTCTACAGAAGGAGTATCCTCTACTCAAATTCAAAATGCATTAAAAGCAACATTAACTCCTGAGATTGAAAACCAATTAAGAATAGATGCTAATTATAAATTCAAAGATGTTGATGGAGAAGATTTAAAAAATCATTTTACATTAAATTATGATAATGCAGTTAAACAAATAGATAAGCGTATTTCTGCAATACAAGGATATTCAAAAATAAATGGTAATGATCCTAACCTTAGCATGAAGGTTGATCAAAGTGTTAAAGAATTAACTGATCAGAAAATACAATTAAAAAACGATTTAATTTATAATTTAAAGTTATCAGAAGCTGATCCAAAAAGAGCTAAAACAAATATTTATAAAAATGCTGCATTATCTGAATTTGCAGATGGTTTTTCTTGGGAAAAAAAGATAGAGCAGTTAATTGATAACCCTGCTCTTCAAGCACAATTTGAAAGAGAGCGTATTAATTTAACAGCACAAGGTCAAGCAGAATCAAGAAGACATAATCTTGTAAGTGAAAGACAAGCTGATGAGAAAATTTTATTTGAAAAAGAAGTAGAAAATAAGAAATACTTTGGAGCACTTAGTGGATTTACAGATGAGTTTGGAGATAAAACTGAACAATTAAAAACACCTTCTCAAATAGTAAATGATAAAATTACAGGACTTGATTCTTCTATATCTCAGAACGAAGCGTTATTAAAGAAAGTAACAGGTGTTGATCCTGAAGTTGCAATAAAGAACTATTTAAACAACCCTGAAAAAGTATCTGGTGAAAATGCTACATTAATTAATAATGTAATTGAAGCACGTAAGCAGAAGAAGATTCAAGAAAATTTAAAAACACGTATAGAGACCGATGTAAAGAAAAAACATCCAGAGTTTAATTTGGATGCATACATTGCTGAAGGAGACATGGGATGGAATGGTATGAACGTTAATACAACTAGTGGACAAAAACTACATTACACTCCAAAAGAGTTAATGGACTTCACTAAAAAATATTCTGACCAAGTTGATCAATTACCTTCTAAATCTGCAGGAGCAGGAGTTCATCCTCTTATTCAATTAGATTTTTCAAAAATGAGTAGTAGAGAAAGAATATTAGCAAATAGTCTTTATAAAGGAGGTCCATCAGCTGTAAAAAATAGATTAGGCTCATATCAAGAAGCATATTCAAAATATAAAGATAAATTAAAACAATTTGATAATGAGGTAAATGCTGAGATGGGTAGAAGAGGTGGAGAATATTTACCACAATACACTGTTGTAAATACAGCTACTCCAGAAGCAAACGAAACATATAAAAATATGGTAGGTGTTGCTTTAGCTAGATTTGATTTTGAAAACATGGGAGTGAAAGGTGGTACATCTCAAATGAGTGCAGATGATGCAAGAGAATTAAATGCAAAGATTCATTCTGGAGATGCTGGTAAATTAACATATGGTTTTTTAAACTATGGTGGTGAGAAATCAATTGTTGTTAATGACGGAACTAAAAAATATATAGTACCAGTTAGTGAGAAACTTGCAGCTAAGATTCCTATATTACAACAACAATCACAAACTGTAGATGTTGCTCAGCAAATAGGTGCTATTCAATCAGCAAATGGTAACTACAGTACTAACCCTACTGAAAGTTTTGAAGATTCATATTTCTCAAAAAATACACTTCCTAATGTTAGAAGTTTAAATATTGGAGCTGATTTAAAAACTCAATATTATGCTGAAGGTATGTCTCCTTCTGGCATACAATATATTGATATGAATTTAAATTTAGGTGGTGGGGATATTGTTCCTCTTCGAGTTCCAGGAAGGTTTGATGCATCCACTGCTACTCAATTCATGAATCAAATAAATGATAAACAAATAAAAGAGTTGTATCTAGCAAATCCTAATGTTAGTAAAGAAGTAAAACAACGTATAAAGAATTTATAAACAGAATACAGTATGCCTGATTTTGATAAAGACCTAAACCCATCCACAGTTAATGAGTCTTCTCCTGATTTAAGTCCATCTACAAACGTTAGAGCTGTATCTGATTTTATTAATCCTAGAACAGCTACGCCAGACTTATCTCATTCAACTAGTGTATTTGATTTGATTAGTCATTACACTAGTAAGTCTGATCCAAATCTTGCAGGAACTTTTGTAACAAGTTCGGAATTAGCAGCAAACAAAAGATACAAAACTTATAATCCTACTCTTCCTAGTCAGGAAGACTTTGCTGCATATGGTCAATCTGGATTTGATCAAGTTAAGAATGGTGTACTAAAAGGAGTTAATCTAGCAGCTACAACCGTAGTTGGTACATTTGGTACATTAGGTGGAGCTGTTGCTGCATTAGGTACAGGTAAACTTTCTACAATCTGGAATAACCCAGTGATGCAAGGTCTTGATAAATGGAATAATTATGTTGATCAAGAATTACTTCCAAACTATTATAAAGACATAGAGAAGAATGCTAAATGGTATTCTACAGATAACTGGCTCACTACAAATTTCTTAGCTGATAAGTTTATTAAGAATGCTGGTTTTGCAATTGGTGCAATGTATAGTGGTAATATTGCTAACGCTGCAATACTTGGAACGTTTGGTAAATTAGGATCTGCAGCTGCTCGTGGAGCTGCAACACTTGCTGAATCAAATAGTGCATTTAGTAAAGTGTTTACTCCACTATTAAAAGCAAGTTCTCGTGCAATGAGCGTTAGTGAAAACGCAAAGGCATATGAGATATTAGCAAAAGGAGTAAGTAATTTAGCTGAAGTGGAAGAAGCAACTCTTGGTTTAGCAAAGAGTGCATTATCATTTAATAAGATAAATGATTATGCTAGAAGAACTGCAATTTCTACTTTGTCTACTCAAGGAGAGGCTGCGTTTGAAGCATTGCAAACAGGTAATAAAATTAGAGAAACATTAATAAATGAATATAAGGCAGCTAACGATGGTATGGAACCAGCAGGAGATGACTTAGCAAAAATAGAAGGAACTGCTGCAGATGCAGGGAATACAGCATTTCTTGCTAACCTAGCTGTATTAGCTTTTACAGAAAACTTACAACTTCCATATCAATTAGGATCTAGCTATAAAAATTCTCGTAACACCGCACTTGCTATGTTTGGTGAAGCAGGAGATGTAGCAAAAGATGCAGCTGGTAAATGGATTGCTAAAGGAGCACCTACAAGTAAACTTGGTAGATATGCGTCAAATATATATAAAGGTGCAGGTTATGTATTTGATCCTAAAGAGATGGCTCAAGAGGGATTACAATATGTAACAGGTGAAGGAGTTACTAATTATTTTAATAAGGCATATCATACAAAAGATGCAGATGCTTGGGTTGATGGTGTAGTTAATGGCTTTGAGCAACTTGGTAGCAAGGAAGGAATAGAGAGTATGATACTGGGTGGATTGTCAGGAGGACTAATGCAAGCTCGTGGTAAATATGTAGAAGCTTCTGAAAAAGAAAAGAGCACTGTATCATTTTTAGAAAAATTAAATAATGCTCCTGAATTCAAGAATGCGTTAAAGGATAGAATCAACTCTACAAATCGTGCAATTATATTAAATGAATTACATCAAAAACATATATTATCTGGTAATGAATTAGAAGCACGTGATACTGAAGCTGATCAAATGCATAACTATTTAATGCCTCGCATTAAGTATGGTCGATTTGATTTACTTATGGATGATCTTGCTGATCTTAGAAGAATGTCATCTACATCTGAAGGATTAGCTTCTTTAAAAGAACAAGGTATTGGTAACATTAATGATGATATAGAATCATTTGGTAGAAGATTAGATAACTTTGAAAAGGTTGCTAAGAATACAGAAACAATTTATAATGCTTCATACATGGCTCTGAGTGGTATCACTCAAACTGATAAAGATGGAAATACAGTATTGAATGAAGAAGGTAAACCTATTAAAAAATATGGACAAGGTGCTATAGAAGCTATTGCATATGCACAATCTAAGATTGCAGATTACGATGGACGTATCAATAAAGTAAGTGCTGAACTATTAAGAGAAGGCGTTCCTGTAGGTGAAGCATTAGATACAGTAGTTAATACTAATAAAAATAGAAAAACTGCAACCAAAGAATCATTAGAAACAATCAACTCCATTGATGAGATAATTGATAATATGGATACCACTCAATTAGTTAAAGATAATTTAAAAACTAAATTATCTGATTCTATTGAGATGACTGTTCGTAGAAAAAACTACATAGATGATGTTAAAGGGATTATGGATGATCCTGAACAATATGAAACTCCTGATGAGATTGAAGATTCTAAAGTTGTAAAAATTAAACAACTTAGTCCTGAATTAACAAAAGCAGGAAAGCCTCGTACAATATCAGCAGAATTAGAAATTGGTAAAGACTATTACTTAGCTGAACCTTTATCTAGAGAAGGTAATACATTAACACCTTCTCCAAAAATTACAGTGTTATCTAAAACATTAGGTGGTGAGTATGAAGTAAAACTTCCTAATGGTACAATCACTTTCTTAAAACCTGAAGAATTCAAAGACTACAAGATTACTGATCAACAAGTAGTGGATGATGATGTAAATGAAGTTGTAGATAAAGTAGTAAAGAAGTATTTAAAGAAAGCAAAGATAGATGTTCCTGAAGGCACATCTGCACTTGATCATCTTAACTCATTAGATAATCAAAAATTAGTTGATGATATTGAAGCTGAGTTATCAGGTGAGCTAGAAGAGTATAGAAAAGAAATAGAAGAATCTATACGTAAAAAGGCACTTCTTGAATCAAAGAAAGGTGAACTTGAAAAGATTCAGAAGGAAGCAACTATAGATACTGAAGATGCTCCTACGGAAGATTCTACAGTTGAATCTATTGTGAAGTTTTCTAGCTCAGAGCCTAACTTAAAAGATGCAGATAAAGCATTCATTAGTACATCTACTAAAAAGGTAGAAGACAATCCTAATCCTCCAGCATATGTTGTAAGATTTAATGCGTTCATGAACCGTGCTAGAAACTTCAAAAATAGAGCGAAGTTACAAGCAGTGATGTTTACATACAATCAACAGAAAGCATTGGGATTGGATGGTGCTATAGAAATGGCTTGGAATAAAAAAGCAGGTGAATTTAAAGGAGATGCATTGAAGAAAGTTACAGACCTAAAGGAAGGTAATGTAATGATTGTATTTGTTCAAGTTGATAAGAACGGTAAACAATCTTTTATTGATCAGGATGGTAATGTAATTGGTAAAGTGGGTGAGCAAGTTGATCTGAATAAGATTGTAATGGCTGATATGCCCACTGTTTCATTAACTGTTGGTGGATTCCCTAGAACAAGAGAGAGTCAACAAGCTGAAGCAAAAGCTTACATGAAAGCTTGGGAAAATTATCGTGCAACATTATTTGGAAAACCTGATAAAGTTTTAAAATTTAATTTTGTTATTTCTAAAGGTAAACCAATTATTAATGAGAAGTCTCCTGAAGTAAATACAATTGGAGGACCACAGAATTTGCTTTCAGATAATATAGTAAATAAAGAACAAGTACTATTAGTTAATACAAAAGATTCAATTACACACACTGATGGTGTCAACTATCAAGTACCAAAAGGTAGACCTTATATACAACATGATGATCTTTTACAAATTGTAAACAACAATACGTTAAATGATGATCAGGCAAAAACTGTATTAGGTTTATTCAAAGAATTAGTAGATGTAGTAATTGCTCAAGCAGAAGGTAAGAATGTAACTTTCGATGCTAACAAAAGAATATTCTTAAATAACATTCTATTATTTAGTGATAAAGAAAGTGTAACTAGTGCTAATAAAATATATTTAAGGGGAACTAGTTTACATATTGGTGAGAAGGTGTATGACTTAACTAAGTTAGATAAGTTTGAAAAAGAAATTGTTGATCAGTTAAAAACAACATATCACACTGTAAATAACAAAACTCTAAAAGCTGGATTAAGTAAATCATTCAAAGAGTTCTACACAGAAAATGGTGAGATAAAATCTAGAGATTGGAAAAACTATCAATCTTATTTGTTATCATCAACCACTCCTGATGGTGCTGCTAGACCTATTACGTCTGTTCCAGTAACAACATCTGTAAGTAAGATGACAACTGCTGTACCATATAACTATACACGTAAGTATGTCACTCTACAAGAATTAGAACTTCCTGTAGAAGAAATAAAGAAAACTGAACCAGTTAAACAACCAGTACCAACTGAAGGTAGTAATACATCTGAAGAGGTTAGAGAATACCCTAGCTCATCAGGTAATGTTAAGTATACACTAAGTTATGGTAAAGATGGGCTTCCTATAGTTTCTATTTCAGAAAACGATCCAACAATTATTGTAATTGCAAAAGACAATGATAAGTTTGAAGCAATTAAAAATATATTGTTAAAACTTAATTCTTACGATGCCTCTCAATCTAATGAGAAGTTAGTAAATTTATATTTTACTATGTTGATTAGAAATCAACTAGGAGTTGCTAAAAAAGCAACAGAAGCAACAACCAAACAAGAAGATGCTTCACCTGCAGAAGATGTTAAAATAGATCATTCAGCAGATGATCCTGATTTAGGATTGTTTAGTGTAGTGAGTGGCACTGAGGACATGGAAAAGATGACTCAGTATGATATGGACGAGTTCAAGAACTGGGCTGAGAAAAATCTACCAACTATGCCATATCGTTTTCTTGACAATATGTTAAAGACAAAAGATGGTAGAGGAGCTTGGGGTAAAGTAGCAAAAGGCGTAGCATACATTGTAAAGAATTCTCCAAAAGGTACAGGGTATCACGAAGCGTTCCACTATGTATTTGATGGCTTCTTATCTGATGCAGAGAAGCAAGAGATATATGATGAGGTTAAAAATAGACCAGGATCATTTGTAGATAGACAAAGCGGATTAACTGTAGACTATGATAATGCAACTGATTTACAAATCGAAGAAAAGATTGCTGATGAATTTGCTGACTTCAGACTCGGTAAAATTTCTGCTAAATCTTTATCACAAACAATCCTTGACTTCTTCAGAGGCATCTTAGATTTTTTCAAATCATTTGTTAACAAGGGTACTAAGGTAGAAGATTTATTCAAGGCTATTGAGACAGGACAGTTTGCTTATAAATCTTATCCAGATTTAAGAAACAGACTATCTGAAAAATACAGTGCTATTCCTGGATTGTCTCAACAACAAATAAATGATATTGTTCAAGACGTTTCTGCTCGTATATTCCTTAGAATATTCAGAGACAACAAATCATTATTTAATTTTGAGAAAATAAATATTGCTGAATATTTACAAGAAGTTAAAAATAATCCTTTATATCAAGGTTTACCAAATTCTACATGGACAGCATTGGTTAGTAAAACTAAAGACTTTATTAGATCATATAAAATTGAATTTGATAATGATAGTTTTGTAAACATCAATGATGAGAACTCAAATAAGAATGACTATGCAGCAGAAGCATTTACTGTAGATTATAAGAAGTCATCTCCATTTGCAGTTAAATTATTAGTTAGTACACTTGTAAGAACAGTACGTAATGCAGAAGGACAAGTACTTCCATTTACAAAAGCTGGATCAAAGTTCTATGAGCTTATTCCATTCAATCAAGCATTTGGTACATTGTTACGTCACTTTGAAAATGTAAGAGACCAGGATACATTTGTTCAAAAGTTAGTTGAATTAGCTAAAGATAAATCTGAATACGTAGCATTATTAAAACGCTTAGGGGGTAGTGTTGAAACAGGTGGTATCAATTTTGCTAGTTACGATGCGTATGATTGGAGATTGTTTATTAATACATTCTTGGTATTTACTAAACAAAGACCTGACGCAATTAAACAATTTACAAAAGGTAATGAGGTACATATTGGATCAGCTGTACAAGTTGGTTCAATTAAAGATATCAAGGATGACTGGTATAATAATATTATATTAATGGCATCTGTTCCTAACTCGTTAATTAAAAAAGAACAGGGGGGATACGTTATAAATAAAGAAGATATAGAAAAAGTATCTGTTAAAAATTTCAATGACCAATTAAACTTTTTAAATCGAGTATTAAATATCAGTTTTGGTTTAACTAATTACAATAGATTAAACATTAAACAAAAGAAAGATTTTGCAACAGCAGTTGGAAATATCAAGCTAGGATTAACTTCTGCAAAAATTTCTAAAGTAAGAAGTATTAGATCTAAACAATTAGATATTGATACAGGAGTAAAAGAACTTGCTAGATTATTTGCATTATCTACATCAAGATTAAATAGCACATCATTAGTTAACGTTAATGGTGATCAGCGTCAAGAGTTTTCTGAAGCTAATGCTCCATCATACTTTGAATCTGTATTTAATTCTGTAAACAACCTTGATGAATTGTTACAAGAGATGCCTCAATTAAATGATACGTTCTCTGCACACTCTGATATTCTTAAGAAGGGTGGACTTTTCTTTGATGAGGATGGTGATAGAACAGGGGAATTACTTCGTGTACAATACATTGATGGTATTGAGGATGAGTTGAATAAAAAAGGTACAACAACTGCTTCTTTAAAAGAAGGTCAAAGATTAACTGTTGAAATTAATCAAAACATTGCTGGTAGCTATTACATCTTAATACCTGCAGATTCATCTACAGAATGGATGATGAACGTAGGTAATAGAATAGACTATGAAAAATTTAAAGATGGAAGAACTGGTGTCGAAGAGTCTTTACCTATGTTCCACGGATATTTAATTGATGAGATTAATCTTGCTAGAGATTGGAAAAATAGAAGCAAGCTAAGAAACGTTGGAGATAAAGCTAAAGAGTTAAGATGGTTTAAAGGTGTTCTTCCAGAATCAATTCTTGAATACATCAATACTGAAATGATTCCTGCTGATAGCATTACAGATGATGAAATTCAGAAATACATTGATGCTAATGCAGAAGCAATTAATAAATCTATTGTAAACTATTTAAACGAAACAAAGGAAGAAGTTAAGAAATTACTAATGGATAATAACGAAATCACTTATCTTGAAAAACAAGGTAAGTATAGTTATCCAGGATTAGTAGATAATTTCTTTAAAAACAAGCTTAGAATAACTGAAGCAGATTTAAATAATTTACTAACGTTTGTAAATACCAACTATGTTTTAAATAATATTGAGTATCACAAAATATTATTTGGTGATCCTGCACAGTTTGCTGTTAAGGAAGGTATCTTAGATGAGACTAAACGTATTAAATCTTTCTTATCACAACGTAGAAAAACATTTAACTCAGTAGAATATAATAATTTTCTTAATAATAGATCTGATTTTAACACAGCAGATGGTATTGCATTAACTGATAAAGACTATGGATATCATGAAGCAAAAGATTATTTAAGAACAATCACTGCTAATGACGTTAATTTAGTTAGTCCGTTTGCTAATATAGATCCAGCATATGCTAAGGTTAATGAAACAGATGCTTCTTCTTGGATAGCTCCTACCGCATGGAGAGAAATCAAGATGAAGAATGGTCAGTGGTCTGATGAAGCTGAAGCATTTCACCAATGGGAAATGGCATTTACAAGACAGAATTTTCCTGGGTATAAATATAATAATACAGAACTACAGGCTCATGATATTCAATTAATGAATAAGCGTAGACCACATTATATTATAGATATTTTAAAGCCAGTTGTATCTGGTAACAAATATGGTAAGAATAACATTGATCTTGTATTAGATAAGTTTTCACAAGTTCCTATTTACTATAGTGCTGTTAAGGGTACAAACCTTGCATCATTATATAAGCAAATGTTTGATAACAAGGTTGATTATGTTGTTGTAATTTCTGGTAGAAAGGTTGGTGCTGAAAGCTTACATGAGTTATATAACAAAGATGGTTCTTTCAATGATGCAGCAATGACTGATTTTATTGATGTACCTTGGAGTGCTTATGGTATTCAAGTTGAGAACAGTTATGAAAAAGCCAAGTTACAAACTAGAGGATCTCAATTAAATAAATTAGCAACTGTTGATTTGTATAGTGAAGGTACACCAATTGGTGATACACCAGAAAGACAAGAAGAAATCGAAAACTTAGTAAAGAAAAACACTAAGGATCTTGCTAATTTAGTTAATCAAGGATATGTAAACTTGTTAAATAAATTAGGACTTGAAGATATCGGTGGTTCATATGCTATTGTAGATAACTCAAATGTAGCTAAGATCTTAAGAGAGACAATGTTATCTCAACAGATGTCAATGAATGCTTTAGATAGTCTTGCATTAGATGAGAACGGTAGATTCGTTATTCCTTTCGAAGCATCTACAAACTATTCAGAAATCAAAAACATTCTTTATTCTCTCGTTAACAAATCTATTGTGTCTCCTAAGATGAATGGTTTCTCTGGTGTACAAGTTTCTGCAGCAATGTGGGAAAAAGCATTAGAAGGAAGAGTGTTGCTAGAGAAATATACAACTGTTGTAAATGGTGAAGAAGTAACTAGATACAGAGAAATCTCTAGAGAAGCATATGAAGCTTTATCAGATAAGGATAAAGGAAATGTAAGTTTTGGTTCAAAGACTCTTAAGTTCTATGAGGATGAAGAGGGTAAACGTCATTGTGAAATATTACTTCCTAACTGGATCAAGTCTAAGTTTGATAGAGATAAATTTAAAACAGACGAAGAGATTCTTGCATATTTACAAAGTGCAGATGGTGGTAAAATCTTAAGAGGTATTGGTTTCCGTATTCCTACAGATGCATTGAATAAAGTAGAAGTATTTGAAATCAAAGGTTTCTTACCAGACTACATGGGACGTTCTGTAGTTGTTCCTTCTGAGATTACAACTAAAGCAGGATCTGACTTTGATATTGATAAGTTGAATATGTACCTACGTTCTATTTACAAGGATGTAGATGGTGATGTAAGACTTGTTAAATTAAGAGGTACTGCAGATCAAACTGTAGAAGAAAGAGAAGAACAAACTAAGAACTATTTCAGAAAAGTATTTGATGATACTATAAAGGGAGAGATTGAAAGACTTTCTAAATATGATAATTTTAGAAATGAACTTGTATCTATCTTTAGTAAGTTGGAAGGTCTTCAACAATTATATGGTGCAGCAGATGTAACTAGTTTAAATGAAAATGATCAGCAATTCTATGCAGTTCACGAAAACTTATTATCACAAATTATAGATCAAGCTACAGACGCTGAGTTAATGCCATCACAATATATTCTTGCACAGATTGAAACTATTGGAGATGTTAAAGATAATTTGTTTGCAGATATTTTAGCTTCTAAAACAAGAAGTGAATATGTAAATAGAATGTATGCGGCATCATTAGAGAATGAATATTACGATTCATTAGAAGCTTTGTTGACATTACCTGAAAACTTTAAAAGATTGACTAATCCAAATACAGATAGTACATTAAAAGGTTTAGCTAAAGAGATTGACCAGTTAGAAGGTGTAGACGAATCTGATATAATTAACCCATTAACAAGAAGAAGCTTTATGTCATTTACTAGACATGCATTTACTCTTGCTAAAAAGTGGGTAGGTATTGCTGCTGTTAACATCACTGGTAACTCATTATATCAGAAGACAAAAGTCTATGTTAAAGATTCTTCTACAACATTGTTCTTACCACATAACACTGTAGAAATTAATGGACAGAAGCATATCTCATTATCTAATTTATATAAAGTTGGTGAGGATCAAGAAGGAACTAAACAATATGTTTCAGATAAGTTATCAGAATATGCCAATGCTTTTGTAGACGTTTCAAAAGATCCATACATCTTAAAGCTTATCTATAGTGATCGTATTGTAGGATCATTTATGTTCTTAGAAAGAGCAGGTGTGCCTACTGATACAATCACTTACTTTATGAATCAACCAATCATTAAAGATTACATTAAGTATCTTGATACTACAAAGAAATCTTTATCTGCTATTTCTCTTAAAGAGAACACTGATTATATAAAGAAAAACTTTGGAACAAATAATATTAATCTAACAAAAGCAAATACATTATTGACAGGATTAAGTAGTGTTGATAAGCTGAAAGATCTTAATGAGTTATTGAAGAATGCTATTAAAAATAAAAAATCATTAAGTGCTCTTGATAATGCTGTACAACATGCAGTGTTAGATCAATTTGTTAAAATTGTAGATCTTGCTAATTCTAACTTTAAAATTAGTCAAGCAGTTAACTATGATACTACAAACTTTAAAAATGCAAATGAATTTGATAGAAAAAATGCATTACGTGATGTAGCTAAAGAAGAAAATTTAATTGATGGTATTGATGGTATATTAAAATCATCTTTCATTTCACCAATGATTAATGCATTAGATAAAGCAACTAAAGCTTTGGGCGAGTATCTTGTATTTAACAAAGATGAATTTAGATCAATGTTAAAAGATTTACTTAAGTATTATGCTACTAATCAATATATAGGTGCTGATAGATTTGTAAAAATTGCAGAGAAAGCAACAGCATCACTTTTAGATTATATCATCTACACTAAGGGTGAAGAATTAAACTTAAAAGATTTATTAGTAGATAAAGATTCTGTGTTTGATAGAGTTGTTAAATTCAAAGAACTACATCCTGATGTTAAGATGTTGGATAAATTATCTTATGCATTCAATGAGAATGAAAAGAATCCTACAAAAACTATCAAGCTAACTTCTAAAATTGATAATGCGTTCGATGAAAACATTTTAACTGGATACATGCGAGAGATGCGAAATCATCCAGATGTTGAAGTTGTTAAACTATATAATGATATTGTAAAAGTAGCAATTACACAAGGTAGTGTAACTACTCCAAGCTCATTAAAGAAAATCATTCCTGTAGAAGACTATTCAAGAATGATTGCTCCTGTAATTAATAACTTGGTATATGATGAAGACATTAAGAATTTTGCTAAAGCTAATTGGTTCCAAAAAAATAATTTCAATGATCCAGATGTAGTTCCAGTATATTCTCCAACATTCTGGGGAGCTATGCGATTACAAGATGGTACAACAACTTTTGTTGATCGAAGAGAGGAAGCTTATTCATTTATATCAGCACAAGATGAAGAGATCAGTGTATATCGTTCTCCATCTGTTCTTATAAATGAGAAATTAGGATCTACGTATGAAAATAAAAAATTAATAAAAGTAGGAGTTAGTGCAAACATAAAAGGCTCAGGAGCTTCTGTAATTGTAATTCCTAGGATTTTTTCTAAAATGTTAGGCGAAGGTAAAAATAAAAGATTAACAGATATAGATTTTATAACTGGACAAACTCTACCTCCTCTAAGACGTGCTGCATTAGAAGCAACAGAAGGTAAAGCTACAGAAATAAAATATGGATATGAATTGGTAATGAATGGTGAAAAACCAATGTATCATTATGATGATAATGGAAATCCTTACTATATTTACAAAGCGATTAACTTGTATGGTGATCCTGGTTTAGCAGTTGAGTATAGTTTATTTGAAGGTAAGTCTGTATTAGATAACAATACTCGTAAACTTGAAATAGATGAAATCATTCCTACAAAAGATATCATTAACGAATACTATGATGATAGATTTGATTTTGGAATAGCTGATGATCGTGATTACAAGACTGGTAGTTTAGAAACAGATAATTTAAAATGTGAATAATGGCACAAATTTGTAGTATAGGATTAGAAAGAGCAATCTCAAATGTAGTAGAAGATAAGCCTTGGTTAGATTATGATAGAAACCAAGGTCGAATTGAGGTATTACTAGATGCCTCTGCTAATATAGGAGAATATAATATAGCTGCTGTAACAAGGGGATATGTCAAATCTATGAATGATTCTATCAATAAGAATATTAACATTGGTAGAATCTTCTATCCAGTAAAAGAAGGATATCGTCACTATGTAAAAGTTGCACTTGATAAAGAGCAACTAGAAATACTTAATGCAACAGATGCTGATGAGCGTGAATATTTAGAAAGAAAGATTCTTGAAAAAGAAATAGAAGGAATTTCTAAATACGAAAAACAAAGAGGAGATTATACAGAAGAAGATAAAGGAGAGTTTTATCAAACAGGAAAAGACTCAACCACTACGTCTAAAGCATCCGCACAAACTATAAAACTAATACAAGATTTATTAGATAGAATAGGAGTAAAAGTAGAAACTCTTAAGAAGCTTTCTATAAATGGTGTAGATCAAGATATGAATGGTGTAGCTAACATCATGCAAAAACTTGTTCAGGTTGCACAAGATAAAATAGATGTAGCTCTTCCAGAAGAAGCTATGCACTTTGTTGTAGAGATACTAAAACAACAAGATCCTGCATTATATAATAAGTTAATGAAGGAAATCAACGGTTATCAAATATATAATCGTGTAGTAGCTGAGTATGGAAAACTGCCAGCATATCAAGAAGCAGATGGTAAACCAAATATCAAGAAGTTAAAAGAAGAAGCTATTGCTAAAGTTTTAACAGAAACTATTATCAATAAGAATGAAGGTTCTCTAGAAAAACCAGAAAATTTAGCAAGAGTTGAATCGTGGTGGCAAGCTATAATTAATTCTATTAAAAGTATATTCTTAAAGAGTGGATTTGATCAGGCAGCATTTAAAGTGCTATCAGGAGAATTTAATGGTACTGTTGATCAAGCAAGAGTTGAATATAGTGAGTTCTATCAAACATCTGAAGATAAACAACAAGTTATTGTTGATAAATTATTAAACACTGATTTAAGTATAGATAAATTAAAAAATGAAGAGGGTTATTTAATAGGAGGAAATAAAATTAAAAGACGTGTTACAGACCTTACATCTGATTGGTATTCTAAAAAATTTGCAGATAAGAGTTTAACAGATACAGAATATGAAAAAGCTGTAAAACAATTAAAAGCAGAAAAAGGTACATTAGGTCACAAGGATATACAAAACATGTTAATTAAACATTTTCTTGGAGAAGATAGAAAGTTGCTTCCAAAAGATAAACGTAAGGATGATAGTGGATATGTATCTTTATTAGATCCTAATGATAGATCTTACTATGATCTTCTTAAAGAGAATATGGAAGAAAGATTAGAATCTTTTGATCCAAATACAAAGTTTCTAGTTGAGGTGAAAGTGTTTGATGGAAAAGACCTTGCAGGTACGGTTGACTTTGTTGCTGTAACTCCAAAAGGTAAAGTTAGTATTCTAGACTGGAAGTTTGCTGATAGCAACACTAAAGGTGAGAAGGCTGATATTCCTTGGTACAAGCGTGATGCTTGGAGAATACAAATGAAAGCGTACAAGAAGATTCTTCAAGATAACTACGGTGTTTCAGCTAGTGACTTTGAACAGACTCGAATGATTCCTATCAAAGTTACATATGTTGGAGGTAGTTCTAAAACTGGAGAACTTCCTAAATTTGCAGGTGTACAAATTGGTCAGATAAATCTTAAAGCTGAGGAGAAAGCATATCTATTACCTTTGGCATTAGAAGCTGAATCTACAGGTGATAAAAAGATTGATGCACTTATTGAGAAGTTGAATAAGGTGTATGAAACAATATCTGAAAGAAAAACTACTCCAGATAGAAGACTTGAGAAAGCACAAAACCTTAATAATCTTTTCTATGCAATTCGACAGTTGCAAATGAGACAAGAGATTAGTCCATTGTTACAAGAAGCAAAAGTAATTAATGCTGAGGTTAATAGATTAATTAGTGATTATGAAAATACATTCAAAGGTAAAGATCCATCATCGTTTAGTAGAGAAGAAAAGAATGAATTTTCTTCTAGAACTTTAGAACTTGAGAATGCATTAGAGGTTTATAAAAATTTATCCACTGAATTAAAAAGTTTATTTAGAGGTGAATTAAAAGGAGCAGCTAAAGAATTGTGGGAAGAAGTAAGAAATGTAAGTGAAACTGCAAAAGAATTAGCTTCTGATTTAGAAGATATATCTAAAGAATTTGCAGCAGAGGTTATTGCAAAAAGTCAAAATGTATTAGATTACTTACTTCCTGAAAAAGTAATTAAAGGATTTAGTAAATGGTTTTCTTCTACATCAACTATTCAATTAAAGTCTGCTGAATTATTATATAAACTTGCCAACAGAATATTTGGAGAAGCATCGATGGATACATTGGAGCAAGGAAAAATATTACAAGGTCTTAAAAAATCATATGATACATGGGCAAAAGCTAAAGGTTTAACTAGCAAAAACTATTTCGATGTTATCAAGAAGAAAGATAAGAATGAGTTAATAGATGAGTTTGATGTAGAATTTTATACGAAGTTAAAAGAAAAAATAAAAGATAAAAACTTTACATGGATAAGAGATAATATCGATGTAGCAGCTTATAAAGAATATATTGTTGACAAAAGAGAGAAAGAATTTGAGCGTATTAAAAATAAAACCAGATTCAAGAGTGCTGAAGAAACAGCTAGAGATATAGCTCGTGAAATGAATGATGCTAAAGAATTATACAATGTTACTTATCCTGATTCTGTAGGTTGGTTATTGTATGATTCAGTAAAGAAGTTTCCTAAAAGAGAAACATGGGAAACTAAAGAATGGAAAGAATTAAATGCTAAGGGCAATGAACCAGCTAAAGCTTTCTATGATTACATTAGATCTCGTAACGAGGCATATGATAAATTAGGATACATTAACTCTGTTCAATCACGCACATTCTTACCATTTGTAAGGAAGAGTTTAATGGAGAAGATTGTAGTTGGTGGAGATATCAAAGTTGGTGAAGACTTACTGAGACAAATTACAATAACTGAAGGAGAAGTTGGATATGGTAATATAGATCCAATTACAAAAGAAGCTATTTATTCTATTCCTAAATATTTCACTAGAGATACAGGAGAAGAAACAAGTATTGACTTATTCAGAAACATGACTCTTCTAAATGAAATGGCTATTCGCTATGAATACTTAAGTCAGATTGAAGATCAGATGAGACTTATTGCTCGTGTAGAATCTAATAAAGGAGCTATTAAAACTTCTTATTTTGGTAAAACTAAATACAAAGAAGATGGTAGTTTAGAAACTACTTCTGATAACTCAGATAATACACAGCTTATTCGAGATATGATGGAAGCCATCATCTATGGACATAAGTTTGTAGAGAGTGATAACTTTGATCAGTTGTTAGGAAGTATATCTGGATTTGGTAAGAAAGCAAATAAATTACTAGGTGTTAATTTATTTCCTGAGAAGTTTGATGATTCTCAAATCTCAATGAATAAGACATTAACAAGTCTTAATAATTACTTTCAATTAAAAACATTAGGATTGAATCCATTATCTGCTCTATCTAACTTACTTGGTGGATCTTTCCAAAGTATTATTAATGCTGGTACATATTTCACTAAGTCTGAATTCTTTGCTAACGAAATGAAAATTGCATCTAGTTTTGGAGGAGAGGATGGAAAGAGAAGATTAGCATTGTTAGAATACTTTCTACCTCTTACTGAGAATTACAACAATAAGATAGCTAAAGAATTATCTATAGGTGTAACTCCTGAAGGAGTTCAAGAGATACTAATGTCATTGATGAGAAACTCTGATCAGTTTGTTCAAGGTGTTAACTTCTTTACATACATAGATAATACAATCGTACTTGATGGTAAATTAGTAAATGTTAGAGAATATTTACGTAAAACTGATAAGTATGCAGCTATGTATCAATTATCTACAGAAGATAGAAATAAATTAATGTCTGAGTTTGAAGATGATATTAAGAAATTAATTGAAGAAAAAGGAGTAATGAATCTTGCCACTGTTGATGAGAATAATAATCTAGTTATTCCTGGTGTAGAAAGAAAAGATGATAGTGTATTTGAACTACGTAGAAAAGTTCAATCATTAACAAAGGATGCATTGGGTAACTTATCAGATGATGATGTTAGAAGAATCAATCTTAACATTATAGGTAAGTCATTCATGGTATTCAAGAACTGGATTCCTAGACTTGTAGATGTTCGTATTGGTGATCTTAAATATAATTCTGCAAAAGATGCATATGAGTGGGGAAGAACAAGAATGGTATTTAGAGTTTTGTCAGATGGTGTATTAACCTCTGCTGCTAAATTCATTAATATAGCTCAAGCCAATGAAAAAGGTATAGAGTACATGCGAGAATTATATGAAAAGAAAAGACTTGAATACGAAAAAGAAACAGGTAAACCTTTACGTATGAGTGAACAAGACTTCATGGATCTTGTTAGAAAAAATATAAAAGATCAAGCAGTTGACTTAGTATTTTATCTAACGTTAACTTCTATGTTCTTAGTATTAAAAGCTTTAGCTCCAGATGATGAAGATGATAAACTTGCTCAAAATAGATACAAGTTTATGTTAAGAGTTGTAGATAAAGTGAGGGATGAGATTTCATACTTCTATGATCCTACATCTTTAGTAAACTTAACAAAATCTGGTATATTTCCAGCAACAGGATTAATTTCTAATTTTACTAAAATCTTTAAAAACTTTGGTTTAGAGATGTATTACCTTGGCATAGATGATGTAAAAGAAGCTGAGAAAAATAAAGTTATTAAATATTTCTTAAAAGGATTTCCAGTAACTTATGAGTTTGATCTTCCTATATTATTATTCTTTCCTGACTTAGCAAAAGACTTAGGGATGAAAGCACAATCGGAAGCTAAGCCAATAGGATTACAATAGTTATATTATGTAGGATAGTTTTCTATAGCTATCCTACAATTCAATACCGTATTTTTATATTTAAAATTTAACTTTTTTACAGATGGATGTATTATGCACGGCTGATATGTGCCCAGTTATATTAAATGCTACTTGCGTATTTTACGAAGGTAACGCATTAATATACACTGGTATTACCACTAATGATTCTTTACAAACTGCTCTACAGAAAATAGATGCTAAGTTTGGAAATGCAATGGTAGGATACATCTTTACTAATGGTGTAAATCAATCTGTTGCTGGTGCTCCTGTGGGATTAGGTGGTTCTCTTACAGCTAATACAAATATAGGTGGTAACTTCACATTAACATTTACAGGTAATCTACAAGCTGCTAGACATATTACAACAGGAGGAACAGCTTCTCAATTTGTAAAAGGTAATGGTACATTAGACTCTACAGTTTATCAAGCTGCAGGTAATTATATTACAGCTTTAACAGGTGATGTAATTGCTTCTGGTCCTGGATCAGTGAACGCAGCTTTAGCTGTAGTTAATTCAAATCCAGGTACTTATGGTTCTGGTTCTCTTATTCCTGTAGTAACTGTAGATGCAAAAGGTAGAGTTACAGCTCTTACAACAACAGCTATTAGTGTACCTTCTGGTATTCTTAGTTTTGTAGGAGATGTATATGGATCAGGAGTTACAGGTTCTGCAACTACACTAACTCTATCAGACGTTAATACAAATGTCTATACAGTTAGCACTTTCTTAAAGTTTAAAGTTAATGCAAAAGGATTAATTACAGCAGCAAGTCCTGTTACACAATTAGATGTGGAATCTGCATTAGGATATACTCCTGTTCCTGGATCACGAACAATAACTATTAATGGTATAACTCATGATCTATCTGGAAATAGAACATGGACTGTTGGAAGTGGAAGCTCAGGTACATCAGGCACAAGTGGTTTAACAGGCACTAGTGGTACATCAGGAGTTAATGGAACATCTGGCTCTTCTGGAACTAATGGTACATCAGGTACAACAGGAACATCAGGTTCTAGTGGTATAAGTGGTTCATCAGGAACAAGTGGTATTAATGGTACATCAGGTACTTCAGGTGTAAATGGCACATCAGGTACTAGTGGAACTACGGGGACATCTGGCACGACAGGTACTAGTGGATCATCTGGAGTAAACGGTACTTCAGGAACGACAGGTACTTCAGGCACTAGTGGCGTTTCACCTACCCTTTCAGGCACAACCAATACAATACCAAAGTTTACAAGTGCAAGTGCAATAGGTAATAGTAATATTACGGATACAGGTAGTTTGATTACATTAGGTAGTGTTACAAATATTTCTGGAGGTTCAGCAGGTGGATTAGGTGGTAATTTAATAATTAGTAAAGCAATTACAGGAGCGACAAATTCCCGTAATGTTTATAATAGTTCACAAGCTCTATCTGATGTAACTAGCCAAGCAATCTATTTTGCAACTGATGCAAGTACTCAAGCTGCATCATTTACAATGACTAATTTAATTCATTATAGAGCAGCAACTGCAGGTTTTGGTGCAGGTTCAACCGTTACAAATCAATACGGATTCGAGGTTCAAAGTTCTTTAAATAATGCAACCAATAACTTTGGATTTAGGGGTTTAATTCCAAGTTCAGCCAACAATTGGAATTT